TCTTTTTTGCCATATATAGAAGTTTTACCCACAAAGTTAGGTTTTAATAGAGAAATAAACAATAGTTATTTCACTAATTTAATACCATGTACACGAAACCAAAACTTCTTCCTTTTCTTGTTCAACAAATGAAACTTCTGGTTCCACATTTTCACTGATTGTTGATTCAAACCATACAATTTCTTCCGGTTTCGCTGTCATATCCGGTTCCATAAATTTTTCTTTGTTCATCGTAATATCTTTCTATTTCTTTTTCTGCTGATGTAATTCCCCACGGCTGTAGCAATAAGTCCATTTTTATAACCTTGCATTGAGGCAGCCATACCCTGTCATTGTTGTACTTGACATTCTGCACCGCATGCACATCCACCTCTACCAAATAGCGGTTCTCCTTTCCAATAACAACGGGTTCAAAGTTGACGGCATAGCATGCCATCTTATGTACAAAATCCCCCTTATCCTTGTATTCAAGTACGAAATTGCAAATAAAACCGTCGTTGTTGTCGTTATAAGTCTTCGTAACCTTCTTTTGATAGAGGTAAGCGATTATTTTCTGTATCATATATCCCAGTCTTTTAATGCCATTTCCAGGCATTGACTTATGCTTAACTTCGGGTCTTCCTTTAAATATTCAAGTGCTGTAACAGCTACTTCCGGTTCAAGTCCGTATCTACTTGCCTTTATCATGCACTCCAACCAATAGGTTCTTTCTTCTGTGTAGGTCATTATTTACCCTCCTTACATTTTTCTACAAGTTCCAAATTTTGAGGTATGAACGCGCGCTGTTCACCGTCTATCTTCAAGTGATAATAGCGGTTTCCTTCCGTTCCGCATATGCTTGCTATTTCCGTAATCTGTCCTATTAACATCATGTTGGAACAATGGAGTATCTTCACCTTGTCGCCTACTCCGAATTTTTTAGTTTTCATAATCCTTTTCTACTTTATAGTTAAACGCTTCCAGGAATGCCTCTACTACCATTTTGTTAAGTATGGTTTCTTCCTGGTGTGTATAGATAGGGATAAGATGGTGTTTTCGGCACCACATATCCATCATCTTCGATTCCGCAAACTGCCACAGAAGCTTTTCATAGCTTTCTTCCGTGTGCACCTGAGTTTCTCCTTTGGGGTTTGTTATTCGTATCATAATATTAATTGATTTTTCCAGCTACAAAAATAAAGCTATATTATGACATACGCAACTGCTTATGTGCTTTTAACATATAATTAACATATCAATCCTTTTCCACATATTCGATTATAGGTGTTTCCTCCACCTTTATCAACCTACATTCGCCTACAAGGTTTTGCATGTATTCCAGTGCTTTAGTAGAGGACTTAATGAAGTCCTCATGCTGTTGCAATACAACCATCTTATATTGCCTTATCTTTCCGGATATGGTAGCCTCGCTATATACGCCCGTGCACTTGTACCATCGTCCCCCGTGCTTATCGTTGCGCTGCACCGAATCTATAACAACCTCTTTAATAGGAGATATGGCAAAGTCCGCATCTATGTTAAACATCCCATATCCGGTTGCCATTGTTTCAGCGTCCATATAATTTTCTGCCTGTACCGCTATGACATCGACAAACTTTTTATAATTACCGTTTGTCGAATTCGGGTCGGGTGCCATGTAGGTAAACGTGCACTCAAATATCATTCTTTCTCCTCCTCTTCTTGTTTGGGACAAAGCACGCATATGGGAACCGCTGGATATTGGCATACAAGCGGAATGCAAGCCGTTTCTGCGTTCCTGTTCTTTCCTCTTATCCTCCATATCAAATCATCGAATTCTTCCTTCTCCACGAAAAGATATAGAGGATGTACCTTGTAATCCTTGTCCTTCTGTATCATGATTTTTTGCTGTTCCATGTGGATGTTCAGCATTTCTTGTGTAGGCAAGTATTCTTCCAGTCCTGTTACCTTGTTGGCGCATATAAGTGATACACTCTTTCCCGGTTCAAGTACGGGAATATACATTTTTTGCTTTTTCATAATTTCAAGTATTTACCTTTGTCAATTCTTTTTACTTCTCCTTTACTTATTTTCTTTAGTAGGAAGTGGTCTATGCCGCTCCTTACAGAACCGGGGTGGAAATCCTTTATCTTTGAGATAAATTCAATCCGGCAAAATTCCGTGCCCGGTTTCATGCGCTTAAATTCGCGGTCTATTTCCGTATATACGGTCTTCTTTGGTTCGTCATTAAACATTGCAATATACAAGCTCCTTTCTTGCTCTTGTTATGGCTACAAACAATAAACATTTTTCATTATACAGCGCTTCTTCCGTATTCGCATACTTGCTGGGAATCAAATTTCTGTTTAGCAAGAAAACACGGTCTGCCTCCAGTCCTTTAGACTTGTGGATAGTGGATAACACGATACCTTCCGTATCATCCTTGTATATTTCCTTTATATTGTCTTCCAGCTTCTTCATGTCTCCCCAGTTCTTATAAAGCATTTTCAATATGGTACACTTTTCAAGAAACGCCACATAGGAAGGGTTATTCTTTGCCTGGATATCGGTAAGACCGCGTTCTTTCAGTTCGGAAATCTTCTTTTCACACATCGCGTCCAAGTCTTCAATATATCTTATCTTATCCACAAGTGCTACGAGTGCATCTCCGTAATCCTTGCCTTTGATTGTCGCTTTCTTTCCCATTTCCAGTAAATAGAGAAAGACCGTTGCCAAAGGCAGGTTATTCCGGCATAGAATAAAATCCCCGTTTTCCGCTTCATCGAACTCTCCTTTTCTTACAATCCCGTCTATCGCATTAGGTGCGGCAACAATCCCGTTATCAAAAACTTTTCTCGCTTCTTCGACTATGTTCTTGCCGCATCTGTATGTAATATCCAACGGTAATACTATGGTGTTGGGATAAGATTGCAAGGACTTGAAAACCTCTAAAGAACTCCCTTGGAAACCGTATATACATTGCCGGGAATCCCCGACTGTAACAAGCCGTCCGCTTTTCTTTATATAACGCAATACAAGTTCTTTTTGTAAAGAATTATTATCCTGCACTTCATCTAAAGTAACAACATCATATTTAGGAAAATCCTCACTATCAAGTAGTTGGTAAGGGAAATAAAGCATATCCGTAAAATCAATGTTAATTTCTTTTACTGAATTTATCTTCTTCATTTCCTTGTGCCAAGCATTTCTAATCTGCTCCATGTCCCCTACCATGCGTTCCTGGAATTCGATATTCTTTTCAATGCAGATACCCGGTATTTCCTTCTCGTAGTCCGTAATGAGATTTACCCTTATGTAATTCCATATTATCTGTATCTCGAATAGGTATCGAATCTGTTGCTTCACGTCCATATCCTTTGTTTCAAGAATTTTCTTCCCGATAACAAAGCATTTATTCTCGTTGATTTTCGGCTTTATACGGAAATTGGAAAGCAATACACGCAAACCTTTAGAGTGAAAAGTGTTTACATCTATATGAGACGGCAAACGTTCCCTCAATTCTTCCGCAATGCTCTTATTGAATGCCATAAACAGAACCTTTTTATTAGGTGGTGTCCGTCTGCAACACTCCACTATACAAGTTGTCTTGCTGCTGCCTGCCGTTGCTTCTATGGCAATGTTCTTTCGTGTGTTCTCGTATGCGTCGAAAATGGCTAACTGTCTGTCACTCCATTTCATTTTGTAAAGTAGGTTAACTGGTTGATATAATCAACTAATGATTTATAGTCCTTTTCGCGTTTCATGTCCATTTTCTTTTTAATTACGCTCAGAACATCACCGAATTCTATGTTATTGTAGAAAACAGTCCTGTTGTAGTCTATTTTGTTTACCACCCATATGTCTACATCCACATCTTCTATTCTTATACGATATAGAGGGGATGTTTCTACATATTCGGAAAGGATGTCGCTTTTCATGTCCTTGTTTATCCTTGCCATCGTACTTAGAGCACGCAGAGAATCGCCACTTATCCCTTCTATCTCTATATCCAGGTCGTGCGGTTCCACATTGAAACCATGTACATACATAGCCATGCTTCCACCGACAACCATACGTTTACACTGCAAACTGTTCCTTAATACGTTCAAAACTTTAAACAATTTGTTAACTTTCTCTTCTTTAGTAAAAACAAAATCCTCATTCATAATTCTATTATTTTATCAAGTTCGTAATTATCAAAATTCTTATAATCTGCCAGCATATCGGCTACATGGTTCCCGTATATTATAGGGTTGTTTACATCTTTTTCGTGTCCCCGTACTTTCATGAAACGCACGACCATCCGTCTACGCTCGCCCAGCTCTTGTTTTATCTTTTCTATAATATCCTTGTTTACCGTCGGTCTTAATTCCGGGTCTGTCATACAGCTAACCGCATACTGGCTGTCGCTCCATATCGTAACCTTTAGAGGCACGTCCTTTTTCATGCTCTGCACGGCATGCAATATCGCCCTTAGTTCACATCTGCTTATAGTGGTGTCGCTATACCCTTTGGAGATAAAGTATTCCTTTCCTTCTTCCTGGATATACACACCGCAACCGCCAAGACGTGACTTCCATTCACAACTGCCGTCGGTAAATATTGTTATTTCTTTTCTTTCCATTCTTTCAACTTCTTTATCAGTGCAATGTCCATCGAATCGTCACGGCTTACCTGTACGTCAATACCCTTGTTGACTGCATCCGTTACCTTTATCTTTCCGTCCAGCAATTCGCGTATCTGCATGTCTATCGTGTCACTGGACAGCAAAAAATAGACGTTCATAGTCTGCGTCTGTCCCATACGGTCTATGCGCCCGGTTGCCTGCTCCAGTTCTGCCGGGCGTTGCGGCAATTCGATAAACGCCATATTATAACAATATTTCTGTAATCCGTCTATACCCGTAGATAATGATGCAATGTTGGCAAATAGGAAGGTCTTTTCTTTCTTCCATGTTTCAACCTTTCGCATCTTCTCTTCCGTGCTGTATTTCCCGGTCACTACCTCACTGTTCTTGAACTCCTTTCCAAGCCTTTCCAATATGTCGGTCGTGATACCAAATACTATCATTTTCTCGTCCTCGTTCGCTTCGCTCCATTCCTTCAAAAACTGGACAATGAACTTTATTTTCCCATTTATAGACAGCTTTTTCAATCCGGACAACCTTACAAGCTGCTCCGCACGTATGGCACGTTCTGCCGCCTCTATGTCAATATTAGCCAGCCATTCGATAAAATCCTTTTCTGCTTTCCTATATTCCTTTTTATTGGTTATCGGTACATTCACTGTCTGTTTGATTATAGGCGGCAATTCGTTCACCACGTCTCGCAATTCCTTCCGGAAATAACAATAATGTCTTATTATTTTATTTAGCTCCATCGTACACGAAGCCCCAGTACATACAAGTCCGAACCGCGTTTTCTTTGCAGCACAATATCTGTAGAGATAATATAACGAATCCGGAAATATCTCTTTGAACCTTCCAAGAATTCGTAATATATTGATAAGCTCCTGGGGTCTGTTCATGATTGCCGTACCGCTTAATCCTATGGTTTTTTCTGCATTCTCCACGATTTTCTGCACGCATTTAGAACGTATAGACTTTGGGTTCTTGCATAGATGTATTTCGTCGATTACCGCTAATCCCCATTTCTTGGTAAGGGAACGACTGTAACGAAGTTTTACTTCTTTCTTGCCTTCCTCCTTTGCACTTCTTTTAAAAAGATAGTCATAATTTATTACCGTAACATCCGCTTTCCAGTCCGTGTTGGTCTCGTCCTTTGAATCAATCACATGTACCGTTCTGTTAGGGTTGCACAACTTCCATTCGTTTACCCAGCTTTGTTTCACCGTTGCCGGACAAACCACAATGCAGGGGAATAGGTTAAGCAATTCTGCCAGCGCTATAGACTGCCTTGTTTTCCCTACACCCGGGCCGCAACCATTAAGGCAATTGCCATGATTAACCATATAGGACACCCCTTCTATTTGATAATCTCTTAGATGTAGCGGTAATCCCAGGTAATCAAACATTTCTTTCAACTCCTTTTCGTTTACAAGGGGCTTGATTTCCTTTAGAGGTATTTCTATCTGTCTTTCCGGTTTTTCGTTCTTGAATCCGTTTCCCTCCAAGAAATATTTTAACAATAGAGATTTTTCTAAAGAAGGTTCAAAATACCACTCTTTCAAAGCCGGGTTATACTTGGCTCCAAAATCACGTTTCATTTTATTTACAAAATTGGCGTTATAATTAAAGCCAATATAAACGTAGTCCTTATCTCTATACCAATATCTCATTACCAAAAAATTTACAAAAATAAGAGGCTTATTTTCTCAAACCAGCCTCTCCCACTATGTCAAACAAACAAAAGAAACTCAATCAAACATTGAATTTTTCCTTAAATTCCTCAAACGTGAAAACGGGTATTCCGTATTGCTCCGCTTTCTTTTCCTTGATGGTTCCCAATCCTTTTTCCTTCACCACCAGGCATGTTGTTTTCTTACTTACAGAAGAACCTATCTTATGCCCCATATCCGTCAATTTCTTTTCCGTGTCCGGTGAACGGAATCCGGTAAATACGACCGTCATTTGTCCTTCAAAGGTCTTTTCTTCCAGTCCGTAATAAGTAACCGGAATGAATGCGCGGTCTTCTTCGTCTGTCCACCAGTCAATGATACCATAAATAAATGCCAAAGCCGTATTAAATCCGACACCTTCAATTTTGTCTTCAATGTCAGCCGCCCAGCTTTCGTCACACTCTTTTACAAAAGAATACACTTCTATACCAGTATATAATTTCAATCCATCAAGAATTTTTTGGCACGTCTTTTCGGCTATTACACCTCCAAACTTATTATAAGCTGTTAATAATTTTGCAAAGTTTGTACCTTTCTTTCTCAATTCTTCAAATTGTCTTGACAGCACCTTTGCGCCTACATTCCCTATGCCTTCAATCTTCTTTAGGTCTTCTTCTGACAATAAAAGAATACTGTCTGGTGTCTTGTACCCGGCATTAAACAGCTTCTTTATTGTCGGTTCTCCGAACTCTTCAAAACCTAAAGTGTTGAAAAAATATACACATTTGGCAAGCATCACCCCATCACATCTTTTGTTCACGCAAATCAAGTCCACACCGTTTTTGTCCATTTCCAAGGGTTTGCCGCAAATAGGGCATTTATCGGGCAAACAACTCACCAAAGAAGGCCAAGACACGGTAAATATATGTTTCGGTATCACATCACCAGAACGGCAAATAATGACACGTGAACCTGGCATGATAAAGTTTTCCTTTACATAACGAGCATTATATGCCGTACACTTGGAAACAGTAGCTCCACACAATTCAACGGGTGTAATGTCAATTACCGGGGATAATCTGCCGTCCTTGGAAATCTGCCATCTTACATTTTCTACCTCCGTTTCCTCTCTTTCCGACCAATCGGGGTTTTTATAGGCAATTGCATAACGTGGGTTGCCGTTCGGCAATCTTCCAAGCTCTTTTCTTATTTTTGCGCTATCCACGTCTATAACAAGACCATCGCATTTGTAATCATTTGTTATACCCTTGAAAATATTGTCCATATATTCATTAAACATCTTTTCGCTATGAATGACTGATTCTACGAACGTTTCGACATAGCGGACTTTTACGGAAGAATTGTCATTTATAAAGGCAATCATACTTGCCTTGTTCCAATCCTCATTGGAATATCCATACCTTATATACTGCACGTCCCTCATATTTGGAGATACAGTAGGAGAATTGACAAGACCAGCTACCGCATTTCTCGCAGACTTGTAATTTGTCCGCTTCTTCAATGTCAAGAAAGTGGAATTACGGAAAATGGCTTCTCCAAAAGTATAATATCCTTCCGTTCTTTTCACATCCTTAAATTCGTGGTTAATCATCTGTGTAAAATGAGAAGTGCAATTTTGCCCTACCTCACCGTCTCCACGCGTCCACGCCTTCTTATTATATTCATCTACACATAAAGAGATACCATCGAATTTAGGAGTAATAATCAATCTATCCATGTCTTTTAATCCACATGATTTTACCCACCTTACAATCTCGTCATAAGTTTTTACCTTTTCAAGACTGTACATCGGGATAGGTAACTTTTCTTTTCTTCCAGAAACCTCGTCATTGACCCCTTTCTTGAACCAATCTGCATTGGGGTTGACCTCATACAGTTGTTCTACCAGCGCGTCAAATTCCGCATCCGTTATTTCCGATTCGCCTCTACGATAGGCATTGTTATATTCTTTTATCTTTCCCTCCAATACTTTAGGGTCTAAATTCGACTTAACCATACTCTTTATAATTTTGAAAGTTCTGCACGCAATTTTTCTATATTGTCACATTCATTCCTCTTAACATCTTCTTTAGAAGTTTCCGTGAGAATAGCATACGCTTCTGGAAAATTATCTTTCAATTGTTTTGTTGTATTGATATTTTCAAGCGCGCATTTTGTCCGGTTTTTGATATTAGATGCTTTCCTGTCTAACTCAATCATTTTATTGACAAAAATTTTTGCTTCTATCGAATTTTTCAATTCTTCAAATTCTGTATCAGTTATAAACGAATATACAAAATAATTAACTTCAACATGGCTCACTATATTGTATATTCGTTCGCGTGTAAGACTTGACAGATAAATACAATCTCTGACTTTTACTGCATTAGGGTATTTATCCATAAATTCAATAACATCTTTTGGTAGATTTTTCTTGAAAAATTCGTCAGCAAATTTACCAAAATCTTCAAATTCTTTTTTTGACTGCTCTATGAGAGGCTTGATTATGCTTTTTGCAATCCTATCTTTTTCACTAATTGTTAATCTTTCGCTTGCCATAACTAAAACTCGTTTTTCTTGTTAGCAATAAAGTAAATGTAATCGTCACTTCCGAACTTAAAATCCTTTCTCGGTCTTCCCTGTAACCGGGCATCTATTCCGATAGGGTTCATTTCGGACAATTGGAAAGTAAGGTGCTTAACGTCTTCTGTTATATCCACCGCTCCGCGCACTTCATTAAATGGGTTGTCCCTTGTCTTTGTGGCAAAGTTTTCCACCATAAAAACCTTATAGGTTCCCAAAAAGTTTACCGTTATGAACTTGTATCCCGTGAGAGCTACAAGTGTCCATATATTTTCTACTAATTCATTCATTATCCAAATTTTTTAAAGTCATTCACATAAACCAAATAGTCTTTCTCGTAGAATTCCCATCCGTCATACAACCTATCGAGATAATTTTTAATCATCCTCATGCAAGCGGCTTTCATATAGTTCTTTTTCTTGTTTCTTTCGAGAAAGGCGCTCAATTCTTCGTAATTGTAACCGCCTTCTTCATTAAACAACTTTGAATCATCGTTGCTAAAATTTCTAATTTCGTTTATCTTCTCGTAAATGTTATTCTTAAGCTCTTTAAGTGATTTCATAACTTTATCTTTTTGTTGTTTGACTTCTTATCTCTTAATCTCACATTGCAAAGATAAGATTATGTTATGACATACGCAAGTGCTTATGTCGTTTTAACATAAGATTAACATATCACCCACCGAAAAAGTCCTTAGTCATTTTATCCCTTTTAGCCTTTATAATCTCGCTAATACCGTCTTTTTCAAGACCTTTCTTGTATCTGTCTTTGAGGATAGAGGCTTTGTTTTCGTTGGACTGGGAACCGAAAGAAGCGAACGCCACGTTTATATCACCTTCACTTTCCGGCAATTCCTCGCGGTACCCCATCTGTTTTCCGCACACCTTGCAGTAAGGTATATTAATAGGCACGGTTCCTTTGTCGGTGTATTTAAACATAGGGTTTGTCTCTATGATTTCCTTCCCGAACTCCGTGCATTCCTTGTTTTCACATTTCCAATATATCATCTTTCTTTGTTTTAACTGGTAATCCTTCCAATACCAAGGTTACACAATCCTCGAAACTCATAACTTTTGCACCGTCTTCTTTCCATCTGTTGATATCTTCCTCCTCTTCTTCCGGTGTCGGTCTGAATATCTTCCGACACAATTCCCTTTGATACTCTTCGTTCTTTTCCTTATCATCACCATACATTCGGCATTCTCCCAATGTATTATAATAATCTTCTTCTGTCATTCCTGCCTTAAAACAAGCAACCTTTATTGCTGCATTAGGCGTTATAAAACTTTTTCTTATATATTCTTCCATACCATTGTTATTTAAAATGTCTACGTCCATATTCAGCCATCAATAAGGAATCGGCAAAGTTATCATCGTCCTTTAGGCTCCTGCTGGAGCGTTTTAAACTCACGTCCGGGAAAATACGGTGTGCAGCCACGATACTCATTTTCTTTACATCCTTTACCGTTTTGGTTCCGTCATTTTTTGTTACCATCTTTATACCCTTATGCATGTCCGACTGCCATTTTTTAGGCGGTATCTTTGTGTAGGGTAATCCAGCAATGGCACAGAAAAATTCCGGTACGCACGAATTATAACCGAACGTAAATGTTCCTTTTGCCGAAGAACCGTATAATGCGTGTACATCCTCTATTACAACGTGCCGGACTTCATACCCTTCGACAAAAGCAAGCAATCTGTTTGCCGTCTCTATCATGTCTACTACCTTAATGTCCTTAAAGATAGGTTCTGCCTTGATAAAAGACCCGTCTTCCGCAATCATTGATACAAACCCCTTTGTTCCGGGGTCAAATCCTAAAAATACTTTCATTTTACACCTCCAGTCTTGATATTCCGTTTTCTTTGATTACTTTCAATTGTTTTATCTCGTCATTGAGTTTTGGTACATGCGTAACAATCAATATCGATTGTTTCAGAAACTCTGTAGAAGCTATTATATTCTCTATACCCAGGGAATCGCTGCTTTCCAGCACTTCATCCAACAGTAAGAAATCCATACCTCCGTACTGTTTTGTCGCGTTAATCATACTTTGTATAGCAATGATAAGAGCCACTTCCACACGTGCCTGTTCACCGCCCGAATAGAAGAAAAAGCTTTCCATTTCATCACGGAAAACATAGGGTGTTATCTCCTCTTTCAATGTTCCGTTCGCGTTCCGTTTGAAACCTTCAATCATCAGACGCAAATCGCTTTTCATTTTCTTTAGTACATCATTGGCCGCGCTTTGGATATTCTTTATCTGCTCCATTGCCAGATACATCTTAAAGTCTTTAAAACGGCTATCCCATTGCTGTACTTTGAAAATCTCGTTTTTCTTGTCAAGAATTTTTTTATTGCCTTCCTCTATGTCCTTGGAAAGTTTTTCTATCGCCTTTTCCTGGTCTTTGATAGATGGTCTTTCTGCTTTTTGCTTTTTCAACTCCTCTATATACCTGGTCTTGGAATCAATGAGAGAACGGTTTGTTTCGACTTCTGAACGCATTTTTACAATAGAATTTTCATATCCTTTCTTCTCACGTTCAAACTCCCTTATACGGTCTTCCACCTCCATCAGCTTGTCAACCACCTTTCCACGACGGACACGCAATTTGCGTTCTTCCTCCTCCGTTTCCTTCCTTACATCCTGGTATTGGGAGATAAGGTCTTCCAGTTCATTAATAGAGGTTTCATATTCATTTTTCTTTACCGTATTCTTGTCAATGGCTGTTTTATAAGCCTCTTTGTCAGCCTCCAGTTCTTCAAAATCCTTGTCAGCATCCATAAAAAACTTATGATTGCAGTTAGGGCACACAATGACGCCAGAAAGCAATACTTCAACCTTCTGTAATTTCTTCTCATAATCAGCTAATTTCAATGCGTAATCTTTACGCCTTTCTTCCTTGTTTGACTTGTCTTTCCTTAACCCGGCTATTCCCGTGTCTATTTCTTTATAGGTGTCCTTGTAAACGTCCATATCAAAACTTTCAAGTTCTTTGCTTACATCTTCTTTTAACTTTACAAGGTCTTCAATATCCTTGTCTACATTTTCAATGTTCTTTTCTGCTTTAGGAATGCGCATCCTTACAAGGTCTTCGTTAAGAATTTGTAAAGAATATATTTCTGACTGAATCTCACCTATAATACCCTTTTTCTTTTCTTCCGGGTCTTCGCTTAACACTTGCTGTATCTGTTCCTCATAGGCTTGTTTCTTGCCTTCCGCAACATTTTTCAAGCATTCTTCTTTGTGCAATTCTTGTTCCAATATTCCGACTTTTTCGGAAATCACGCCTTTTGTCTTGTCAATATTGGAGAAATTGACAAAGCGACTTATCAAGGCAAGTTTCTCCGTATTGGACGAACGAAAAAAAGACGAATAATTACCCTTGGTTACGATATAATAGGACTTGGCATCTTCCGGTGTAATCTCAATCCAGTTAATCACGTATTTATTCGCGTCCAACACAGTAGCTACCGTTACGGGTGTCTCCACATCATCTTTCTTTAGGGTCAGTGATACTTTGGAAGAACTTTTCAACGGAATTGTACGCTCAATTATCAGTGTTTCTTTCCGTTTTTGACAAAATATTTCAACTTTAGTATAGGCTTCTTTCGTACCTTTACGTATCAGTTTCTTGTCTTCCTTTCCTCTTAGATTAACGCCATATATCGCGTAGAACAATCCTTGTGCGATAGTGCTCTTCCCCACTCCGTTCGTTAGCTGGTCTTCCTCTGTCCGGTTCTCCCCAGTCACACCCAAAGTTTCTTTTGTAAAGGTGTAATCAAGTTCTTCAAATGACAAAAAATTTCTTAATATCAATCTTTCGGGGTACATAACGTATCTATCAATTTATTTTTAATTTCATTAAACAAATCCTTATTCAATAACGCTTTTTTAGCGTTATCCATTCCCTGTCCTAACCGGGTCTCGCCATAGTAAAACCAAGCACCCTTTTTAGAGCAAATACCCTCTCTTATGGACATATCTATAAGCTCTTGTACCGTATCGAATCCTACACCGTACTCTAACATTACTTGGCATACACGGAAAGGGGGTGCAATCTTATTCTTTACAACCTTTATTTGTGTCTTGTTGGCGGTTGCCACTCCATCGGTCTTTTCCGTGCCTATACGGGCAAATTCCGCTCTTTGGGTGGCATAGAATTTAAGTGCTTCGCCTCCTGGTGTGGTTGTTGTAGGGCCGAATCCCATACCCCCGATTTTCTGTCTCGTCTGATTGATACATAGGAGGATGTTTCCGTTTTTCTTACATACATTCTTTAAGATACTTAGCTGCTGTGACATAAGACGCGCAACAAGCGCTATCTTTGCATCTCCTGCCTCACCCTGTAAAACAGCTTCCGGCACCAATCCGGCAACCGAATCAAGCACCACCAATCCGATATCCGGCACCTCCAGCATCTCACGCACGATTTCAAGCGCCTGTTCCGCACTATCCGGCTGTGACATTATCCACTTGTCGCGGCTTAAATCAACTCCAAGCGCTTTTGCGTATTCCAGGTCAAGCGCTTGTTCCGTATCCACATAACCCACCGCTTTTCCAAGTGTTTTTTGTATAGACGCACTTAGATGTAATGCCGCAGAGCTTTTGCCGCTCGAAAATCCTCCGTATATTTCGTGTATTCTTCCAAGCGCAAAACCGCCTCCCAATATTTCATCTAATGCCATGCTGCCGGAAGACACAGTGTCTACCTTTATATCGTTGCCTACTACCGCTTCCTTTCCGAAGCGCTTTTCTATTCTTCCAAATAATTCTTCCAATCCCATTATAACACCTCCTTTAAAATTTCCATTCCTTCATTATAGGAGTAATCATTTTGTTTACAAAATTCCTTGAATTTTTCTGCAATATCGGAACCGGACAAAGCTTTGATTTCTTCTGCTGTCTCCACCTCTTCCGTTTCCAGTTCTACGGACTTAACTTTGACATCCACACCAAGCTTTCTATACTCTTCCTTGTCAATGGAGGAAATTGCATCTTTCGTACCTACGAATTCCACGCGCACAAAATCTTCCTTGTTTTTCTTCTGAAAATCCTTTACAATCTTGTCGGCTTGCTTGAATGTCGTATTTTCCAGGTTTACAGTAACCTTTCTGTATCGTTTCCCTTTTGACGGAATAAACGCATAGGTCAAATCATCATCCAATAACCAGAACCCCTTTTTATCGTCTTCTCCGAAATTGTTCTGGGTGATGCTTCCCAAGTGCACGATATTCTTTCCTATCTCCTGGGTATCGTGATAATGCCCGGAAAACACCATACCAAAGTTTTTAAACAGAGAGGGTTTTATATCGCTTTCCACCTCACTACCGTCATTATTCCTACTTCCTTGAAATGCGATATGAGTAAATAGTACATGCGTCTTATGGTCTTTTTCCTTTAGTACATCTTTCATTTCTTTTAACCAAATCACATTATCGAAAAACGGCATAAAATAGCAGAATATACCGCCTATCCCGAAAGCGTCCAGTCCGGTAATTAATCTGAACCCTTTATGGTATTTAAAAGCGTCCAAAAACGACCTGTCCGAACTATAATCGCTCTTATCGTGATTTCCTGGAATGCAATATATTTTATGACCCCTCATTGCATACATATCGAGAATAGAAGAAAAAGCATTTAAAACATCTTGTCTCTGTGATATACGGGAATCGAATATATCGCCAAGCCACACATGATTGGTTATACCGTTGTCTTCCGCTACGTTCAATTCCTGCCTTTGCAATTCCGTTATTTCTTCGATATTGGACGGCTTCAAATGCCAGTCTGTACTTATTATCATTTTCCCGGTCATAATGCAGTTACCTTTAATGTATTGTCAAGATTTTTCAAAACATTATCTTTCTCTACTTCCTTGTCAAAATAGAAGCTTTCCCAGACATTGGATATTTTCAAAGCTATTCTGAACTTCTTGGTTGACTGTGAATATCCCTCGTCATTGTATCTGCTGATAGAGGTAATCTTTATCCTCTTATTGTTTATCTGTACAAACATAATCTTACCAAATTATATATGTTCCACTTAATCCCACAAACACGTCAAAATCCTTGTTGAATACTCCATATCCGGCACCTACCGACACCCCGAACCCGAATCTTTTCTTTTTATCCGGTTTCGTCCACATTGTAACATCACCTATCTTTCCGGGCAACTGGGAAGTTATCTCCATACGGTTACTGTCCCCTATACGCTGGTTTGTCAATAAAAATTTGTTGGTTATATTGAAGTTAATCTTATACTTTGCCAGGTGTGTAGCCCATACTTGCAAATCATATCCTACCGTATCGGTTTCTTCCTTGAATGTATAGAGGCTGTCCGTTTTCCTCAATTCGGAAACCTCCCTTTCCAGTCCTTCGTACTTGTATTTCCATTCAAATTCCACTGCCTCTACAAGTGCTTCCTTTTCCTTCAATCGGTTGTATAATTCTTTGTTTTCTTTTTTCAATTTAGAAAAACTTTCGGAATTGTAAACCTTTGTGTATCTGTTTAAGGAATCGGTATAAAATTCCACTTCATATAACAACCTTTCATTCTCCCTTGCTTTCTTGATAGATAAGAATAACAATATGAGTATTATTATCATCCCCGAAATGAGAATTATTCTGTAAAGATTTTTCATAATAATAGGAATAATGGAAGGGTAGAAATTACCCTTCCTTGTGTGAGGTAATTATATATTACTTTATTTTGAAGTTCTTGCTTTCAAGTTTCTTAAGCGCGACGCAATGGAATTAGGAACGCTTGCTGATGCTTCCCTTTCTTCAACTGCCGTATCTTCCGGTTCTGGGTCTGCCGCTCCTTGTTCTTCATTTTCCGGCTCTTCGTAATCCTCAAAAGGCAGTTCGCCACCTTCCTGTGCAATGTCGTACCATTTACGGAGTTCGGCTACGGTCAACTCTTCCGGTAATTCCTTGTCTTCGTAGTTATCGGCAATGTAGGCACGGAGTTCTTTTTTGAGGTTCGTTAATGTAGGATAACCGCCTGTCTTCTTTTCCGTCTTTGTTGGCTCTTCTTTCGGTTCCTCCGTTTTCACCTTCTTTGTCTCGGGGGCTTTCTTAGGAGCTTTCTTTTCCTTGATTTCGTCCTCTTCCGGAACCAACTTGTCAAGTTCTTCGAGCTTGTTCAAGAATACGTCGTCTTGGAAAATACCGTATGATTGTTCCTCGTCGATTCTTTCCAATCCTTCCAACTGCATATCCCAGTCTTTACGTGAAAAGACATCTACATACATATCATCCAGGGTAGGCAATTCTTCCATGATACCGAACACTTCGTCTGATACACGGTTTTTAGCAAAGAAATCGTCCCAAGTCTGGCGCTTATTAGCATCCGGCATACCACAAGTAATGTCAAAATTTTTCTTTTTGTTTTCGTCCGTGGTGACATTGACAATCAACGGATAACCTTCGTCCGGGTCAGAAAAGATGTCAAGATTAATAATACCATCGTCAGAACCGCCTGCGCGCTCCATAGAAATGTTCTTCATTTTCTTCCACCAATCCGGGCGCAAATCAAGACGGTACACGTCGTTTTCTGCCCATACATAAGCCACATAGTTAAGCATGGCTTTCATGCCCCATACCCACTGTTTCTGCTTGTTGCGATAACCGCTGATAGGATAGAGGAATTTTGCGCGCTCGTCCTTGTCCTGGATATCGTTTGCCAGGTTATACACATGACTGATATAGGTCAATACTGCATCCTCACCGTTCATCCGGTTGCTGTGGATATCAGAAGTAAAGACGTCTCTTTGTCTGATTTCCTTCTTTCCGGTGTCTTTCCCGTCCTTGTCATATACCGCACATTCGATAGGAAGTTTAACCGTCTTTCTCGGCATATAGGGTTTCCCTGTCAACGACGGCAATACGCGCAATACATATCTTCCGTCTTCGCTCAGATTAAAAAATGAGGCTCTGCCGCCTTGTCCAAAACCACCGCTCATTGTTGCGGCTGCTTTTCCTACTGTTTCATCAATTGATTCTACACTCGCTTTTTTGTACTTACTTCTATCAAAAGCCATAACACAAATTTTTTAAAAATTAATAATCAGTTTTTACTATCTTAAAAGTATTTATCTTTCCTTCAATAAGCTCTTTTTCAAAGTCTTGCGGTACAATCTTTGGTAACAAATTGTTAAGTTTCTTGTCCTTGCTTTGTACTGCCCAAAATAGGGTGTCTAACTTGTCTCTCTTCGATTCTATCTCAATAAGATTCATCAAATTTTTCTGATACTGTTCATTGAGTAATATAGCATCCTCCAACCCTTTTTCAGTCAGCTTAAAAGATTCTCCATCAATCGTTATTCTTCCTCCATTCGTAGCCGCTTCTCGTCTTAATTTCTTCCTTAAATTAGCTGCAAATACATCGCAAAACAGTTTCTCTTCCTTCGCTTTCTTTTCGTATTCAACTTTCATCAAACCGACCTTGTTAAGCAATCCAGATACCGTTACCGCCTCTCCATAAAGATTCGAGTAATTGATTGTCGTAACATCATCGAGTTCTATCTCCTCGTCCTTGTCCGGTGATACCAAAACAACGGTCTTGGTACCGATTTCTACCATAATTTTCATATCAAAAATATTTTACGTCAATACTGTAAACAATGAATTAACATTCGCCTGCAAAATATATTCTCCTCTGAACTTATCCCACACAATCACGCCATTAACCAACAAAATGTTCTTTTTACTACCCCTTAAAAACTCTCCGTATTCTTCAAACAACTCTGGAAAAATAGTTACATTTATAAACTCATAATTACTTTCCAATACTATAGTGGCAAATATACCCTTCTTGCTTTTTCTCTCTATTATCTCAATTACATAACCGCCTATCACGGCACGACGGGTTTTCTTGGAATTTATGTCCCAAAATTTTATCTGAGACACGTCCTGGAACTCCGTTTCGTCGTCTAATTTAGGCATATGATATTCATTCACCAAATCATAATAATCAAAAAATGCAAAACCGGACGTTCTTTTTTGTTGTAACAACCACCACCAGTTATTGCGTTCTTTACGAACTTTCATAATATTGGTAAGTAAATCCTTATCCTCCAATACTTTGACCCGTTTATTTTCTCGATACATCTCAATAAGGGCCAAACGGTCTTTCGGTTCCTGGATATTCTCTAATTCGTCAAATGCGCCTGCAAATGTCAAGTTCTCAATGACAGATTTATTTACCGGACTGCCTTTAATCACACATCGGTCTATAAATTCCTCCAAGGAGAAAAACGGACCATTCTTCTTTTTCTCTTCCGATATATATTCCTGCGCCCTTTCTCCGCATTGCTTTACTGCATTGAATGCCCAGTACATGCTGCTTGTCCGGTAATCGGACACGATATTTACATCTGACTTGTTGATGTCTACCGGATGTATCTTTATCTCACCGGACTGCTGTATTTCGTTTACATAATAGGGTATCTTTTCGTCCTTCGCAAACGAGAATGTAGCACTCCAATACTCAATAGGATAATGTACTTTAAGCCATAGGCATATATAAGCGGTCATACCATAACATACGGAGTGACTGTTACATGTTACGACACCTTCCCCAGTGACAAAGTTATGTTCCGGGTGGTCTATCTCAACATCATAGGTCGGTTCCGCATCCATCACATAAGCAAAAACGACTTCCACATTTACCCTCATTCCGTGTTTATAGGTATACAGCACATCTCCCTTTCTTAAAAGGAAAGCGTATTTATATCCTTCCGGTGTAGGGAATTTATGGTTTCCGGAACATCTCACTGTTGCCCCATCGCTCGTTTGTATCTTATAGATGAAGCGTTTCCCTGCATATCTTATTCCCCTTACTTTGGTAGGAATAAATTCACCGTACTTTCCCATCGTTACTGCTGGAATGTCCTCAACTCCTTTTTCATACAGTTCTTTGATTGTTAATTCATTAGGGTAAATCTTCTCGTCTCCATGCAAGCACTTATTAAACGAATATTTCGCAAACTCCTCCATCTGTTTCCAAAGATTTTCCGCATATTCTTTTGTAACTCCTTTAGAACCGTACTTCTTTACATACCCGTTCACGAAATCATCCCCGTACTCCTTTGCTTTCTGTAATAGTTTTTTACCTAAAACTTTCCGAACTGAATCACACTTCTCTAAGTTAAAATCTGCTAATTTTTGACAAAATAACATAATTTGTTCCTGGAACAACATCAGCCCATAAGTGTTCTCCACCACTTCTTCCCCACCTATAGGCATTTCTTCCGTCCAGTCCTTTTCCCCGTTCTTCCGCAAAATATATTCATTGTGAAAATTGTTTTCCATAGGTCCGGGTCTATAGAGGGCTACACATGCAGACAGTTCGTTTATGTTTTCCGGTTTCATCTTTACACAATATCCCGATAATCCGGCTGAACCAAGCTGGAAAACATCGCCCAGCCATCCTTTGCCTGCATACTCGAATACTTGTTTATCGTCCAAAGGCAATCTGTATATGTCAACGTCTATTCCGTGATTTTCCTTTATCAAGCGTAACATTTCCTCGAACTTGTCCAACTGGATAATCCCCAAAACGTCTTCTTTTAAGAAGCCTGCCTCTTCCACTTCCGAACCTTCCCAGTCCGTAACCACAAGTCCTTTTTGTGTATGTACGGGCATCCACTCATAGGATGTTTTCCCGTCCGGCAATACTACGGTTCCGCACGCATGCACTGACTGGCTTTTAGGCGAACCAAGAATTACCATCATATCATTAAACGTTTCTGTATGTTCCTTGACAAACTTCTTTAGGTCCTCTTTCCCACATACAGTCTTGAAAAACTCTTCTATCGTCTTTTCTTTATCATCTCCAATACAAGCGGTAAACCATCTGTATAACTGTACTGGTATACCGTCTGCACGCGCCATATCGGATATTGCCTCTTTTAATTGGAAGGTAGTATAGGTGCCAAGCGAACAAACCTGCTCCTTGCCGAACCGTTCTTCCATGTAAGCTTTTATTTCGTCCCGTCTTCTGCCGGGAAAGTCGGTATCTATATCGGGCATTGACCCTAATACGGTCTTTGCCCGACGCTTTATTTCAATATTTTTTACTATCATACCATTACTCGTTTATCAGTTCGTCACCTTCTTTTAACTCTTTGGCTCTAATTATCATTTCCTCGTCATTCCGGACAATCTTTATAAAGGTATTCCCGGATATTTCCTTTTCTCCATTTATCGTTATTATCTCTTCCTCTTCATGCCGAATTAAACGACCCTTTGTCAAAAATCGACTGAATAGGAGTTCATATTCCAACGGGTTTACATTGACAATACCAAGGAGATAAGAAACGAGGCTTCCAGCGCTGCTTCCGCGGCCCAATCCGACCAAAATGTTATTGTCTCTTCCCCATCTAATAATATCCCTCAACATCAAAAAATAGTCCACTACGTCGCCTTCCTCTATGATGGATATTTCCGTGTTAAGTCTTTCTGTCAGTTCCTCTTCGCTGTATCTGTCCAGTATTTCTGGATGTTCTGCCAGTCCGTCAAAGACAAGCGATTCAAACATTTCTGTATTGGAAGCATATTTCTTTTTCTCCTCTTCCGTCATTACATATTTAGGTGCGTGTCTTACCTGTGTTTCCAGCAAATAATTACAGTTTACCGATATGTAATTAAGATTTACCAAAGCTTCTTCAAACAGTCCGAAAAACTTGTCTTCATTCAATATCAGTTTTGACAATTCTTCGTAATATTCCTGGTAATTCTTCATATACTGGTTGTCACTCTCATAATTCGCAACCTTTGCCAGCCTGTTAAGCTTTTCCCTTATAGGAGCATACCGCCTTTCAAGATACCAGGCGTCACATACCGCCACGGGTTTATATACACCCACGAATTTTTTCAGATTGTCAAGATATTTTTTATCCCGGTCATTCTTCTTGTATTCCACAGTATCAAGCTGGTAATAGGTATCGTTCCATTTTCTTGACAATATGGGGAGATTTTCAAACATACATGTTTTCGGGTCAAACAACAAGAAACACCCGTCTTTCATTTCTTGCAATTCCTTTTCCGTGATAAAGCCTTTTTCATCGACATTCAGAATCTTATTTATTTTCAGTAGGTTATTCCATCCCTCCTTGTCCTTGACTATCAGCTTTACTGTATATCGCACGTCCTTCTGCTCGTTATATACAGTAACTTCCATACCGAATATAGGTCTTATATCACTTTTTAGACACTCATTCTGAAACTTGAACGCTGATGCAAGCGTATTCTTTTCGCATATACCAAGCGCTTTTATTCCTAAAAATTTCGCTTTTTCTACCCAATCGGAATAAGAGTGCATTCCGTTCATCAATTCAAAATTGCCGTGCACACCTATATAGGTGTCAAATCTCAAGCTTTCGTCAAACAAATTTGCCTTTCCGATATACTGCAATCGGTTAAGTTTTACTTTATTCTCGTCTCCCTTTTTAAGATAATACCATACATCACCGAACCGGAAGACATAGTTGTCGCATTCCGTTCTGTCTCCTACCCACTGGAACGAATCGTCAAAGAAAATTCCGTTATCCTCTTTGTCCCATTGGAAAGGTTCAAACAACTCGAATGTTTGCCCGTCAATCTCTATAATATAATTATCCAAAGCATTGAAAGACAGAAAGTTATCCTCCAAATATTTGATTAAATCTTTATACAGTTCATTCATATTTTTAGGGTGTAAAGGGGAGTGAAGCGTATTTACTTACACTCCCCGTGAAAAATCAAATCTAAATAAAAACGGCAAGTTTATGATTTGTCAAAATGGTTCCTACAGCAAACGGAAACAACGTTGTAATGCGTTCCCAGCTCTTTTGCAATCCGGCTGAATGAACGTCCGTCATTCTTTGCGAGTTCTTCCCATACCTTATAAGATATGCTTCCTTTCTTGTACGGGTTTTCTCCTTTAGGTGAAAGATTGAACTTTTTCTTTACATACCCTTTTTGGGTGTTTACAGATACCTCCTTTGCATATTCTTCAAGCGTCTTTCCTTTTGCTTCCAGTCTTTCAACAACTTGTTGCAAAAGGTCTTCCTTTCTGAATCCGGAAACATTCTGCATTCCAAGTTTCCGACCTACATTTCTCAAAGTCAACAAAGAAACTTCCATACATCAGTCCTCCTTTTTCCCGAATACGGCATCTTTAATCTGCTGTACTCGTTCTTCCGTTGAACCGGAAACAGAAATGTAGGGTATTCCGTAATTATCGACAATCTGCTTTATTTTCCGGTCTATTTCTTTCTGGTATTCTTCATCTTCCGAACGGACCTCATCACCTTGCAATCTGAATGTGATAGGAAGATAGACAAGTAAAGGGAATTCATATTTTCGCTTTACAATCTGTCGTTTCTCCTTAAAGTCTTCTTCTGCCAGGTTATTATATTCCGGGTCTTTTGGGCTGCAATTATCAAAAAGCCATGAAGTGTAGGCATTCACATCAATAATACATCTGTCGCTAATGGAAGGCTGTTTCATGGCATCTTCCATTATTTGAGTGTATTTATCGAATATTTTCTTTTGTGATTCGGACGTGCCTTCTTCATTAATGGTTATCCCTTCTTCTTCAACCATCGTTCTGACAACATTCGTGTAAAACTTCCAGTTGTCAAATTCCGGTTCGTTCTGCAAGGCTTTCAATAGGGTTGTCTTCCCCGTGCCCTGCGCCCCGGTCATTAATATTTTGTCATAGTTCCTCATCTGTTGTCTCCTGCTCCGTGAATTTTGTCGCGTTGTTTACGCGAAAACAGTTTTTCTATATTCTGCTCGGCAATCTTTTCCGTATCAAGCCCTACGCGGTTAATCATGCTGTTTATTACCTTCCAAGCATTCTTCCAGGCTTCCAAAACGGCTTTCTTCCGTGCTTCCGGGAATACATTGTTTTCCGCGTCTTTCCAATCATCACGCAACCACTTTTTAACCTGGTCCGCAATCTTTCCGACTTCCACGGGCAAATCAAACACGCCTGCACCTTCTGCATTTGCCAAAGCTTCTTTCCAATCCCAACCTTCAATATCAAGATTACACTCTTTGCGAATCATAGCGAGATACCAAAACATATCTCCAATTTCTTTAGAGATTTCTTCCGTTTCTGCCTCGTTATTGATTTTCTCATAGGTTTCTCCCATCTCTGAACACAAACCAAGTGTTACATAGGACAAAGCCACTTTTTCGTTATAGCAAGCTGTGGTAGCCGCCTTTTCTTCATACTCAAAATACGTCATATCTTTTGTTTTTTAATTGTACTGCAAATATAACAATTTAATTTTGAGATAAACAAATATTATCTCTATTATTTCAAATCTTTCATATCAATTTTTTCTAACCATCTCATTTTGAAATAGGTATAAGGTATCTGTTCCGGCACGTCATTAATCCATATCACCACATTATCGTCATTCGGATGGTTTATCTTCACCTTATATTCCTTCCCCTTGTATATCACTATGGTACCCGGTTTCAATAGGTGGAACCTGTCCCAGAACATAACCGACTTTTTCGTTTTCTCCGAATATTGCAAGTTCGGCAATCCGTATTCCTGCAAAAACTCTTTCAAATAAAAATCTGAAAACGCCTTGTCACTGTCAAACATCGTACCAAGACGGAACCTTTGTTTCAAGTTCAGAATCTTTGCTTTCTTCTTCTCCGCTATGTCCTTATATATCTTCACAAGCTCGACACTTTCTATACGGTTGTAAACTATCGAGCGTAATCTACAACTCAAATACTCCAATTGCAAGTTAATTACAAACTGCTCCAGACTGATTTTCCGTGATTTTTCCATGTCCTTATTTTTGACTTCAAATCTAACAAAAATTAGGATAAATGGCAAAAAATCAACACTATAAATGTCTTGTATAATAATTAATCGGTTCTGTCATATTGTCAAGCGCCCATAGGAGTTCTTCTTGTGTCGCATCCCCAGGGTCTTTCTTCTTGTCTTCCAGTTCGGCAATCTGTACATTGAAATATCTTTGTAAGGTCATTGATACTGTCTTAATCATTTCCGGCTTGTCGGGGTCGTACATCAAAATCACGTTCCTTATGCCTGGTTTGTCCCTCAATAGCCTTATCTGGCTTAACCCCATGTTGTTTCCGAACGTAAACACGCACTTTATATCCGGTGATTCATAAAGATGCAATTTCGTGTCAACCGATATATAGTCAAACATCCCTTCCACGATTATAACCGTGTCCGTCTCGTCCGTTATATTGTCATACCCTCCTATCACATGGGAAAATCCGTCACGTGAATTTTCATACCTCAATACAAGCTTTTCTTTACCCTCCTTAAACCTTTGAAGGTTTTCTTCGTGCCAATCCTTACTTTTCTTTGAACGTGCCAGCCATGCGACTAATTTGCCGTTCATGGTAAACTGGAATATGAACTTATCATGCAGCTTTCTTTCGAGAAAGAATTTTGTTTCTGCCGGACGGAATTCTTCATAATATCTTTTTACAAAGCCCCTCTTATCCAAATATTCGTCCTTTTCTATATATTCCAGTTTTTTAGGAAGGGTGCATTCCTTAATTTCCTCTGTTGTTTTCTCTTCTTCATCATCTATTAGAGGTATTAATTTCTGCATTTTTACGGTGTTTTCGTAATCCTGCTTTATAAGGTCCTTCCTTCCTATCTTTTCCAAGAACTTTTTTAAGGTGGTTTTCATGCCACATTTGAAACAATGGAATGCACCATTATTCCCGGCATCGTTGAATTTTATCCCCCATTTCCCTTTTTTATTACAAAAAGGGCATTCCTTGTTCCTATCCTGCATGAAACCTTTTGCTCCGAACAAGGACAAATTCAATTCGGATATTACCTCGTTTTTGTCAACCCTAAACATCTTTCCTCCAAAACATTAACCGTTTCCAAAAGCTTTTCTTTTTCGGCTTCAAATCCAAATCATCAAGAAAATTCGTATTATCTTCAAGCGGTGGCATAGGCGCACCTTGGATTATTGGCAGTGCATCCGCAAAAAGTTTTTCTTTTGAAACTTCAATAAAACGAATACTTGGATTCATTCTTGTACCACAATCTATATGGCTGCACACAAATTTGTTTAAAGCACAATATTTACATCCACTTTCTTCTTGTTTCAAATCATCTTCTATCGCTTTCAATATCATGCCTTCGTATTCAAATACTTCTCCAACTTTATATCTTTTCATATCCTCTAAACTAATTCATAAACAATATATCCCAAAAAAGATGTTCTTTACAGTCTTTCACCTTCTTTTCTTGCCTCCCTTAAGAAGACACTACAAAGATAAGATTATGTTATGACATACGCAAGTGCTTATGTCTAAATCACCTCTGTTTTAACATCATTTTGCTTTTCACCGCCTTCGTCCTTTTTCTTTCTTGTCTTCTTTTCAGAAGTAGAGGACGTGAAACCCTTGTCACCTCCGTAATATTCGGCTGTCAGCGCCTTGTCACAAAAACGTCCCCTGCCGTAATCCGTCACAATAGGGAAGGTATCTTTTACCGTATCATAATCGCGTACCTTATCCATATAGATACGCATTATGTTCTGTTTCTTTTCCTCTCTTGTCCGGTTCCCGGTAAACACAAAGGAAAACGGCTTTACAAGTGTCCTGTCCCCTTCCGTATAGCTTCTGTCTATCACTTTGTCCGAATTGTCCCATATTTCCAACGGCACATTTCCGGCTTGTGCTGCCGTAAATCCCACCATTTTAAACTCTACACATAAATTTTTCAAAAGTTGTGCACATGTCTGTAATTTTTCTTTTTTGAATGTAGGGTTATTGTCTACAACTCTATTTGTTCCTGTTGCCACAAGGTCTAACGAATCCAATATCAATACATGCGGATAATAACCGTTTTTCTTGTAATAGGAAACTATCACGTTACGAATATCCACCATAGTAGCCTGCCCGAATTTTTCAAATGAATAAACATCTATGTCCTTGGAATAAGATTTCATATTTTCAAAGGCCTTTTCTATTTTTTCAGCCAGTTTATCATCTATGACACCTTTTCTGATATTCCCGTATTTTTGTCCAGTCCAAAACTGGTCGTATCTTTCCAGACACGCACGCGCACCACCTTCCAACTGTATATGTAAGACTGGGTGCCCGTCAAAAGCTGCCTGCATACCGTGATACCTCAATACAGTAGACTTGCCGACACCCGAACGCATTATCCATAACACGGTATCTTCCATTGTAGCACCACCTTCCGAAATCTGGTCTATCTTATCAAGTCCGAACATTACACGTGACGGGATTTCCCCCTCTTCTTCTTCCCGTCTCCTCTTCATTCGCTTGTCAAAATCGGAGAACACTTTTTGGAAACCGCCTGCCTCATGCCTTAATGATAGGGATAGAATTCTTTGGCTCTCTTCCGCGTTTACCCGTATAGCGTCTTCTTTCTTCCCCTCTTCGTACAAATCATGTACTTTTTTGGAAAGTAGCTGGAATTCAACGTCTTTAATGTACGCTTCCAACTGGTCTATAATAATTTCCTTGTCTACTTTAGCGGCTGACTGCACGGCATCTATCGCCTCAATCACAAAATCACTGTCAGCGTATTTTTGAGACACCACACCCAAAGAAGGAACCTTATCTTTTTCCTTTAATACTTCTGTTGCCTCTTTTAATAAAAATTTGAAACCGGGCCACTCTTTGGGTATCAACTGATAGGTCAGATTATTTACCACCATTCGAGTGATATTCAAATCCATGTATACAAGCTTGAATAATTCTGCCATAAATCCGGTAGACAATTTTTGCGCCATCTTTTTTAATTTAAAAATTGGGGCTACAAACGTAACCCCTTAATATGAGAAAAACAAATTGTTATTGTTAAATCAAACCAATCGATTTTCTTAAAAAATTTCCTGCGTTCTCTACTGATACACCCAACTTTCTCTGTATCAAAGAAACCATGTTATTGACTTGTTCTTGTGAATCCAAATTTCCTTTCACAAATTCCATCATAATGAATTTTTCTAAAAATCTTTCTTTCATAACCTTATCTTATTAAAGATTCAAACAACAAACAGACATATCACATTCTTCATCGTACTCATAATCAAACAGTTTTCCTTTGAAGTAATTTTGTAATCTTTCAAACGCGCTTTTGTTTTCTTCGTCCCAAGCAATCGTTATCATGTTAGTACGTGCAAAAGTTATTTCTACATTAACACTTGCAACTTTTGAAAGAATGTTTTCTAACATTTGTTTCTTGGCTTTAAATACTGAGTTCATGACTTTTATCTTTTACTTGTTTGACCTTGATTTCTTATCACAGTACAAAGATAAGGTTATGTTATGAGATACGCAAGTGCTTATGTGTAAAATATGGGTTGTTTAACATCATTTCACAATAAAGACAATGCTTTTATAATTCCAGCTTCTAATGCTTCCTCGTAGGTGTCCCACAGACCGCCATCATTAGTCCCCCTGGAATCATCATCTTCCTGCCACGTTCCGTTATCGGCTTTCACTATAGCATAGCCATACCCTACGGCACTTCGGTATATTTCAATATGTAGGTTCTTGGTTTCACGCAGCCACTTTTGGGCAATGGATTGAGTTGGAGCAGAGATAGAGTAAACGTCTGTATTATAATTCTGGGCATCGTAGCTTTCATCTATCTCATACTCAGGACCACTACCTCCTTTATACACCAATTCATAAAAGCTACTAACATCTTCTTTAAATCCTGCCGCCTTTAGTAGCTTCGCTGTCTCTAATGTTACAAGTTCTTCGGTCATAGCTGTATAAATAATCTAATTGTTAGAACAATAGTCGTAATGATAAAGATTAATGCAAAATATTTCCATATTTTTACAGTAGCCTCTAAACCGTACTTCCGTTTGTCAAACTCACTTAAGGCATAATTCAAAGCCTCGTCTTTCAATCCCTTAAGCTTATCATTCAAAGCCTCGGTTATATCGTCTGCGATAGTATGCTTCACCCTTTCTGACACGGATTCCGGATAACCCCTCTCTTCATAATTCAATTCATTCAACAAATCATAATGGAATATATAGGGTATTCCGTTTACTTCATAGGAGAGCTTGATACCGCTTTCTTTGATGTATTTCAAAAACTTTTCCTCGGCAATCTCGTTTATCCTTTCTTGGTTAAATTCTGACTGCTTCTTTATCTCATTAAAATATTCCTCGTCAACAATTACACAGTTGTTTTCGAGTTTCATTACATGTGCTTCCATAATTATTCTCCTTTCAGTTTCTTTATCAATACATCAGTATAATTAATTGATTCAATAGCTACTACTTCTATTGCATCCATCTTTTTATCTGGATGTTCATCCAAATACATACCCAAATTTTTCATAAAGAAACTGTTTGAAATCAAAGCTTGCATTGCAGCCTTTGCCAGTTCATAACGCCTCTGTTCCCAATCAATTTTCTTTTCTTCCATCTTTAACCTCCTTATTAATTTTAACAAACCCCTTTTGAATGCACCAACACAGCATATAATAGGCTGCATCTATCAACTTCGGCATTTTTTCTAAACGAACGGTTCCATTATTCGTTACGTCTACATATTTGAGCCACCACAACCCCACTTTCTTAAATATGTACAAATCATATACCTGTACTGATTCTGGCAACTTATCCAGAATATCCTGCAAAGTATAAGTAGGAAGAATTTCATATGACATAAATCCACAAGTCTGAAATTCCTTATGTAAACTCAAAAACCATACACCTTTTGATTTGTCGTCAATACGGCTTCCATGCGACACTCTTGCCCAATATATACTTGCATCGCTCGTATCTAATCCAAGCTCCTGCAAGTGCTTCATCTGTTCAACTGATAATACTTGTTTTGTTTCCATTTCCTAATTTCTTTTAAGCTAAAAACATATACCCTTTACATACATTCAGCGCATCAGATTCACTGTCAAACATTAACGTCGTTTCCGATTCTGTGCCGTAACAAATGGCTTTAACTTTCAGCCACCACCTATATTTTCCGCTTCCGTAATCGTGATAATAAGGTTTCCCTATTATTTCTGTTACATAATGTTCCAATAGGTTCATTTCTCACTCCTTTCTTTCTCCTTTTTAGCTTTATCACAAGCCGACTTTTTCATTGCATACGGACAATCGCAATTCCCGTATCTTTCGTTATACCAACAACAATAGTCACACTGGTGCATTATTTATTCCTCCATCTATATTCAAAATACTTACAGTTCTTCGCCTGCTTTCTTGCCGTTATGCGTCTTTTCAATGCGTGACAATACATCTGAAAATTGGCACATATCTCATAATGCACGCATATACTGCAATGCTTTTCTTCTGTATTATTCATCGTCTTCTCTCTTCATAAAACACATCCATATTGTTTTGCTCTGCCTTCCAGTGGTATGTCCAAATAGAGGTTTAAAAGGGATAACGGACAAAACTTCTGAAGCTTTTATCTCACTTTCGTTCCATTTGAAAATGAGCGTTCCATTAGGTTTCAAGACGCGCATACACTCGGCAAATCCGTCGTGTATAAGTGATTTCCAATCTTTTGGCAGTTTACCGTATTTCTTAGCCATCCATGAGGTTTCACCAAGTGTTTTTAGATGCGGTGGGTCAAACACCACCATATAAAAAGAATTATCCTCAAACGGCAAATTAGTAAAATCGGCTATTACATCCGGTTTTACATCTATAGTTCTGATTCTATCTTTGTCCTTAGCTGTAAGTGTTTCTGAACGCTTGTCTACAAATAAAACCAAAGGGTTATGTTTGTCAAACCAAAACATTCTACTGCCACAACAAGCATCTAATATAAGTTTATCGCTTTCCATCGTTATTCCTCCTTAATTATCGGTTCATTTATGATAAACTCCCCTCTAACATCAATGGGAAGTATATTAGAAAAACTCGCACGATAAGTTTTACCATCCATCGCTTTATATAATGGATGTATTTCTTTAGGTATAGGAGCCGGGCATTTCCTACAATGTCTTACCATTTCAAAATGCCTATTTTGCCCATTCTCGTCTTTGCTTCCACAACATTCACAATGTATTGAATAGTAGAAATAAGTACGTTCCAACTGGTCTTCCTTTCCACATATTTCACATTTACCCCATTCTATTGAATTACACATGATTTATTCCTCCTTATCTATCTTAATATCCGTTACTTTGCCACGATTGATGAATTTATAAATAATCCCTTTCGCATAATTTATATCGCATAATTTATCATAAGTAAACCGATATGTATGACAAGTATAGTATAAAGAGCATCCTTTGCAGTCATTACTTTCTTGTCTTACAAGCTCATGCAGCACCCCATCAATTATTATTCCGTTCTTTACTTCCATAATTATACCCCTTTCCCGTAAACATTTACGAACTCGCTGACATCCATATAGTCTATGCCAAAATTCTCGGCTGTTTTCTTGTCACTGTCCGAAAACTGCCCTTCAAGTCCGCTTGCATCACCAATCATTAAACAATCTTCTACCTCCAAACTGCAATCTTTCCATGTCTTGTAATTATCAAAAAATTCTTCAAGCATTCCGGTATTCGGCTTTCTCATAGGGTTGCTTCTGTCATTGCTTCCGCAATACTTAAAACGTGTTTCGATATTACAATAATCTATTATACTATCATTCACGTACTTACATTTGATGTAAATAAATGATTCTGGAAACAAACCTTTTTCTATCCCTCCCTGGTTTGTCACGATAAAAATTTCTTCGGGATTCAAATTCTTTATTGCATCCAGGACATCAAACTTAAATTTCATGTCCCATATCCCCTTTGAAAACGTCTCACCACTTGCAGTTTCTATTAACGTGCCGTCCATATCACAAAATAAAACCCTGTACTTTTTCATTTCTTGTCCCTTTCTTTGTTTAAATTTTTATCTTCACATCGAACTATTTTATGTTTCTTGCAAAATCTGATTGAATACCTTACTGCCTTCCGTATGTCTTCATACTCCTTTATACTGTACACGTTGTATGTACGGAGTTTTCGCATAATTTCCTCTTCCATGAAAGGAAGTATCTCTTTCTCAAACCTGCTCATTTCCTATGTGTTTTACGGTTCTTGTTCCTTTTTCTGCGTTTCGCAATCTGCTTGTTTGTACATCTATCATTTTTTGAATGATATTTTCTCCTTTTAGGTATACCACACGGTTCTAAAGGAATATTCATATATGGATTACAAATCTCATAATAGGTGTTATCATTCCAAGAAATTTCGTTCTGCATATTTTACCCCTCTTTCTTTTTAAGGCTTATATCAATTGACAACCTATCGGCAATTTCTTCCTTAATTATCTCCCTGCATAAATTCCTTATCATAGAGTAATCACCATGTCTTTGTATCTCGTTGGAAACCATACAACGAACCCACCTCTCTATATCGACATCATTCCCATAGGTGTTTTGAAAGATACGTTTAACCTCCTCTTTCACAATTGGAATCATAATTTCCTTTATATCCTCTTTAGTCAACTTTAGTTCGTTGTGGATATAGTTCTTCACTTCCTTGTATCTATATTTACTCATAGCATCTAAATCTCTACTTTTGTATAATTACTAAATTTACAATAAAGATATTCACTTGAAAACCATCCTCCTAAATGGCTTTTATCATTGACATATTTACAATAGGTTTCCCATTTGTCCTTATGTACAATTTCATACATTACGTCTTTATATATGAACAAATCCCCTTCTTGTAAATTTGAAATCTTAATTGTTTTCATATTAACCCAATCCTCTTTAATCTTTTTCTAAAATTCTTTTCATTTAAAGCTTGTTCGTAATAGCAATCCGGCTCAATAACTGTTTTGGTTTTCATTATAGGTTTCCCGTTTAATCCAATTGAAACTTCGTTAGTAATAGAAGCTCTCTTTATCTCTTTCGTTTTCAGATTGAATGAAAATAAAATATGTCCCGGAACCCTCCTCTTCTTGTCCGTCAATTTATATTCATGCTGTTTCTTTTGAATATATTCTACCTGGTTTTTAGATAAATTACTTTTTGTCAAATCCGGAACTATTTCCATATCAATCACCGTTTAAAATATACAACAACTCTCTTGCTTTCCTATAGGTATCAAACCCCTTTACATTCACCCATTCGGATGAAATACGTTTGTCTTTTCTGACTTGTACGCAATACACGACTATCGGAATACAGCCGCTATACCTTATTTCTTTCACAATTCTATATCTTTCCATATTAGTCTCCTTTCTCCTTAATCCGTTCCAGTACATCTTTGTTTGCTTCAAGTATCTCGTCAAAAGATAGGTATAGGCATCCAAGAATCATCTTCGCTAACTATTATATCGGTTCTTTCATCATCACTTACTCTCCACCAATTTGATTGCATCGAACGATACATTTTACCTATATAAAATTCGCATTCATGGCATATAATAACCTTAATATTATGTTTTGGAGGTCGCTCCTTTACGCTTATCCAAGGTGATTGCCTTGACTGCCATTCAGCACCTTTTCTGAACATGTTTAGCATTGCTTGTCTCTGATAGGCTAATTCACCTTCAACTACTATTGCATAGCTTGACATAAGCTCTTGTTGTGCAGCTTCTTCTACTGTCTGTTTCATTCTTCCTCCTCCTTATTAAATTCGGATAATGCCTGCTCGTACTCTTCGAGTTTTTTCAAAGCATAATCCCTCCTATGGGTGATTATATCGCGTGTTGTACAGTCCGTATAAAATCGGTCTATAATACTCTTAACGTAAAACCTTTCTGGCTCTTCACAATGATTCAGTAGAATTACATAATTCTTGTTTCGTGGATGGAAACATAAGAACCTGTAATAATTTACATTACCATTCAAACAGAACTCAATCAATTTTTCATCTGTCTTTAGATTTTCAATGTCTTCTTTGTTCCTTATTGGTTTTATAATCAATAACTTTTTGTTTTCTTATATCTACCGCATTTCTTGCAGACGTAATATCTGGCGATATATTTATTACATCCTAACTCATCCCATGCCGTAACCTTTCTCTCATACATCAGTTCCCATTCATGGCGGCAGAGCCATTTCTTTATGATAGCATTCAGATTCATATCCTAAAACAAAATCTTAAAACTCTTTCCTTTCAATGTCGGCAATCTCTCTTCTACAAACTTCCTTAACTCTTCCTCCTCGATAGGAAACAAAGGATTGTACTTGTACTTGAACGTGTGAATGTATTGCTCGTTCAGCATCACATCAAAAATTAGCGTCTTCATCTAAAATAACCCTCCATCCACAACACAGCTTCTTCTATTGTTTCCACCTTCTTGAACTCCTTCGTGACACAACGCTGCATGTATTCACAGCATATGTTTTCTTCATCGTCAAAATAAATGTTGTACGCCCCGTTATCATCAGCCCCAGTACATGCTATTCCAAGCTCCAGGGCATTCTGCACCTCTTTCGGTTCGGTTGAAAAATAGGCGTAAACCTTTTCACTCTTTACACCCTGCAATCCGTTAAGTTCTACGATGTTGTTCATTTTGAAATAATATTTTATTATGTGTAACCAGCTTAAGAAAGGGAGTTTTAACGCTCCCTTATCAATCACACCACAAAGATAATATTTGTTTATGACATACGCAATAACTTATTCCCAATAAAATTGCATATTTAACATTTCTTGTGTTTCCTTCTGAATAGGCTTATATCTCGTTTCCGTATCTAAATCCCTCTCTGCCACTTTGTTATACTCTTCCAAAGCCTTTTCCTTGTCTATACTCCTTTCCACCCAAATACCTATCATCTGGTCCGGCTGCATATCCCCGATAGACACCGGGTTTTCTTCTGTAGCCTCGTAAAACTGGACTGTATAGGGTCTACTGTATATATTAGGTGTACTCCCCATATATCGGCTTCCGTCTTCACCTTCCGTCATTCCCACGGCACCCACCTTGAACGAACACACATTTGTTTCCGGGTTCTCGAACCATATCTTTACACCCTTTGCCACCTCCTGGCTGTCATTGTGCAGCACTATAGCCCTGTATTCGTTTCTCGCGTTTCTTATTGTGTTTATACTCAATTCATCAAACAAATTACCGAACATGTCGTTAGGTATTGTCGTAGAAGATGCAAAACCACCCAACGAATAAGAAACATTCTGCTGTTCTGCCATATATCCGGAACTTACTGTATATAGTAGTCTCATTTTCTCCTCCTTTCTTATTCTTTCGGTTTCGGCATTCCTGCCAAAGACCAATATTCCGTTTTTGCCGTATTGTCAATCGTGACTGTACCACCGTTGTTTCTCACTCTTGCTATATAAAACTCGTTTACCGACTTGGTAGGGGGTTGTTCCAAAGTCACTTCCTGCACCAATCCCAACGTAAACCAATCATAGGTATAAAGTCCTTCCATTTGTGCATCCGTAAACACCTTTCCAAGCGGCACTGTTCCCAGTATCACAACCTGCAAATTTGTTTCCGCAACAAAATCGGATTCAGACGTTAATACAATATTCTTGTTATCTATTATATTGACTATCTCATATACGCCATTATTTAGGGGCTGTGAACCGTCGTCCTTCAGAAACTTTATCGCTACCGGGGTTTTCCCTGCCTGTCCTCTAACCTTACCGGAAAAATCCACGGTTCCGGTCACTACACCCTTCTGGTTAATGCTCACATATCCGTTTTCGTAATTCTTTGTCGAATACCCGATTTTTAGCCAGTAATACACGCTGTCTGCCGGGATTGCAAAGTTATCGTATATGTTGACAATGTTTATTACCTGCCCCAATGAGTTTACCGCCATACCCGGCAATATCCTTACCGTTCCTCCTTGTGTTCCCTGCTGTACTTCAAACGCCTTGTTATCTATAAAGGTGTCCACGGTTTCAAAATCGGACTTGAATTTTGTAGGGTTATTTGTCACTATACCGAATGTGTAACTTCCGGCAATTAGAATCTTTCCAAGCAGGGAATTCTGTAGGAAAGACTGCATGTTCATCACTTCTTCCTTTTCTAAAAAAGTGTTTCTGTTAACATTTATCTGCGCCATATATTTATAAATTTTTATTTACAAAATTAGAACCATTCTGGATAAGCACTAATATATTGGTCGTAACCATTCATCTTTGTACATCCTCTGAAACATCCGCTTTTGGATATACTGTCGACATCCGGGAAACCGAATTGATATGGTTGGAATATTCTCTTAAAATAATAAAACAGAGGCATATAAGCTGACGGCAATTTTACTCCGGCTACTATACAATCCCATCTCGGTTGAGATGTCATATTTGAGCAACCGCTAAATGTATTTGTGCAACTGGTTATATATTTCAGTACCCCCGATTCTATATAACTATTATCAGTTCTGGTAGGTCCAAGTTTATTTACAGTCACATCACCGAAAGCATATTCAGCCGTCAGCAAATTGGAACAATTCTCAAACATTCCGTCAATATCTACCGTCACTGAATGATTCGATGGAGTAATCGGATTTCCTTGTGAACCTGCTGTTCTCAAATTCCTACATCCACTAAAGCAATACGCATAAGAAGCACAATTAGGAGAATCGGAAAAAAGAGAAGATGTTATGGTAGTCAAGCCACTATTCAAAAACATGTTGGCCGCGCTTCTGATATCCGGAATTACTACACCGCTTACATTCAGCAAGCTTGTACAACCATAGAACATATCAACACATTGTGTACCGGAACTTACTGTATAATTAAATGCACCCGAACTTATACTTGACAAATTGGTACAACCGGAAAACGCTTTATTAAGGGACAATGAATATATAGTCCCGGAAAACAGATTGCTCGGCAACGATGATATACCCGAAGACCAACAAAAACTACTTGCCGATTGTGTACGTCCAGAAAAAAACTTGAACGTTATTCTGCAAGGTGATTGTAAATTGGAGCAATTGGAAAACATGTAATCACAATGACTTATATTTATCGCGCCTATATCATTGCTTATACTTGACATTCCGCTGCATTCCGCAAACATATAATCCAAAGATGTTCCATTACCCGATGTTCTTAACTGTCCAGATACAGAAGAAATATTCTTACATCTCCAAAAACAGTAAGAGTAATCACTTATCGAATTCCCTGCAAGCACACTTGACAAGTTCACAGAACCATTCAATCCGCTATCCTTAAATGTTTTTACGAATGTACCACTTGTCACAAATTCAAATAATCCAGACGGAACACTTCTTAAACTACTGCACCCATCAAAGAACGAATCTGCCGAACCGCTCATAAGACTTGTAGTCCAGCTTACAACCGATTCAAGACTGCTGCAATCCTGGAAGGCTCCCTTTCCCCACGACGTTCTCACATTTTCGGTAAACCACTTGATTACTCTTGTCAAACAATTCTGGAAACTTGAAAATCCGTTTGCACTCCATGATAAATTGGCCGACATCCCGTTAAAGTCGAACAATATTATCTTTGTTCCTCCGGAACTGTAGGTATGCGAACTTGTTCCTACTGTCTGCTCACCATCTCCCCATTTAACACGAAGATTATTCAGCCCGGTAGAGGAGGTATTAAGTACGGGCAACACTATGTTCGTGCCATTTGACACACTTACTTCCAGTACCGCACCGTCTTCCATTATTATGTCAATCGTCTTGCTGAACTCTTCCGGCCCTACCGTGTAACTTCCGCTCTCTGTAAAGTAATTCTGACTTGTCGCTATCCACGCATAGGTATCGTTACATGGTACCATCCATGATACGGTGCCGCTCGAACTTGTCACGCCCGAACTTATGTTGTCTTCCACAGTTACGCCAGAAATAGGAGAACCGCTTTTTGTACGCACGTTATATGTAACCTGGCATTTGTTGCGCGTCATTACGACATTAACATATTCGTCGCTATTACTTATGCTCACAGAACCGTTCTGGCTCTGATATCCGGCTTTTGACGCCTGCCAGCTTAATGTCTGAGGCGGTACGTATGTTCCGAATACCGCACGCCCGGCTCCATCCGTGTTCTTTGCCGTACCTCCGCATACAATACGTACCCCTCTTATGGATATCCCTTTCTCGTCCACCACGTCAAAAATAACTTTATAGGTATTTACGCCAAGAACTATCGTCGCACTTGTATCGTATTCTCCTACAGTCACATAGGTACTGTTCTCGTTGTATTGAGGCAACTTGCTTGCCGTAGCCGTACCAGAACTTCCTGCCTCCACATTGAAGGTCGTATATCCCTGCCCATCGGAATACTGTGTCATTCCGTTAAACGTCACCTGTGCACCGCTTATACCTATATTGCTACCATTAACAACCTGTATTCTCACATTCACCCTCTTTACGGTAAAGTTGATAGGAACACGGGTGTCTGAATTGTACACGGTAAACGAGTTCACCACGTCATAGCAATAGGGATAAGTTGCCACATAGTCGTATGTGCCCGAAAACAATTGTGTAGATACCAAACCAAGCTCATTTGTTACGAGTTCTTCTGTCTGTCCCACAATGTTTATTTTGGCTCCCGAAGCCTGGACAGCCCCTATCGAAGCGTTGAATGTCACGTTGAACGGAACCGCGGACTTCTCGCTCATTTTTATGGTGTACTCGTTTTCTCCTGGCTTTATGTTGACATTACCCTTTGCTGGGTTATAGTCTTGCTGTGAGGCACTCCATTCCCATACACCAAGTTCTAACGTCCAACTTGCAGCAATACCGTTGTTGTTGGAATATCTCGTCTCCCCGTTTATCGTCACCACTGCATTCTGTATAGGCTGTTCTGTCTCTACGTCAAGAACTTTTACCGTCAGTTTTCCGGTCTGCTTAACAAGGTCTACCGTTATGGCTAAAGGCTGGTTTATCAAAACTGCCGTTCCAGTTCTCGGTTCGTACCCCTCTTTATTTACACTCCACGGGTAACTGCCTGGTACACGGTTAAATACCGCGTTTCCGCTCCCATCCGTATTGACTGTCTGTTCTCCTTCTCCCACTCCAAGCACAACGGGCTGGTTCCTTACTGGCTGATTATTCATCCTCACAGTAAAGATGATATCATAGGTGACAAGCTTCAATTGCACGTCCACGCGCTTGTTCTCCCCGTTCACCGTCACTACACCCTGCTTGGTATAATATCCTTCTTTCTGTACAGTCCAGTTATAGCCGCCCGATATCCGGACAAACTGCGCTTGTCCTCCACTCGTGCTTATCGCTTCCGTTCCTATCGTTACCAAAGCATCGTCTAATGGAGTGTTGTCCTCGTCCGTCACATAGAAGTCAATCAAGTAACCCATCTGCACCAAGTCAACTTCTATCGTCACGTCCTGGTCGATAACTTCTACGGTACCGTCCTTTGCATAGAATTCGGTCTTTGTCACCTTCCAGTTATATTCCCCTGCTATGTCTATGAACGTCACAACTCCGTTACTTGCCGTTTGCAGCGTCGTTCCATTGAACGTCACGTCTGCCTTTGACACTGGCAAGCCGTTGCTTCTCACAATAAAATTTATCTTATATTTCGGTATAGGGTGGAACTGCACGTCAATAACGGCATTGCCGTATATTGTGAAGTCATTTTCTACCGTCACATATTCTTCCTTAACAACCTTATAATGATACGTTCCTGCCGGATATACGAACCCGGTTGCAAGACCCTGCGCATTAGAACTTCCGGTCTGATTAGGAATTCCCTCACCCGTCACCAATACGGATGCGCCCGATACTGGTTCCACACCATCCCTTATACGGAAAGTCACGTTATAGTAAGGTATCTTTTCCATCTCGATTTCGATATTGGTAGAATCCACTATTTCAGCATTTCTTCTTACTGTATAATAGTCCTCGTATTCTGCCACATATTCATATATACCAGGAAATACCTCGAATGTCGCTATACCGTTGCTTCCGGTATATTGCACCTTTCCTGCAAAGGACACTTTCACGTTCTGCATCCAGTCTTTTGTCTCCTTGTTGCGCACAAAGAACGTAACCACCCGTTCATAGGCGGCTCCCATTAACTGTACATATTCTACAGCATCCTTGTCCACCAATAAGGTGTTTTCCACGCTTTCAAAGTTTTCTGCTTCCACCTCGTAATACCATTGTCCGCGCGGCAGCGTTATCTTCGCCTCACCGTTAACGTCCGTTATCAGTTCTTCCCCGTTTACCGTTATCTTCGCATTGGGTATATACTTATTCCGGTTTGAAAATACCTTGAACAATATCTGATATTCTTCCTCTCCTACATAAGGACGTATCAATTCACTGCCGAATATGTTCTTATATCCAACAAGGTAATTTTTTAGGAAGGTCTCTACGGTGAACTGTCTCTGATATGCGTTGTTCTTGTAGTAGGCGGCTATAATATCGCGTTCACCCAAATATCCTTGTGAAAACGGCAGATATAAGGGTTTCACATGAAAATCGTATATATATACATACGGGTGATTCCCGACCGTTCTTTCCTGGATAAATATAGGTGCGATATACTTCATTCCCGGCATTATCGACAAAGCACGTCCAGACGGGAAATTAAGCGTAGGTGCGTTCAAAAACTTCTCGTTCGTTGACAGCAGTATTCCTTTTATGTAGTAATACATGCCCTCGTTCTTTATGTCTAAATATTCGTTTTCGTGGAACCATAGAGAGCTTCCGGTTATCTGTCCGTTTTCCAATATCCCCATAGGCAATGGCTCGCCATCTACCGTTTCATAGCCTGCTACTCCAAACTTTAGGTTTTCATTGTCTGTAGCCGACACCTTTACTTGCAATGATATTTCATAGGATAGGTTCGGGTCTATAATTATAAGCTTGTCCAAATCCACCCTTCCGTCTATACCCACGGCTTGGTTGCCAAAAAATGTCATAGCGTTGAATATCTCTCCATCATTCCCGTTTTCGTCCTGCGTTATACTTATACTTTCCGGTATCAATAGAGGATAATTATTCAAATCCTCTACTCCTTTTGTATATTCATACGCTTTTGATACATTCATTACCGTATTCGTCCGGTCACATGTAGGCGAACTATGTCCCATCGCCCACCCCGTAGCTTCCGGTCTCAACAAGGCAAATATAAACTCGTCCAACGAATTGTATCTTATCAGTCGCAACAATTCTCCCAATATCTCGCCTTCCTTGCTTATGATGTCAAGTCTTCCACGCTTTGAATATTCTTCCAGGTAATTATAAAATAGGTATTTCATCTGTTCCTGGCTGTCCACCATGTTAGTAACAAGACCTCTGTTCTGAATAAACATCTCGAACAAAATCTGATTCGTGTCTATCTTTTTGTATTGTCTTGCATACAGAACTATCAAAGCGAATATATGGGTTATGGTTCCCCAGAATGCACGGAAATCCTCGTTCTCTTTCTTCTTTAGGAATGTAGGCAAAATTCCCCTTCCTTCCAGTTTTTCAAGTACATTTTCTGCCCACCGTATTACTTCCTTGTCGTTTTCCTCGAAAAAACGACTGAAAGGCAAATTATCATATATAGGTGTGGACTGGGGTAAAAATAATCCCCCACACGGGTTTTCTTTCTTCTGTTTTACTTCCATGTTGAACTACAATTAATTGCACGGTAAAAATACGATTAATTTTGGATATTACGAAAACAAACACGACGAAAAATACTGTAGAACCGTTCCACTACCTCAATCTCTCTCATCAAAGACCAGTCCATAACAATAGAGGCTCTAAAGGTAGGGGTGTGGGTGAGTGATGAATGGAGTGGTGGAGATGCTGTCGCCGTTACAAGAAAAAATTCATATACTGGGTTAGTGTATTACAACAATATAACAAGTTCAGAAGTAACAGAAAATAAAAGATATCCAAGTTCTTCTTGTTCTATGGTCTTAACTTACAATACAAATGACAGCTCTGTAAACCAAGATGTTCCGCAAGGTAAAACAATTATTTCTTTGGGAATAGACCCATATAATTTTTTATATACACGTACGAGTGTTTTGGTTCCAGGACTTCCTAATGTCTTTAGTGATAACATATTGTCGGGATATTATTATATGCAAGGAAGCTTGTATCTCAGTAAAAGTTCTGACGGTGATTTTCAAAATATTGTAGGAACCTTTCTCAGTAATTCTTCTGCATATAGAATAACATGGATGGAATTTAATGTAAGACGTGGAAGTCTAAATTATCTCAAATTTGAGATTTTTGGCCAAGAAGATAATTGGATATTTAATTTTAGCAATAATTATTCTATACGCAATTCTATCACACAACTTTTTACAAGAGACGAATCAGATATTATATATAATGAATATTCATATAATAACTGTTATATTACACCGATATATAATTCAGCAATCAATCTGGTAAGATTTAAAATTAACTCATGGAGCATAGGTAGCGGTACAACAGGTCATCAATTCGACATAAATTCTTCGGTGACAGTTTCAAAAGTATTCAAAATCCTTTTTTATAAAAAACTACATATTGATTATAAAAATAGAATATTAATAATATTAGGTTTCGGCCCAGATTCATCTGCTACATCAAACCCTGGAGGAATTAATATGGTTGGGATATTTATATTTAGAGGTGCTCCTACATGGAATTATATAGATGATAATCAAGGAAATAATTTTTGGTTTTTTTACAATAATATTCCTTCTGCAATTACAGATGATTTTGGTTTGAATGCTTGGGTAACAACAGATATGAAGACACTGATGTATTGCAAAAGGGGGAATTACGGAATAGGGAAAGGTATTAATACAGTTACAAGTTCAAATTCACTTTTTAGCGTAAATATTGGTTGGAATGAGATAGCTACTTATTCCATTAACGATAGCTCTACAGCAGATTTAAGAAATACACTTGCAAATTATTATGTACTTGAAATTCAGTTTAATAAGAATGAAAATAAAATGATTGTTCTCTGTAACGATACAGTAGGAGCACAAGGAGGAAAGACATTAGACCAATATATAGAAGGTATTCATCCAACTCATTTATTTACATTTATGTATAATGGTAAAAAATGGGTAAATATACCTTATAGTACAGTAGGATTTACTAATTTCTGGAATAAATATATATCCTCTGGAAGTTCTGGTGCAAAATACAAACCATTCTTTAATGTCAATCCTAATTATCTTGGTTCTTGGGATATGAGTTATTCCTTCCCTTCATATAACGAAAATACGACAGCTTATTACGCTAAACTGACTTTCGGAGACTAATAAATAAGTGTTCATATTAATTAAAGAGTAACTATATACCATTTACATCAAGAATGTTTAGGTATATAGTTACTCTTTATTAAATCAATCACCAAATGTCAGACTATATTCATAAGCTGTTGGTTCATAAGTTGAATATTTTGCTGGATAGACAAAAGAAATATTTCTGTTACTATCATATATACCAGTAACACCCATAACATTAAAATAAGGTTTGTAATCGACAAACGTTCCACCGCCAGGTATTGTCTTATAATTATCATATCTATTCCACAACGTACTCATTCCTACACTCTCTTTTGAAAATTCCATCCATTTCTTTCCGTTATAAACAAAGCAATATAAATAATCTGGACTGATAAAAGAATAATAAGTATCTTGGTCTAATCCAGAACCTATCAGACTGTTACATAATACAATCATCTTATAGTCAGTGCTATTGAAAATAATATCAAGAACGTATTTATTAGCAACTGCATTTCGTATTTCCAATGTTGAATCATCATCTATATAATAAGTAGTTAAAGACCAGCCAGTTTTCCCAATAATAGGTGTTGCACTCTTTACAGTAACGAGGCCCTTTCCATACGGTTTGTCTGTTGTTCCATACAAAACAGCAAACATCCATTTCAGATTACTTGAAACCCACATATTATTACCCATTTTGTCAGTAAATGCAGCCGGGAAATTGTCATATACAGACCAAACATTATTGGCGATTGAACCACTTCTTATATGACTCCATTCTGAACTTTTAAACGATAACACAGCAGCATGGCATTTATTATTTACATCATTTCTTTTACCATATACCAGTACGGAAAGTTCGTGACTACTTTGTGTAAACAAGAATCTCTTTACAGCACCAGAACTTACTCTCGAATTACCACTAATTTGAAGACGGTTTCTGCTCCAAAGACTCCCAGGTGTATTCTGATAATCTATAGAATAACTTATTACATAATCAGTAGATTCGAAACAATCCATTCCCGTTACTATATAAATATAATTATCATCCTGGTTTTCTCCATAATTCAATAAAGGAACGTAATAATTCTTGTAACAAAAATTATTTAAAATATCTTTTATGTATGGCAAATCATCATAACTAACTTCTTGCAAAAAATATGTAGATTGTTGCATTTGACCAGTCTGTTTTAAAATTCTTATTTGACAATAATAAGCCGCTAATGAATATCTTGTTACACTATACATTACAAAAGTGTAATTATAAGAAGCTTCACCCCAAAGAGACAGATAAAGAAAATCTGCCATTAAGACTTCACTTGAACTAAAGTCAGTTCCGATATTATATTGAAAAGAACCATTGGAAGAAGTTGTTATTACAGAAGCATTTATAAATGGAGCAGCAATTCCAGGTCTTGAAAATGAATATAAGAATTTTTTTACCGTATAATTTGAAGTATTTACATCAGACGGTATATTCATCATAAATGCTTGACTACTGCCGATATGAGCTATATAATCAGACCCTCCATTTTCTCTATTTATACCAGTATAAAAACTTTCGTTATTTTTAAATCCAAAATACACACTTCCACTATCAACCCACACCCCTACCTTTAGAGCCTCTATTGTTATGGACTGGTCTTTGATGAGAGAGATTGAGGTAGTGGAACGGTTCGGATAATTCCATGTTCCTGTTCCGTTTCCTCCCCAGGTCGTGCTACCTCCTGCTTCCCACCAATAATTGCCCGGCTTTATCTTCAGTACCACCTGTCCGGACGAGTTTGTAGTGCCGCTATATGTCGTGCTGGTGTTGTTACTTGACAGCTTCACTATTACACCACTTCCTACTCTTGAACCTGTACTCGCGTTGTTTACGTTTATTGTTATTGTCACTTCCGACGGTACCAGCTTGATTGTAAAGTTAGAGGTGTTCGTGTTGGTGGTGTTTAATGTCACGTATCTTGTCGCACTTACTATGTATCTGTTTGTCAGTCCAGATATATATACTGTCGCCTGTCCTGCACTGTTTGTCGTTACAGTCTGTACTGCACCATCTCCTGCGCCTCCAACAACATTACTACCGTTTATACCATACATCTTTATTGTGGCTCCATTTACAGCCGCATTTGTATAGCTGTTCTGTACAGTCACTACAATACCCTTTATCGCATACGAACATAAAGGCGCTGAACTTGTGACACCCGGTATATTGTTAAAGTTGTACGTAGGAGTGACAGAATATACGGAAGCAGTGTTGGTAGAACTTCCGGTTCTGAAATATGTCGCTACTGCCGTACTTATTGTCGTTGCTATACCTGCAATGTACGTGTAGTTTCCTATATCATAATATGTCGCACCCGATTTTACCAAAGTTACTGTTGTCGCCACTCCTCCAGTGGTATATACTGGCTTCAATAAAGTATTTACGGCCCAATATTTGAATGCCGTTCCTGTAGCTGGTGTTTGGAAATAAAATACATTACCTACAATCTTCGTCAATCTTACAGCATTCTGTGTAGTTGTTGCTGTAGGCATTGTTATCGTGGTACTTCCATTTACCCAATAACTTGTTCCTCCACCCCATGACAATGTATATGAACCTGCTATCATGGGTCCGAAACTCACCTGTCCGCTACTGTTTGTCGTTCCCGTGAACGTGATAGAAGAAAGGCTCTTGTTCGTCAGCGTTACCGGACATCCGTTCGCATTTCCTTTTACGGCACTCTGATAATAGTCCTTTATTGTTATAGTGATAGAAGAACTTGTCTCACTCATTTTCAAGTTCAACGGACTTGCTTGTGCTGCCGATAATGTACCGGATAACGCATTGTAATTTGTTTTCGAGAATGAGTAGCTTCTACTTATACCACTTCTGTATACAGTCCAGTTACCACTGGAATCAGTCGTTCCAGTCTGTCCTAAATAGGAACATGATACTCCACTTATATTTGTCCCATAATTAGAACTCTTTATGTTGAATGTCAGACGTGCCGTCACATTCAATGTCATAATCCATTGCTCGTTTTCACTCGTCCATGTATGACCCTGGCTTGCATTGCTGTAATAGCTTGCGTAATTCTTTGGTGTATAGGTGTAGCTTATACCTGCATATACAGTATTCGTTTTCTTTCCGTTTGCGTCCAGTGTTATTTCTCCTGCCGGAGCATTTGAAGTAGACGGAACACTTCTTACTATCACCGCATTACTCAATGTATATTCATTGCTACCTACTGATTCCCTAACAATCAATGTTACTGTTCTTGTCGTCCTGTTCATCGTCACTGTATAGGGTGATGTCTGTGTGGCGGTAACTGTTCCTACGTAGTTGTTGAAATACTGTGCCGTGGCGGTCATTTGTCTGTCTAATCCGCTTCTATAGAAGCTTCCTCCAGACGGAAGTGTCTGTCCGAAATAGGTTATCGTTCCTGCAAGTGCATTACTTGTATTGTAGATATTCGCTACTGTATTAATGGTTATCTTTTGGTTACAAATCAGATATATTCCCTGGAACTGTCCTGCTGCTGTATAAGTCAGTGCAGTATTTGGATTACTGTAATAATTAGCTCTTGTTGTCGGTGTGAATGTTACTGGCGTACCTAAATAGCATACAAAAGACACATTACCGTTTGTATCAAGTGTCAAAGGACTTGTAGAAGCTGCCGGACTGAAATTCATCTTCATAGACGCATAAGTTGCCATCGTGAAATTAAACGTGTCTGTTCCAGAAGCCGCCTTTCTTGTCACTGTTACAGCATTTGTATTAGAATTATTGTACCATCTTATTCTGTTCGAGCCTTCATTGAACAAAAAGTCTTTATTGCCAGACAACATTCTATCAAAAGTACACTTACTTAAAATCTCGGCATCCGATTTATTCTGAACATTGCTTCCGGTTATGTCGAATACCGTTGCCATTTCGAGATACCATGTAATCGGTCTACTTCCACCCTCTATATAGAAAAAATTGGTTGTTGAAAACCTTCCAGTAGAACCGCATCTTACATAGTAGGCATAAGTGTACCATCCTCCTGTTCCTTTTCCGTCATTTGAATTAACCCATTTTCTTATAGGGTTGTCACCTGTTGCATTACTTGCAAAAATAAGCTTTCTATCAGCCGGAATCTTTGCTCTAAAATACGCCACAAACTCCTTATTTGCTGCTGTTGGTGTACCAAAATAGAAGCCACCTAATCTAGGAGTTACAGCAGAACTTGCATCCGTAGTGATTTCGAGCATGTATTTAGGAGTAACCCGAACAACTTCACTCACTCCAAGACTTACTGTCGCGGTTGAACGCGTCATTACCGCGTTGAACGGAGACGCGGTGTCTGACGTTATACTGCCTCTATAATTACCGTGATATGTCGCTGTAATATCTACATTTCTTGTTACAGAACTCCTATACAATGATACATTACCGCTATTGTCCGTTGTCCCTGTCTGATGAAAATATGATACGGTAGCTCTACTCAAATTTGTTCCGCTCGGTACATTCGATTTGACATTAATCGTTATCTTTGCTGTTACCGTCAAATCCATAGTCCATGACTGATTGGCGGCTGTATAGGTGTGTTTCTGTGTCGGGTTGCTGTAAAATTCCGGATGTCCCACTACCGTAAACGTCATTTCCGTACCTATATATCCATTGAATGTCACTGCACCGTTCGCATTTGTAGTAAGTGTTCCGGTTGCACTTCCTACCGTGTATTTTATCTGTAAGTTCTGATAATAAGTTGTTTGTGCTGGCGTTATTTCTCTTACTACAAGTGTAACCGGATTGGCTGCACGTGTCATTACAACATTGAACGGATTTGGTGAATTGTAAGCTATCTGTCCGGTATAAGATTCCAGATTTGAAGCACTTACTGATATATTACGTGGGTCTGAACCACTCCAATAAAAGACTGCGTTTCCGCTCGCATCCGTCGTTTTTGTCTGTGTAAAATAGTTTATCGTAGCTCCCTGTACATTCGCGCCAGGCACATTGTCTTTCACATTTACGGTTATCTGTTTCGCACAAGTAAGATTCATGTTCCATTTCTCACCTGCCGATGTAAATGTATGGGTTTGAGTTGGATTACTATAAAATACCCTTCTGTTCTCTGCTACTATTGCAAATGTGATAGGAATGCCGATATATGCCTCAAATGTATTTGTACCACTACTAATAGTTCCGTTTCCTGCTGCTGATGTATAATTAAGAGTAAAATTATAACCACCGTCCAAAATTACACTCGCACCACCTGGTATTACTTCATACTGCTGTACCGTCACTACATGTTTGTTTCTCAACATCGTGACATTGAGTGGTGAAGCCGTGGTAGGTGCAATGGTTCCATTTACTGTACTATAATCCTCTTTATCCAAAGAATAGTCCTTTGTCAGTGCTGACCGGAACAATGAAGCGTTACCGCTTGCATCCGTCGTCACTATCTGTTCGTTGTAAGCTACCGTTACTCCCTGGATATTGTTTTTCACATATACATCCTTTACATTGACCGTTATCTTTGAGGTCACATTCAAGTTGAACGGCCATATCACACCGTCTTCGGTCCATGTATAGGATTGTGTCGGGTTGCTATAAAAAGCCGGGTATGAATCAGTCGTAAACGTGTATTCCAATCCCTTTATTAATAACTGATTGGTATAACCGTTCTCATCCAAAGTAAGCTTTATCGTTCCTGCCTTGGAAGTCATTGTAATAGTCTGATTTGACAGATACGCCCTTCCTGCCGTACCATACACCTCCGAAACTTGAATACCTGCGTTAATCAATTCATATTGCACTTCTACATCCAACACTGTACCACTTTCACTTTGAGGATGGAAGAATGTGTCGGATGAAACCTCACCTGCAAGAACATCATAGGTGTATTCTCCTACCGGAACATTCGGCATGACTATCGTTCCTTCCACATTCGTCTCGCCCTCAAATACAATGTCCGGCAATGCGTTGTTTGTCACACGTACCAAAATTCCGTCCGGTGGCAAAACTCCTTGTGTTGACACATGGAAAGTGACCGGGTACTCCTTCGCCTCCAATTCAATATCCATTCTTGTTTCTGTTCCGGTAGGCTTGAAATTCCCAGTCTTGGTATTGTAATGCTGCTTGCTTACACTGTAAGACATATTTACCGGAGATATGTACATTTGCACTATCCCGTCCGTATTGGTCGTTCCTGTCTGGTTCACAGACATTCCGTTGAACGTCACTGATGCGCCACTTAACTCACCATACAGATTGGATGTGATATATACCGGAATTCTCTTTGAACATGTATATACAAGGTCTTTTGTGTTTGCATCTTTATAATTGACTGTAGCTATTGCACCGTTTCCAGAATAGAATCCTATTGGTTGCACCTGGAAACGTTCTGCAATTCCTGCATACACTGTTTTTGTAAATTGTCCGCTTGCATTCGTCGTTACATTCGCACCCGAAGATGTACTATTGTCGTTGTAATAGCATGCAAGCACAAGACCTGTCTTTACCGGATTTGATGCTGTAGTCGAAATAGAGGGTATTATTTCCTTTACCGTGAATGTGACTGATTTCGTTCTTCTTGTTAATACTGCTGAATGCGTCTTGTCCGTAGGCAGATAGATATTTTCTGTCTTACCGTCGAAATTACTGTTTCCACCTCCATAGGTTATCGTATAATTTCCAGGCGGTATATTGAAATTTCCATTTCCTTGTGATGTCAATTGTCCGCTTGCATCCGTTGTTCCAGAAAAACTATATGATTGTGAAGATGTTCCGCTCCATGCACTCGTAACCGTTACCGGACAACTTTCTGCCGCCTTGGAATAGGGGTTACTTGCTGTTAATGTCAGACTGAATGTCATTGCAGCATAACCCATGATTATATCCATATAATCAGCCGACAACGGGGGTGTGAATGTTCCAGTCTTTTTCGTATGGTCTGTTACTGTACACTCATAGCTCATTGCAATAGGTGAAATGTACACTCTTGCCGAACCATCACTTCCGGACGTAACGGTTTGAGGCAGTGACATTCCGGACACCTTTATAGTCGCATTTTCAAGCGGTCTTAGGGTATTCTGCTGTTTTACTCTCAATTCAAGCCTTTTTGAAGCCGTTATTTCCATCAGTGTAGGTACACTCGCACCGAAGCCCCAGTTCTTAATCAGCAAGCCGTTGTTCTCGTAGAAACCTTTCTCCTTTATTGTCAACTGATAGTCAATACCCAACATCACTTCCGGAAATATCTTTCCTGCCGCGTTCGTCGTATATTCCCGTACATTATCATTGTACATATTTTTTACCGAAACGACAATTCCGTCCTTAACCGGATTGAAGTTCAGAGCAGCTTTCTGTTCAGCAGTTATCTTTACAGTCACCTGGCTTACCGGAGTCGTTATCGTCACATCCACATAGAAAGTTCTCGGCTGTGCATCACGTGTCACATTCGGCTGCACTGTCAACATCGTACCTTCCAAAGAAGCTATTTCGTCATTCGATACGTTGAATACCAATTCTGCACCTCCACTTGCAAAATCGTATGGCTCGTCCTCACCGCCAATTTCTGCACGTCGAAAAGTTTTTACATGTTCCATCAAATCAAACGTCACCCCTTTGTTAGGAATAACGAAGTTTTCCGGTGTATGAACTATGTAATAATAACTGTCATTAGATAACGTCTCAGCCGTATTTTCACCACTGAACCTTACTGTAGTAGCATCACCGGACACACCGGGGATATTCTCTATTACGTCAACTTCCGGTTCGATTTCCCTTCTTGTCATAGTAAAGGGAAGGTCTATATCCTTCAATTTTTCAAGCGTTATCGACTGGTTTTCTACCGCATCATAATATCTGTGTGTCGCATTCCAAGTATATTCCCCTGCTTCCGCTCCAAGCTGCAATACACCTATATCATTCGTGTAACCGGAATCCACCTTAATTCCAGTTCCCTTGTTTATCAATTCGATATATACGCCGGAAATAGGAGCCTTCGTTATCGCGTCCGTTGCAGTGTATGTTATTACCGTATCTCTCAATTCCAAGTAAATTGTTTCCGGCACGTCCTGGTCTTTGATAGTCACAGTTCCGGTATATCTCTTATAGTTTCTGTGCGTTACCGTATATTCATAGTCACCGTTTCCAAGTGTTACGCTTGCAACACCGTTGACGTTCGTTACACGCGTCTCTCCGTTTATCTGCAATTCTGCACCCTGGATATAGTTACCGTTTTCAATGTCCCGTACAGTCAAGCGGAATGTATAGAAAGCTTGTTCCAATTCCACAATTTTAGAAACTTCCGAACCTTCCACCACTACAAAATCATTAACGGACATATAACCGGACTTGAAAACCGTATATTCATAGGTTCCGTTCGGCAAACTTATAATCGCTATACCTTCCTTGTCGGTCAGATAGGTAGAACCATTTATCTTTATCGTTGCTCCTTCCAGAACCATGTGGGTAGCAGAATCCAGCACCGTAAACTTTATCGCATACGGAATTGCCGTCATTTCGACGAGAATACAATTAGGGTCTTCCCCAACAATCTCAATTTCCTTTACAAGGTCTTGATAGTCTTCTTTTGCAACCCTCATTTCGTATTTCCCGGTTTGCAATCCCATACTTGCCTGCCCTTCGTTATCCGTCTTTTCCTTTATGTCATTTATTGTGATGTTTGCTTCCGGAATGTAAATACTTCTGTTTCTGTCAATTACAGCAAAATTTACATTCATTTTTGTAAGAAACATTCTTTGAAATATGTCTACTGGCTGATTTTCGACCGTAAATACGCTTTCTATGGTCTGGAAACCCGACTTTTCAAGCTTGTATTCGTAGGTTCCCGGCTCCAGGTTAATGACTGCCTGCCCCTTATCGTCCGTTTCTGACGTGTAAACGCTTGTAGTTACAGTCACTCCCTGCAAGGGCGCTTCACCTTCATATACAGTAAACGTAACCGGATAGGGTGTTGCAATAAAATCATTTATGTTTATGTAAATAGGATTGTTCAGAACAACAAACTCCCCTGTCTTCTGTGTCCAGTTCGTTTTTGACAATATGTATGTGTATTCCCCATTTTCCAAAAGAATGTTTGCCGTACCGTTACTGTCCGTAATGATTACCTTGTTTCCTATTGTTATATATGCGCCCGGTACGGCTACATTCTTGGTATTGGTTACGGTAAATGAACACAAATATTTCTGTGACGCTATAACCGATTGAGAACCTTTATATATGTCGCTTTCTCCTGCCGGATAAAAAATATTGGACAAACTGCTGCCCGAATCATACAGAATATTCCCTTCCAAGTCTCGCATTCTGAATCCCTTGATACGCGGCAACATGTTCAAAGGCACCTCTTCGTCAAAATAGGGAAAGAAATATTCGTCCGGTACATACTTAACGCCTTCCGCAGTCTTCACCACTTCCAGCAAATCATCCCATTCTACCTTTTTGCCTGCTTCCCAGAAACGGAAATCCAGATACTTCGTCATTGCAATCTGGATATTTTTTCTTACATCCGCAATCACTGCATTAGGCGACAATTCCACACGGAAATCCACCCCCTCTTCACCGCCTACATACATCCATTTTGCATTTTCTATCACAATTCCAAGCGTATTCCCTTGCAAGTCAAGTTCGGTCAGTCCGAAATAGGGTGTAGCTTTTGTAAGCAATTCTTCCAATTCATCATCCGTAAAGAAAGACCCGTTTTGGGTTACAAGGTAAATGTGTGTCTTTCCGTCCTCACCCAGCCCAACATTCATTACCTTTAAAATGCGCGGGTCTAAATCCTGGAATATTTGCGTCCAGCCTTCCATAGTGTCAGTGGAAAGCTTGTTATTATAATTTATTATTCTGTTTCTGAATGTCTCGTCGTCCTCATAATCACGTCCACCGATAGCCGCATATTCATTCGTGCACTCTATATGTGTCAATGGTCTTGGCGATACTTCCGTAATACTGTTTGCCTCCACATTGGTAGCAGACCCAGTGATAACGCTTCTTACACTGATATATCCATATCCCGACTTATCAACCGTAAAAGGTTGGTCTACAGTAAATTGCACTCCGTTCTTTGAAATAAACTTTGTTCCTACCTCATAATGCGTGCCAGGCTCGGCAAAAACACGTACATAAGTAGAGGAGCCAAGCGCTTCTTTTCTCGGACTTACACCGAACAACGCGGCCGATTTGTCCAGATAATCGCCTGTTGCCGACTTTGGGAAAATCTGCGCCTCCACTATGGCAATATCCTTTATCGCTTTTTGCGCCACCTTTGCGGTACCATAAGCGACGCCATTAAGTACAGAACCGTCCGCAATGTTTGAAACACGGTCGGTCTTGTTTAAAAACATTTCAATCCACAAATTCTTTAAATTTGCAATCGTATTCGCTGTCTTAGTAATCATTTTTGAATATATTTAAATAGGAACATTAATAACAAAATCTTCTCTCGTCACGGTTGTAGCCTTTACCTTCATAAATACCGCGTCTTCTTTTTTTACCAAATCCAAAAGCTCTGCACTCGCCCATCGGTTATCCCTTTGGAACATGTTCATAAGAGCCTTAAATATCACCGGATATTGTATTGCGTTCGTTGTCTGTCCGATAAAATCGGATGGTAACCCGTAATCCTTGAATTCCGGAATACAGCCTTTCAAGGCTTCCAATATAATTTTCAACGCTTGTTCCATAGACGTACCGAATTTCTTCACCTTCAAATCGTCATTCTTAAACTCGAATTCGGTATCTATGTCTTTGCCTAACACATTCTCCCCTACAAGCGTATCTACCACATTATCCACATAATTCACACCGACATTCCGAAGATTCACGGCAAATGTATTACTTCCCCGTCCTGCTTCATAATCTTCTTCTATGATGTATTGTGGTGTAGTTATAGAAGTCCAGTCGTCTTCCGGGTCTGTCATTGCAATTTCTTCCGCAACATTCTCGAATGTTTCTCCTGTCCTTAACTGCTTGTCAAGTTGTAGGGTGTTCTGTCTTCCTATGGTTGCGCTTCTTAACCACCTGTCAGAATTTTTTATTGTCAATATCTTTGTTTCCACTTCCGAAAAGTTGTCTAATATTTCCCACATAGAAATATCGTCCAACTTGTTTTCGTGAAGCTGGAACATAGGCTCTACGATATTAATTTGCGCTATCATCTTATCCAACTGATAGAATGATTCTGCATTCAGTTCTCCTCCCTGGTAATAATCCACTATATAGGGGTAATGATTATTACAAAAATCAACATAATCCTGGAAGAACTTCTTTATGTCGTACCCTGTAATATTCTTGAATTTGGCGTATGCCGTTTCCATTACTGCATCCATCCTTTATCCTCCTTTTATAACAACGTTGCTAAAGAAGCCGCCAAATCGTTCACACCTTTCTGTATTGCTGCGGCCGTACAAATTTTAGTAAGTGCTGTTTTTGCTTTCTGTTCTCCTGCCACCGCTTCTATAGGGGCTATCGCTGTCATTGTAAGCGAATATTCCCATATCATATTACGCTGTAAACTTTGGTTCAGTACCAATCCAGTAGGAGGGACAGTCACTAAATAACTCTCACCCAAAGCCATATTATAGAAGTAAAGACGAAATGGCAAACCGTCCTTATCCACACCATTACTTTTTGATATGATAGCTTGTAATATTTTCGTACATCCATACCCGTTCTTGACGGACGGGTCGAACGAAGCTGACTTCAAAGAGTTCGTATTTTTCCCCGAAATATCGCTCAAACTCCATTTCCCAGCCGATAGACTATAGGCCGCTCCTGCCAGACTTGACGCACCGCCACCAAGCGACAATAGCAATTTAAATGTTCGTCCAAAATCGCCTCTTATTGTAATGTCCTGTGGTACAAAGGTAGGAGAAGACAATACCGTTACGCCTCCTGCCGTGTTCCTTATATTTTCCCTCTTCGCTTCCGTCTTGCTTATCGCATTCGGGGTGATGGGAAATGTGAAAAAATCTATCGTATTATTCTTTGAATCTGCCAGTTCAAGTGTACAGAGATATACCTCAAAATCGTTCGGAAATTGAGATGCTAATATAGCTCTTCCAGCCGTCTCTATCAAAGACCCTGCTTTTTGTATTGCTGCCTGCGCGACGTTTGCCATAATCTTTTCTTATCGTTTTCAAAAATACGAAATAATTATCAATCCGAAAAAGTTACCGTGCTTTTTATTCCATCAAACTGCAATGGGTTAACTGCCGCTACCGCACCGACCCCGGCACCGAATCCGGCTTTACCCCCGTCCATCGCTGCTGAACCTGCAAGCGCTGTTTGCCATGCGTTCTTTAGCGTCATTATCTGGTTCTCCACATTATTCAATAGCTGTATCAAAGTGTTCGCCAGTGTTAAAGGCTCCTTCGCATTGTTTATGTTGACCTTCTGTCCGGTCATAAGCTTTATTAGATTCTGCGTTAACTGAATCATTTCCGTATCGTTGTCATAACCCAATACCACACCGTTATCGTCTATAGTCATATGGCTTTTCCCGTCGTGAAAATTAACATCCACAGTGTTAGGGTCGGCCTTTATTACGGTTGTCTTGTCCTGGGTCTTCCACGTAAAATTGGCTCCCTCCATGTTCATAGTAAAACGCCTTATCTCCTTATCCTTTTCTTTCACGTCCTCGACCACGTTAACGACTTCCGCAATGACTTCGTTATATCCGGTTACCTTCACCTTCTTGGAAGCCACTATCTCGGCTTCTCCCGAACTCTGCAATCTTATCTTATGTTTTTCGTTACCTCCTAATGTAACGTTGAAATTTACGGGCTTCTCTATAGAGGTAAGGTTCATGTTCCATTCCTGGTTGCGTGGGTCTATCGTCATAGACATAGTTACTCCTTCCACCTGTTTTTTCATCCGTATAACATCCTCGCTCCATGCCGGAACCTCATCATTCCCTATAAAGGTGCCTATGACTGTAGGCTGGTTAAGAAAATCGCTGCTCGCTATCATTACCTGGCATCCCTTCTCACCCGGTTTTTCGGGAAACCATATGTTATTGATAGCCTCGTTGGTAATACGTGCATCATTACGGAATATACCGCCTTCCATCATCACGGCAACTATATTCGTTCTGAATACCGTATCTATATACGCTTCCCTACCTACATCCGTAGGTATCATTATATACCCCTTCATTATAGGCGGCAAATTGTTACTGCTTATTCTTGGTGCTCCTCCTGCCATTACTCAAGTCCTCCAAAAAATTTCCTGTTCAAAAAATAATCAAACTGCTGCTTGTCAACCGTCGGGTTGTCATAGGATGTTATCTGTCCGCTTTCCGCTTCCTTCGCCTTCTGTCTCAAACCGCTTAAATCCACCAACTTAAAGTAATCGGGTGTAAATCCGGACGCTGATTTTTCAGAAACCGAATTGTCGTTTCTTTTTACCGCTTCCATCAGATTTCCTTTAAGTATAGGTACATAGAATCCTCTTTCCACCTGTAAAACGGTACGCCTGTCTACCCCGTCACGGTTAAATGATATAGTGTTGGTTACGTTCGTCACATAGAAAAACTCGTTCGTACTTTGGTTCAGCACGAAAGTTCCCACCTTTATGCGTCTGTCCCCGTTTATCTCTATCGTTCCGCACCGGGTAAAAGGTACATACATGTTGCTTTCGACAAGATAAATCAAGTCATTCAGCATTGTTGCTTGGTAGGTAGAAAATATCTTCTGGTTTTCCGCTCCGTTCTGTATCATGCGAATACAGTACATGTCCACGAAATCCATTTTCCTGTTACCCCATCGTTCCACATATTCTTCCAGGTACACAATAGGGACAAAAGCCAACCCCGGTTTATCACGTCCGCCCACCTGCGCATTCTGCGCGTGTAACTGGAACCAGGTGTAAACCCGTGGGTCGTAGCTCAAATTATACGATATTACATTATCCGGTGTTATCGTAATATAGTTTTCCGACTTGAAAGCGTCTTTTATTGCCTTCTCCGTAAACGGTGGCTGTCTTACAATGACATCAATCGTGTTTATATAGGTATCAAAGAAAAATTCTGTCAAAGGATATTGACAAATACGTTCCATGTACTGCATCAGTGTTCCGTTCGGGTTCCCCAGCCCCGTATCTGTCACAATCCTTTCCATTATATCCCCAGACACTTGCAGCTTGACAATCTGCCATATTCCCCTCACCTTCAAGTCCTGCTGTCCCGGAATACTGTATGCCGTTATCCGCTTGTCACCCCATGAAGAAAAAACTTCATCACTACACAATCCGATAGAAGACATTATATTAATAATAAACCAAATACATTCATTTATCGTTTTGTACCCCAAATTCCATACAAATTGATACTCACCACCGAACACATTACGTCCATTCCATACACCACCTGTTTTTCTTAATAACCAGTTCTGTACAGTATCATTGACGTTTTCCAATGGTATGAAGTAGCTTCCATCCTCCACAAACATTTTTGCAATATCGCGTCCGCTTATGACGGTACTCTTTGAATTGTCTTCCGAAGAATAGGTTTCCATTACACTGTCCACAAAACCTATCATGTCCCAAACATTATAGTCCGGACCATTATTGGCAAGCTTGTTCAACGGTACAAACAAATCATTGGCATTTTCGCTGTCCGAACTTCCTTCCAGTCTCAACCGCTCAAACCGGATAAACACTATATCGTTTATCTGTACTACCTTTTCAAGATAGGATTTATAGTCGTATCCTTTCGGTGTTACAACCGGGAATATATCATAATATCCTGCACCGTACACGTTCGACATATTAGCGTCCTTAAAGGGTGTTATGTTAATCGAAAACGTACCGTTCTTGAACCCCTTGTCGGTAGAACATGTATTAACGAACTGGCTTACATCCACAACCTTGTTTATAGCCTTGCAGTATATCCACACCTTAATGTTTATAGGCTGTACTTTTGTCCTTACTGACATTTCTTCATCCAGTGCAACCACATTGTCCGCTACATATCCTTCCTTATCCTGTAGAAGCTTTGTCAAATTTTCAGACCAATAAGCCGAAAAATCGCGTTGCTTCATGAACATGTCGCTCTTTGACGCTTTTTGTATAAGCAAAGGAGAATCCTTTATCGGAAAAGAAAGAGGGGTATTCGGCTTGATATACGGCAAATCCTTATTAGAATACTCGTTCTTGTACTTCTCTTTCTCCCAATCGTCATATGTGGCCCAGATAGCATCCAGATTTGAAATTTTGGAAATCTCGTTTACCACGTCCATAAATTCCGGAACCGACAATTTCTTTGCTTCCGGTGTATCTGGACCCAGTCCCTTTTGCCAATCGTCTATAAACGTTTGGGGTTCTACGTTGTACTTATAACTCTGTATGTTAAATATATTTACTTTCATCGTTCTTGCTGTATCACTTTATTTGCTTCTGAAACCGCCATATTACCAACTCTTTCCCTTGCCCAATCATCCAAAACGCGCTTAAACCATTGTGACAACATTCTGCCAGCTTCAACCCCCGAACTAACATTTTCCGCATTTACAAGACCTGCTCCACCCGATACCATAGACCGCGTAACCGGACCGGATTCTACGGGTTTCTCTTTTTCTTTCGTATTATTGTCAATATTAGTCAACAATCTAACAATCTCTTTCAATTGTTTTGCACCTTCCGACATCTGGCGATTCATATCACCTGCCAAAATGGTTTCCCCAGCACCTACAGTCCTCCGTGCTGCACCCCTGTCATAAGCTTCTGCGGGCGTTTCCTTAATCCTTTGACTTGCCTGTTTATACAAGTCAAACAGATTGCTTACAAGCTTAGACGGGTCACTATCCTTTTGTATCGTAGAATTAATGTCATTCCAGGACAAATTAGGGAATATTTCGGACATTGCCAAACGTAACTGTTCAGAACCTCCCCCAGTACGTTCTACAACCCTATTCAAAAAGTTTTCCATAACTTCGGGGTTTGCTGCCCCTGCACGTATCTTTTCCAATTCTTCTTGAATTTCCGAATAGGATGTTTTGTCTGGCATAACTTCCTGGATAGACCGTACAAGCATTGCATTCGTCACCTCGTCTTTTGACATTCCTTGTCCGGTAAATGCTTGCTGTACCCTTTCAAGCTGTCTTCCCTGCAATCCGGTTGCCTGGCGTATTCCGCTAAACATCGCTGCAAGCTGTCTTGCATCAAAATCACCACGTTTGGAAAGAATCTGGTCCGACTGTGTAATGAAAGTATCTAAACTTTCTTCCATTGTAGAGGCTATCTGCTCGAACGGAATGCCTAAATTTTTCATTGCCTGCTCGAACTCTCTGATAATCGCAGAAGCCCCGGTACCCGAATTCTGGTCTCCGAACCTCATTGCTCCCTGCAAACGGTTGACTGCATTAGGTGACAATCCGAACAGTCTTTCGGCAGCCATGACGGACTGCGTTTCCCTTACTGCATACGGGTCGTATTCATTGCCACCAACAAAACGTCCTCCTCCTGCACGTATCAATTCGGCACGTCTTCCAAGGTATGAAGCGTAATCCATACCAAGTGATTCGGCTGCATAACTTCCTTCCCTTCCGGCTTGTCTGAACGCTTCCCCGGCTGATACACCCATAACCTGTGCATACGGGATAACACGTCTTTCGCCTTCCGCGTATTTCCCGAAAGTTGCCATCATCTTTTCTGCTGCAAGCTGTGCTGGCAATTCTATACTTTTTGCAATCACATCTCCAACTAAAGGAATCCATCTATAAGCGTCTGCCTGGTTAGCGGCTTGCAATCGTGTATAATTTGCGGCAGTCTCCACGGTTCCCTGGTATTGCGACCTTGCCTCGAATTCCTGGTTTCTGAAATATCTCTCGGACAATACGTTTTTAGCGGTATTGAATGCCGCTAAACCTCCCAGGCCGCCCAATATTCCTTTTAATCCTCCTCCGAATATATTTAGTCCTCCTCCTATTCCACCTGTACTTCCAGTAGGTGGTACAATGCCGCCAGGTGTCCCTGTTCCACCTCCGAAACCCGAACCGGAAACGGCTTTCTGTATTTCTTCTAATATGTTTTCTGCACTGTCTTCTATAACAGATACGGAATTTGCAATAGTTTCCAGGTAACGGGTAATACTGGTTCTTTGGTTTTCCTCGCCCGTTCCTTTTTCAAGTCCTCTTAAAGCGGAAATGACATCACGTCCTATATTATCCGTTACCACTCCCAGTCTTGTAATAGCACGTATTATCCCCTCGTCGGAAAACTTGATTTCCGTCTGTCCGTTATCCGTTATTTCCGGTCTTCTCTGTATTCTATCGTCTTCCCTTAATAGAGGTCTGTTCGGTTGTTCTGAAACGACCTCCAAATTCCCCTTTTCCCTTATAGCGGTTGTATTCTCCGTTATTGTCTGGGTATTCTTTTCAATATTTACAACATTCTCGGTTATATTCTCCGTATGCCGTGAGTTGTCCGTTCTGTTTTCACTGTTGTCCTGGAAGTTCTTGGAATTGTCAACGTTCGTAACGGATTCATCTATATTTTCGACGTGTCTGTTTATTTCCCTTAATATTTCCTTCTGCGTTTCCTTTGTTGTCGGTTCTTCTCTTTCTACACCTCTTTCTATAGGGGTAACTCTTTCCCTTTGCGGTTTCCGTGTCAAGTCCCATGTCATAGAACCCGTTTCCTCGTCTATGATGGGTTCAACGTCCGGTATAGGTTCCTGGACTTTCCTTCTCCTTCTTCTTGGTGCTGGTTTTTCTTCCGGTTCTTCTACATCCGTTTCCAGTCTTGGTTCCGGCTGTACGGGTTCCTCTTTTCTTCTTGGCGATACGTCCCATGTAATAGACCCGGTTTCGGGGTCTATGGTAGGTTGTTCCGGTCTTGGAAGTTCTTCTGTAGGCGGCTGTCTCCTTATCGGTCTTTCCGGCATCGGAGACGGTTTTTGCATTGTGGTTGCATCAATGGCGGCAGACTGTCTTTTAAGGTCCAGCAACAGTCTTTCAAGCTCGTTACGGTCTTCCATCAATGCAAGTTGTTCCCGTAGCTGTGAAATGCTTTTCTCGGCTTCCTGTGCGCTCTGCATGGAAGTCTGGTTTATCTCGCGGTACAAAGAAACCGCTTCTTCTCTCAACTGTCTTAGCGGTGTGGTATCGGCCGCAATCCTAATCCTCTTATCCTCTGCCATTATTCCTTATCTTTTTGGCTTTCCTCGTATTCAGCCATCCGCGCCATTTCTTCACGGAAAGCCTCAATCTGACTTTGCGTTATCTCCTTGGTATCGGTTTCCTGGTCCACCATTTCATCATAGGAATCTTTCAGCCATTCACCGATATTCGGAACGTATTCAACTTTCTTTTCCTCGTCCTCCAAAGCCTGCTTGAACATCCGGTCTTCCTCGAACTCGAAAAGTTGTTGAAAAAAAGAACATTTCTTGTGTTCCTCGGACATGAAAGCAATGTTATGTTTCTTTCTATACCATCTGTCAAGCGGAAACTTGTTATTCCATCTGACTACAAACGTTCTGAAATCTTCCTTTTTATCTCGCTCCATCATACAAAATCAATCAAAAGTGGGGGTATAACCCATAACAGACTATACCCCCACACTCCTCTGAATAACTAAACATTCAAACTATAGTGATTCTCGCTCGAATACTCTTATCGGTTGGGGTTCATCATTTTTTCAACTTCCTTAATAAAAGGCAAAACCTCCTTATTGTAAATATCCCTTACCTCCACGTAGTCCTTGATACCAAGCTGTTTGAAAGAAGTTACCTTCATATCTGCCAGCAAATCGGGCAACATTACTGTAAGCGTCGCTTCAATATCTATCATATCCAAAGCGTCAGCCGCAGCCTGCGTTCTGTTTCCCAGCAAGGTATTATAATATCCACGACCTAAAAACTGCTTTTGCGTTTCAATCTCGTAATATTGTCCTACTGTAGGGAAGGACATCTTATATTCATGTCCCTTAATCTTAATTATCTTATCCTCCATAATCACAAAATGTTATATACGTTACAAATATACGCTATTAATCGGTTAAATCAAAACTTAACTCTAAAATATTGAGACAATGTAATTAACGCCTGTCTTTCTGCATGTTCTTCTTCTGTCAAATCCACCTTATCAAGTTCAATCAATCGGTTTGTTATCTCGTGGAACAGCTTGTTGTCGGTATACTTCAATGCTATTTTCTTAATAGTTGTAGAATCGTTAAATTCTTCAAGTATCTTACATTCCTTCTTATCTTTAGGGTCTGTTACTTCAATTTCCTCAATAGATAGAAAACATCTATATCCTAAAGCCGTCTTTACCAAATCCTTTTTCATAACATTATCCTCCTTCTTTATTTAAAAACATGGTCTATAAAAATCGTATTTCTTACCCATTCACCTTTATGTTTCACGAACATATATCCTCTAATTATTGCTGTTTCATTCATTTGGCTTGCAAAATCATATGCTGCTTGCTGGTCTTTACCAAATTCCTTGTTGATTGAACCGGAATTATTGTTGACATTGTATCTCAAACATGCCGGGGCTTTCTTTCTATCAGTAATCATAACCTTATCCTCCCTTCATTACCAAATTAAATTTCTTGCAATAGTGCAATTGGCATACTTCTTAACCAATTCCTTTTCCATCTTTTTGAACTTTGCATTATGTGTTGCATTACCTTCATTTGCAATGCAAATCTGATGCGCTACTTCATGGCACAAAGCATAGGCAGAACCGACATTGATTCTATTCAAGTCAATAGAGATTGATTTCGGTTTGTTAGCCACATAAGAACAACAAGCACCGCCCCTTCCAACTTTACAGAACTTCAATGCAATTGCCTTGATACCTTCACTAACACAAATGAACTTGTACAACTCTTTGAGAACCTTAATATCGTTTTCCATTTTCTTATCTTTTTATTTGTTTGACTTCGTTTATCTCTTTCTCACATTACAAAGATAAGATTATGTTATGACATACGCAAGTGCTTATGTGCTTTTAACATATAATTAACATTATATTAATTCTACACTTACTTGTACTTCTTTATCGTCTTCGCGTAAGCTATTTAAGGAAATGAACGACGACATTACCACGTCATCGTGACCACTTGCCGCCTCCAATTTCCCGTTATCACTTCTAAATGTAATAGAAGAAAATTCACCGAACATCAAGTCAACCGCCTGCCTCGTTTCTCCTATCGCATAGGGGCATTTTATCTGTCCTCTTTCAAACATTGCGGACAAAGAAGGTAGTCCAGTATACAAATCTTTCTTGTTTCCTTCCGTTGTCGTAAATGGTTCTATATTCTTAAGCCCTCTTTCCTTTGCCAGTCCGGACAATATGGACTGGAAACCGTTTGCCTCACACCGTATCTTATTGGGGTGGAAAAGTCGGTCAAGCTGTACAATCTTATCCACCTGTTCGTTATGCGACATACCGCGCTTCCGGTAATAGTACAACAAATAGTAGTTATCCATCGCATCTTTGCCCCATACCGAATACACTGTATAGTCCGCTCCAATATTACCGGAAACCGCAAAGTCCACACCTATATGTACCCTTGTAAGCTTGAAAGGAAAATCGTCTATACTTGACGCAAAACGTATCGTTTCCATTCCTATAACGCTACGCATCAGATATTCATACGGAAATATCGTTGACGTGTCACTGATAGGAACCACCAAGTATTCACGGTTGAACACAATCGTTCCAAGTTCTTCCTTTTTCGCCAATATCTGTTCAAACGTGTATCTGTCTGGTGCCAACGGTCTGCCATCCGGAAACAATATCGGATATTCAAAACAATAGAAACGCTTGTCTGCCTTCAATATCTGGTACAATTCATTCGGTGCAGAAGAATAAGGCGTACCAGTTACAAGAAAGTAACCGTATGGCTCTACAATCGGTTCTATAGTACCTTTCAGAAGTTCTTTCAATTTCTCTCTTTGTTCGTCCGAATATAGGGAGCTTTCATCCGGCATATCGTCACACAAGCAAGCCCCCACATGCAGACCGCGAATCATTGAATCCTTACCGCGTACATGCAGCGTACTCCCCGTTTCCGTCTTTATGGCTGTTTCTCCGATTGAAGCCTTATTATAAGGGTTCAGTTTTTCCTTTATTAAGTCGTTCGCCTCTATCTCTTCCGTCACTTTCGCTATCTGCACCTTTGCCAGTGTAAAAGTATTGGTAATATAGCATGTTTCTTTCCGGTTGGCATTGTCTACCGTGTCTTGTCTATATGCAGTCGGTCTTGTGTAGGACCATAAACGCCACAGAATAAAGGCATAAGACCATTGATAACTGTTATGTACAACCGTCCCATCCTCCAATAAAAACTTATGGTCTCCATCGCACGCAAAACCATAATATTCCCCCTCTCCAATAGGTTCAATCTTCAATGAAGAATAATCAAATTCTGGTGTTCCTTTCCCTATATTCTTGACTTTATATCCCAGAAACAACTTTCTTATATCTTTCTGTTGTCTACATACAGCATCTACTTCTACATCAATGAAATAACCGTTATAATAACAGCAAAGCAAGTGTCCTTCATTCACTTCATAAGTCATTCCTTTGGACTGTCTCACTTTATACATAGGTGCAACACCTTTATGTAATTGCAGCACTGTACGCGGTGTTGAATCAACACCCATCACTTTATCACCAACTTCTATATCTTGAATCTTCTTCAAAGCCCCATCATACATTACAACCAATGTATCAGCACTCATGCACTTGCCACTCGCCCGGGCGCATAAATAACAACTCCACGGGTATAATTGAGTGAGATTTCCCCACTCTATATTACGCCACCCTAACCGGAATTTAGGCAACATGGTTGTTATGAAATAATTGAGGGACAATATTTTAAGCGTATTGTCCATAGAGGCTTTCACGTTATCCACATAGGATAAACTTTCTGAATCCAGCGTCCGACCCAGATACAGCGCCTTTTCCGACTGATGCACCATTTCCCTAAGCATGGTATCAACGTCGTTTCCATATCCTTCCAACAACTGGTTAAGCGCCCTTTCCGGCAGTCTCTCTATGATATTGTCTACCGCATTGTACAGATATGTAAGCTGATTATTTGTAAGTATTCCTTTTCCGTCACCCGTCAACATAACTGGAAGTCCTCTCTATATCTCCTTTCTTTCTTCTCCACCGTTTCCACGCCTTCACCCCTTAACTTCTTCACGTAGGAAATGAACAACATCGCGTTCGCATCCACATCGTGCTGCGCCCTGTGCGCTTCCACAAGGTCAATCCCGGCAGCCTGGCAACACGTGCCCAGCTTGTAGTCCATCTGCTCCAAAGCTACCATGTGTGCAAACTGCATCGTGTCTATGTAGTATTTTACGTAATTGTCTATATCGTCGTTCATGTAGGCGAAGAAGTTTTTCAGAAACGGGTTATCGAATCCTACGATATTGTGCCCTACAAGCGTACACATCTGGCGTGGATTCTTGTATTTGGCGAACCATTTCTTGCAAGTGCTGTATATCTCTTTCAATGGCACCGCATTCTCTTCTTGGACTTCTTTTGTTATGCCGTGTACTGCCGTTGCTTCCTCCGAATATCCTGCAAGTCCTTCCTTGTAGTTATACGGGAATATCATTTCTGCACGGTCTATTATTTCCAACTTTTTCATGTCTATGCACGACATAGCCATTTCTACCAAAGGGATGTCCAAAAAAGCCTGCTTCTCCTTGCTTGGCAATCCCCCGGTTTCAAAGTCATAGACAATCACGAAATTACTACTTGTTTTCACGTTACCAAAATTTATTTTAAACTACCCCATTGTTCCGCTATCGCTTCCGCAATGCCCGGAAATGTCTTGCTTCTTATCTTCTGTCTTTCCTCTTTAGGCAGTCCGTAAGCATCACAATACCATTTCTGCATTCTAAAACCATTCTTTCCTTCCACCACTTCACCTTTCCCGACAATCTTTGTAGGAGTGAGTTTAGGCAGATTTTTAAGCCATAAACAAGTCTTCTTGCTTGCTTCATCCCCGAACATCCAAGGTTCTATGATTTGGTCTGCCTTTCTGAACCTTGTACTCATAATCCCTACTGGGTTCTCTATGGCAATTCTTTTTACGCCCGAATTATATAGCTCCATAAAGAAATTAACGGCTTCTTCTCGGTCTTTCGCCCTGTTTGGATATTTCGGATGTGGTCTTCTCTGTTCTATCGGCAGCCCCTTATCTTCCGGGTGATAATACCATGCAGCACCGGACACACATAGATAAGTACAAGGTGGGTGTGCAACCATCAAATCCCATTCTTCGCCTTCCGGCAAATAATACTCTTCACCGTTTTGCAGCTTTCCTCCGAAATTGGGAATAACCTGCAAAACATCCTGCTTGAAATGCCATTCGGGGTGCCCACCGCTACAGTCTACAATGTCACAACTAAAGGCGTTATGTCCTCGTTTTCTAAAAGCCTCACAAACTCTCTGACTTTCTTCACATGCTACCAATACATTCATTTTCTTCTTCCTCCACTACCGGGTTGTTATCGTTTTCCAATACGTTGTACATCTTGATTGTGCAATGCTTTTTAGGGGTTACTACAATCTCGTTTCCTCCCAGATATTCGGGCAAATGTCCTCTCATTATATATGCCTGCACATCATTACGGGTAAACCGTTTCCCGTTCTGCTTCCGGAAATTGTTATTCATCCAGATAAGCAATCCTTTTGCGTTTACGTCTTCTATTAAAAATTTTCCCATAACTTTTATTTTATTATCAACAATCTTTCAAAATCCCTGTCCCGGTCTTCCTCACTCTTATACACTACCCATAAATTCTTTATAGGGTTGTCCTTGAATGATGCACTTTCATCTGCCAGCTTGTTTATCACTATAGCCGGGTTCCCGTCCGAATACCAGTCTTTTTCATATGATATAATGAAATACTTCATAAGGGCGTGTTCCCCGTCACTGAACACAAACATTCTGCCTTTTGAACGTTCCTCGTATTCCTTCCATGCCTCAACCTCTTTCTGAAATATTTCCGCCTTCTCGCTATTAGGGTTCTCCAGGTAATCCACTATCATTCTGGAAATCCTTTTCAGTCCTATAGCGGTAAACACTTCTGCGCATCCTATCAGTAAATCAATATCTTTTCCCATGCTCTTTCTCCAAAAGTTTTTCTATCCTCTCTTCCGGTATCTGGTTCTTCAGACTGTTTCTGTCTCCGAAATCGTATATCTGATGGCATTCCATACATGCCAAAACTATGTTTTCCGGGTCACAACGTAAACCGGGATGCGCGCCCCTACTCAATATATGGGAGAAGAAAATAGGTTTCATTTCAAGCCCCAGCCACTTTCCACAATGGAAACAATAGTGGGGGTTCTCCTCCCATACCTTAACAAACACTTCGTTAAGCCTGTTTTCCTCTTCCTTCAATGAAGCGCGGTTCAACTTCAATTTCTTTCTATTGTCGTAGCATTCCTTACATAACCATCTGTTACGGTCGTATATGAAATGGTTCTCCTTACAAGAAACACACGGTCTTACTTCTTCCTTCACTGTCTTGGTAATTATATACATGTTTACACTTGTATCTATTTGTTAATAAATTTCTTAACTGGGTTATACCCAAACCCTCTATAGGGTGGCATTGCTGCATCCCCCTTTACTTTTCTCATAATATTATAGGCTCCGTTTATATCTGCATTGAGTAAAATTCCGTCCTTTGTTCTGAAAAGACCTCTTTTTACTCTCTTTCCAATATAACTATCATGATGTTTTACCTCTTCTAAATCTAAAGAACTGCATTTTGACGTGTGAGATTCGTTTATTTCAACAAATCTTAGTCCTTGTCTTTCAGATTTATACCTTAACATTGATATGAAAGTTTCAAACGGAATTGAAACAAAATTCTGATTGTTTCTTTTACCCATATTTACTTCTTGTTTCCATCCGTCATTATGTCCTACTATCAATGTAGTTATGTTGTCTTTCAAGCACATGCTTACAATTTCCTTGCTTGCCTTATGCAAATAATCCTTGACCTTATTGTTTCTTTTTCTTGTAAGGTTCATTAGCCGTCTCGAATTTTCCTTTCCATTTGTTTTCTTTAATTGTGATTGAACTTTAGATTTTTTCTTGTTATAATACTGGTTGATAGACTTTAATTTCTTGCCATCTACCAAAACAGCCCTGTTACTCGTATTCGTTACAATAGAAGCAAGATTGTTAACCCCCAAATCAATAGACATATATCTATTGTTGTTTAGTAACTGTTCCTTTACTTCTGATTCATATACCAATTCTATTACATAACAATCTGCTTTCGGCACAAATCTGACTTGCTTAACTGTTCCTTCCTTGCATTTCGTTTTTAACGGTTTCAGACCTTCTTTCTTTGGAAAGTAAATATATTCTCCTTTATGTCTGAATTGCACATAAGAATAAGAAAATACATTTCTTCCTTTTGTCTTATGTTTGTATTTCGGAAATTTAGGGCATCCGGTAAATTTCTTGTTATCCCTTTTCCATGCTTTAATGGCTGAAAAATAAGATTTCAAATTCTTATCCAAAGCCATTAAAATTTGCTGGGAAGAGGAACCGCTCATAGCCCTAAAATCAACATTGTTTTCTGCAACCATCTTTTTATTAAGTTCTACAGACCTTATCCATTTCCCGGAAACAAGAAATTCTTGCTTTATGATATATAAAGCCGCATTATACAAGTTCTTGGATAAGAAACAAATCCGGTCTAAATCCTTGTACCTCTTATCATTAACTGTTATTATATGTTGTTCCGTTAAATACATACCACAAATATAAATAGAATATTTTAAATTTCCTATTTATTTATATAATTTTTAGTGCAAAGTTCTATATAGTTACCCACTGTCTTTTTCATGGCACAAATATACAAATATTATTTGATAACATAAACTTTTAGTATGTCATTTTTCACAAGCCTTGTAAAATATACAATCCTTACATCTGTTTTTGTCGAATAACCATCCTCCGTACTGGCTGCAAAGTATAAACCCCTTCTCCTTGTTCCAATACTTTTTCCTCAACATCTCCCTGTATCTTTCAGATAAACCCTCTTCCTTCTCCTTAAACGGGCTTATCCATCCTCTTTCTCGCTGGCGTTTATTGGCTATGAATACCTGGTATTTACCCCTCTTATTCCATTTCTCTATCGCCTTTGGTCCTATCAAATTATAGGGGTCAAACATCATTTCCTTATATCGGCTGTTCTCTATCATTGACCCTTGAAACACCATATATTCCCATAATGCCCTATTAGAGGAAATCCCGGTCTTTTCCCAGAACTTTTCCATAAGTTCTATTTTTGACCGGGTTCTCTTAAGGTTGGGGGTGTAATTGAAAAGATATTCTATAATCCTTTCAATGGCTGTTTCAATCCTCCTGTTATCCCCACAATCTTTTTGCTGTATCATAGTTCTTTTGCATATCATTAACCGCCTTCTTCGCATAAGTCAAAGAATAGACGTGTTCCCGTGGATATTTGCCGGACTTCAAGCCTTCGTGATATTCTTTGGCTTTCTCTAACTTGTGCTCGTAATAGTCTATACTTTCCGGCATGGATAGATTAATTACCTCCGCTTTCTTGTCCCAATACCTGGCTACTCTTTCATGTTCGACAGCCTTGTCGCTGAACTCAACACTTTTGCCCATATTGTTCCAGGCTTCGTCAATCATTTTTCTATGTCCTCTTTCGCTGTGGTGTCCGACCTTGATAGGTTCTCCTAATGAGAGGAAATCACTATCTTTATTGGATTTCTCGTAATACTCATTACTCTTTTGCTCTGCCGAAGCCGCCCACATTCTGCGTCTTTCTGCTCTTTGCTTCGCCCATTCCTGGACATTGAACCCGTCTGCACGTACTATCGAATAGTAATAGAATCCGTCCTTTTCGTATATCAGATTGAAAACAATACATTCGTTTTCCTTTCCATACTTGGTCGTTACTTCGATAACTTCTCCCTTTTCATACTTTTCTTCGCACTTTGCTAAAAATACATTCGGACAAAACTTGCTGTAAACGTTCATAACTTCAAAATTTTATTTGTTTGACAATCAAAAATTATTAGCCTTAAATTCACCTCTTAACTCTCCGTTTCTGTACATTCTTACAGAAGCAACAACTACTGTACTGGACAAATAACGTCCGACATCATTTCTCAGTTTTTGTTCCAAAGCTATAGCCTTTGCCATTGATTTAGTTCTTTTCTTCAATACCTTATTAAATCCGAAAACTATATCTTTCGTTTCAATCTCAAAGCTATATACATTTGAAAACAACACCTTTTTCAAATCTTCCGTCATTCTTTCTACATTTGATTTCATAACCTTATCTTTTTTATTTGTTTGACTTTTCATTTTTTGGTTCCCTCATCAGAACCACATTGCAAAGATAATATTATGTTATGAGATACGCAAGTGCTTATGTATAAAATGTTAGTTTATTAACATTATTTCACAATACCAATAATTCATTATAATAAAAATAATTTACAAATTACATAACATTTTATTATTCTGAAATTAATCCTTTTGTAATTATTTATAACCAAAATAAAAGGGAGTTACTAAATTGTAACTCCCTAATTATCAATTGTTTATAATCAAAATTAAAGTTCCAAAGTTGATATAGGGTAAAGATAAATCCCGCTGATATTGTAACCAGCAACCCCGGATTCCTGTAATGAAAAATTTTGATTATTTACAAAACACGGATTCAACATACACATAGTCTGTCCGGTAGGGTCTACTGCTGTCACCATCTTTGTAGTCGAATCCTGGCTCTGAATTGTCTTGCTATAAATAGCAATGGCAAAACCAAGCTCGCCCAAAATCAAGGTGTCTACAATAGACTTGACGGAACCAAGACGGTGCATCATGCCTTCCATTACTGGCTGTTTGAAGTCAATAAAGAATTGGTCTACCGTCCATGTGCATTGATACTGTACGGCCGGAACCTCCTGGTTAAGGAGTGAGCCAAGCCCTTGTACATTCGCACGGGTGATGTTTTCTGCAAATTGCAGATTACGAACAAACCCGGCTACTTGATTATCTATTTTAATATACGCTTTAGGCGCTGTAAAAACTGCCATAATCTTTTATCTTTTAGGGTTTGTTTTATCCACGAATTAAATATCCAGTAAAGAACAACTTAGTGATTTCGTTATTTACCACAATTTTGTAGGTGGTAAAATAAGCGTCTTCCTTTCTTGTTGTCGCCACATCTTTGAACGACAAAATCAGATTATCCTGTGCGTCCGTTGCGGTTCTTGACTGCAAGTATGCCACAGTCCAGTCCTTAACCGCTCCTGCTGTCAATGTATTGGCGTTAACACCGTTTTCCTGTCCCAGCAAGTCAAGCGTTGCATTTACAATCAATTCCTTATTGATTTGTGCGACAATACGCATAAACTGAATGGAATAGGACTGCCCTTTTGCATTGAACAAGTTAGCGTTGTCCTGCAATGTATTCACACCCTGCAAGATATTGAACTTTCCTGTGTAATCGTTCAATACAGTTGTCAGAATACCATATTTCAACGCCTTCTTCTGCTCCGATTCAGTCAACGAGTGTTGCAATCTGTCAACACCTATAGACTTGAATGTAGGCGGTACATAAGGCGGCTTGCCGCTAATACGTCCTACAATGGCGCACAAGTTATACATAACTCCCCACCACCGTATCTTCTGAGCGTCAAATGCGGACACTACGCCAGCTCCACCGTGTACAAGCTGCACGAACGAACTGTCAAACTTTTTCGCCAAATCGATTTCCTTTGAGAAATCCGCTCCCTTGTCATATCCTGCCACATAGAGGAAATGCTGGAATTTGGCTGCACCGTTCATGTGTGTAATGTATGCTTTTGTCGTAGCTGAATAGGCGTTGCCTCCTACCTGGTCTAAAATAACGTTACTGTAGTCCAAACCTACAATCTGGTCAAGTACAGCGTTGAAGTTGTCCATGTCGAAACTTTCCGCACCGCCTGCTGCCAAAATATAAGGCTTACCGTCCAGTGCCATTGTAATGTCCCCTTCGGTAATCTCACCATTTCCTTTTACATTGGTAGTTGAATCAAGCACAAATGCCAAAGCAAAATTAGAATCATTCTGTGCCCAATCCACAAGCTCTTGCATGGTACTGAATTCCGGTGATTCAAGAACAAGTTCGGGGTCGCTGTTTTCCTGCGTGATGTCTCCGTAGGGTAAACCGTCGCTGTATTTTCCAGTATATGTACCTCTCCAGAACTGCAAAATCCACTTGGTAGCGTCTTCGCGTCCTGCGATAAAGTTCATACCGTAACCTTTTGTCAATAACTCGTCGTTCAATAACGAACCGTTGGCTACCAAACCTTCGTCCAATGTTTTTACCGCAAACGTGCCTCCTGCTGCCGTCACAAACGTCATTGTTGCGCCTGTAGTTGTCGCTGCACGAACAAATTCAAGCTCGGAAATTCCTACTGCGTCGGGGTTTGAGGGGTCTGGTGCAAACAGAGCTTCGGCAACCCTCCACCAAAGACCTCCCTTCATGAAAGCACGAAAATCCGCGATATTGTCGAAAGTATAGATAGCGTTTTGTCCCTGCGCATTTTCGCCATTAATACCTGCACCGCCGCCAAATCCGGCTGAGTACGTTCCGGTATCAATAATAAGGACTTTTCCGTAGTCGAGATTTCTTGCCGGATTCATTTCCCCACTTACAATAGTGGAGTAAACACCTGGTAAGGAAATCTGGCGACCATTGAAAATAAACGTTGATGCCATATTATTTTTCTTTTTTATTTGTCTACGGAATTCTGCGCAATTTCCCTATCAAATCACACATTCATATAAGCCGCTATAAAGATAGCGTTTTTCTTTCTATAATGCAAAGGGTTACAACCCTTTATTTATATCTGCTTCCACACCGGGTAACTCATAATCACGTCCGTAATTGTTCGCACCCCATTTGTCGGCTGCTATCCCTCCATCCTCAAATGCAATCTTATTCAGCAACTCTTCATTTACCAATGTACCTACAATCTGGTCTAAAGTCAAGTCAAGCCTTACTGACTTTATGAATATAGGAATAGGCAGTACGTTCTGATTTGTCATTAATTCCGTTATCCTCACCTCTACCAAATCATATTGGGTAGAAAGCCAGTTGTAGGAACCCATTATCAACGCATACAAAACTTCCGACATAATTATACTTTCCAGCATGTTGTCCGACAGACACATTATCTCAAAGTTATGGAAACGGCTGTCTCTTATCTGCCATGCACCGCCATCGTATATCTGTCCATTCATTTTTCCTATGGAATTGGTTGCTCCTGGGTCTGCACCCGGTTCCCTTATTACATAGGCTGGCAATCCGGTATTGTCTTTCGGAAACTCAAACAACACCCTTAAATTACGGGGGTTTGTCATTCCCCTTAAAAACAATTTCTTCGCCTGGTCGTAAAAATCAAAATTCCCTTCCTTCATTCCGTTAAGAAGTCTGTATAGGAAGGTATTCTGTTCGTCTCCCTGGTGCAGTCTGTAATCTTCCGGTATATAGTTCAATATTGATACTATAAACTGCTTTACTTTCACAATTTCAATCATAGTCCTTTAATTCGTTTTAATGCCTCGTCTATCGCCATTTCAGCAACATATTCTATCTGAGCCTCTTCCAAAGCCCTGTCCATAAGTTTTTTGGCCGTTATACCGCCATTGAACCAACTTGTAGGGTCTGACTTGTCGCTAACTCTTCTGAATGTCATATACTGACCTCTCTTTTCCTGGTCCGAACTTCGAGCCTCAACCCTTACAAGACCTTCATATTTTGCCGACTTGTGCATGTATTCCGGTACGTTCAGTCCGGGTATATTTATTTCCTTCCGGCTTCCCTTTACTTGCTGGCTTATCGGCAAGTCTGCAAGCTTCAACGGCTGTCCTCCTGCATTACGTGCCATATCGTACACATCTTTAGGCATAACAGAGCTAAATATTCCGGATTCCGCTATTGCTCCGGGTGTGGCGTGTCTGAACGGTATTGTCAGATACCATCCTAAACCGTCCTTCTTTATCTTTGCCTTGTCCGAACGCTGGAACCCTATCTTTTCATCAAAGGGTGTTGCTCCTTCTTCCAGCATCATAGGAAGCGGCCCTGCTGCCCTTGCAGACAGCACGAATTCTACAGAGGTGGCAGAAGTCCGGTCTACCTGCATGGCAGACCGATATATTCCCCGTGTCTGATGCAGTTCAGAATCCACAAGCGCATTCCATCTTCGCATATATTCCTTTACCACATCATCAACAAGACGTGTTCCAAGGAATTCCGCTTCTTGTGGTGTCAATGCGAATTCCGCAACTGTTTCCGATATGTCAACATATAGAGGTAACATCCTACTCTTCCGTTATATACCTTACATCACACCCGAATTTTGCAAACAACATCTCTATAAAATCACTGTCCGTTCCCGACAGACTTTTCCGGCTCAGTGTTACTACCGTTCCTATCTTATAGGATATCACATCGTCCAACAACTTGTTGAACCCTTTTCTTTGCGCCAATGTAACGTTAAACGTCACGTCCTTATATACATCTTTGGCGTGCAGTCCGTTTTCCCTGCAATACCTTTCCAATGCTTCTATATGCTTGTTAAGGTTATGTTTATTCATAACCCTTGCATATATTACATTCTTTCTTTGTCCTTTAGATGCAATCGCATATACGGATTCGTCGTCGTAATCTATCCATTGTGTAGCGGAATTATGGGTCTTTATCCTTCCTTCCTTTACATAATTGGATAATGTTGCCCGACTTATACCAAGGACTTCCAATACTTTCTTTGCTCTCATACTAACAAAATGCTTAAATTTGTACAAAACTAAACATTTTCTTTCAAAGATGCAAATTATATGTCCTCATTATATATCACACCGCTACCGTCAAAATTAGGTTTCTCCATCGCTATAAGATGGCTTCTTCTTACAATGGCTTGAACCGGAAGCTCTATCTTATTAAGTTGTCCGCTTTTCTTGTCGGTAACCCATGAAGCGCGTATCTCATGCGGCAAGTCTATAACATGGTATTCCGGGTTATGCTTGTAATATACCGACACAAAACCGTTTTCGGGCAAAGCGTCTATCTCCATGTCCAATATGATACAATAGGGGTTGACGTCGCTTACATGTCCCTTGTCCGTCTTTATAAGAGGTTTGTTTGAAGCCTCAAACAGATACATAGCCAATACCTGTACTGGTTTGTATGTGGTAAACACAAACGGCTGTCCCATATCATCGTATCTTATAGGGAGATTTTCAGAAAAATACGATATTTCATTTCTGAAAGAAATCCTGTCATAATAGGATAAATTCGCCTTGTCTATATCCCTCACTGTTACCGCCATTGTACCTAAAAGCTCCTGGCTCCATGATTTGTATTTGTCGGTAAAATTAATCCCTGTTATCAGTGCTTTCGTATGTATCGCATTCACATAGAAATATCCGGTACCGAAACAATTCTGACAGTCTGGCAGTGCAGATTCTTTTCCATGACACGGGCAACGTAAAGCGCGCATTATCTCCACATCGTAACCTTTGGCTTGTATCGCCTGGTCGAACTCCGATTTGAAAAATTCCGGTCGGAAATTACTCAATCCAGAAGATGGAGACTGTAATATATTTCTTGTTTCTCCCATAACTTAAAATACTGCAAATTTAACCTCGTCATACACCAACTTCAACCTTCCTACCGTTTCCTTTATCTCTTTTTGATATTGAATCAATCGTGCAGAATACCCGGCAGATGTCGCAGAAGCCGTTGTGCTTATGCTTTGACTTAATCCGTCTATACTTAAAGACTGTCCAGAAACGCCTGCAATACCCAGAACCAAATCTCCAGCTATGTTAAGCGGCCCGAATGATGCAAGTTTTCCCAACAGATTAATCAAGTCCATAGGCATTTGGTCTACATCCCACCCGGTTATATACTGTACCCTCCAATAATCCGGTATATACTGGAAACGCTGCATACCAATCTGAGACGTTATGCCTGTCAATATTATTTCCGCATTTCCTTGTGTCGTGGAAGACCCTGTAGGAACAACACTCAGCCTTCTTTTCCCTTGTCCCATACCACTGTCATACTCGCATGACAGCCATCCTTGGGGGTATATAATCTGCTCTATCTTATTGAGCATCCCAATCATGCTTAACGGCTCCCTTACCGGATATGACGGAAACAATATAGGGAATTGCTGCCAATAGTCCTTTTGGTAATAAGTCAAAGACTGGTCGATTAACTGCTTTACAAATTTCAAATTGAACCAATTCTCAACCTCTCTTTGTGCTGATTCTATATAGGAGCGCATGGATTCGTCCGTAAATGATGCTCCCTGCCCTCCGTCAATGGTTATTCCGTATAGGTATGTCTGCCATATCTCGGCTACAGACAGCACAAGTCCGGAATTTTTCTTGTATTTTATCGTAAACGTCAATCGACCACCCATCTTTGTAAAATATTTTTATTTAGACAAAATCATATCTATAATTTCCTCTTTCTTTTTGCCTTTAAGGTCTTCTTCCTTGAAAGAACCTCCGTCTTCTGTCATTGCAAGTTCTTTCAGTTCGTCAACCTTCATTTTCTTAAGAGCCGTCTTTACCTCGTCGTCCTCTTCTTCCTTAATAGAGGCTTCCTGCTTTGCTTCCGGTTCGGGGACTACTGCCTGCGTTTCCTTGTTTCCTGCCTTCAAGTCCTCAACGCATTTCTTCCATACTTCAATCTCCTTTTCTTTCTTGGAAATTTCAACCTTCTGCGCCTCGACGATATTCTTAAGACGTTTTATTTCCTCTTCATATTCCTTGTTTCCTTCTTTCACTTCTGAACGAAGCTTTTCTTCAAGGCGTGTTTTAAATTCCGGTTCCTCACCTTCCTTGTAAATATCGGGAAGTTTACGGCTTACTATTTCTTGATAGAGTTCTTCCGATACTTCCGCTCTACCATTAACAAACTGTACCGGGCCACCATTAAGTACAATCTTATGGTTGTTATACACCCGACTTTTTAAAATTACCTTTTCCATAATACAAACTTTTTAAACAAAAAGGGAAGGAGTTCAATTACTCCCTCCCTTTCACTTTCACTTCTTAAACTTATAAATTTATATCAAGCTAATTACAAGCCTTCTTCACCAATGTTAACGATACGTACAATCTTTGCAGGCTGATACAGTACGGGGGTACCGTAGTTCAGAATTGCAAAGCGCTTGCTTGGAGATGTAACAGCGAAGTCCATCTTCATAGTATCAGCAAACTGCAAGTATTCGTTAATCTGACTATCGTTGTAGTAAACCAATGCAGACTTGGTACCAGCAATGATACGGTTACGGTCACGTACACAATTTTCAGCAGCGCCATCGTAACCAGTTGCCATCTGTGAAGCCGGAACCTCAAAGATAGGATAGTATTCAGTGTTTGCATTCAGAACCGCATTCTTCTTGGTACGGTATACCACGAAGCAAGTAGCCGGATATGCACCACCCACACCAGCAGTAAAGCCAAATTCTACTGAATCAGAAGCAGCTACAGCATTGGCACCAGTAAGTGTGATATTCAGAGGTGCAGATTCACCATAACGATTCTTTGCTGTTACCAAATAGCCATAAGAGCCAGCATGGTTGCCGAAATTAGTCTTGGTATCGGCTGTATTAACCTTAATGGTAGTATTAACAACCGGAGTAACCGGGGCCTTTGCACTTGAAGCTCCCTTTCCTACTGTGATAGGTTTACGTTCGTCGAAGAAACGGTCATTCTTAATGTTAATTTTACCGAACTGGGTTGTAACATCATTTACAGACTGACCCATAGTAGCACCAGTTACAGAAGCTGCAAGACCTACGATAACTCGCTTGCTTTCGTGGAACATCTTAACGTAGTTGTTAAACACAATCGGGTTAGAAATGATGCGGTCGATATAACCGTTATAAACGTTCACTACAACGTTTGCAGCGTCTTGAATCAAGTTGTCATTCAACACAGAACCTTGTGCGTCGATAACTGCCGGGCTGTTGAAGTAACCGTCTAACAGTTGTTCAGAAGTCTTACCTTCTGCCGTACCGCCATCCATTTCGTTGATACCCAACATGTGTTGACGGAAAACACCGTCAAACTGTTCTTCTACACAAGAAGAATCAGCGTCAACCAAACGTGTGTCAATAATGGTACTCAAAAGGATAGTCTTGTTTTCTACTTCCTTCTGGTACATATCCATGTTACCAGCCAATTTAGCCAACATTCCCGGATGTGTAACCTGTCCGGAAACACCCATGAACTTGGTTACTATTGACTTACGTCTGTATTGAGAATCGGTTTCCTGTGGGGTCTCGCCTTCTGCGTTGAAAATACCGACTTCCTCACCATACTTATACAACTGATTGTATTGGTGTACAGTGTTGTCAATCTTATGTTTAGGCATTTCCATGTAATAAACCAACTGGTTCATACGGTTGCCCAGAATCTTCAAGACTGAATCCAGGGATTCAACTTTCAGACCACCACCATTGTTGATTTCGTTGTTATACTGCATTCCGGTCTTAAGACCTGCTTCCATCGCTTTCGAGATTTCTGCTGAATCCATGCCGCCCAGTACGTCGCCAGTACCGTTTTGATTGCTATAATTATACAAATCCATATTCTTTTATTTTAATAGAGTTTATTTCACGAATTTTACACCGTTCTTTTCGTACATGTAACGCGCCAGGTTTTCACCTACTGTTTCAGCGTCCGGATTGATAAGATATGCAAGCGCATCACTTTCCAGTGACTTAGCGATAGCTTCCGGTGCCTCTTCCAAAGACTTTTCAATAAGCTTTACTGCCATAGGTCTGTCTTTCACTACGTTAACTTCGTATTTGCCTGCTTCATCCTTTCTTTCCTCGAAAGATTTCTGAATGGCTGTCATATTGTTAAGTCCTTCTGAACGGAACATAGGGGTAACGCCGGACATCTTGTCAAGTTTTTCACTGATACCATCCACTGTCTCCTGGAATTTTTCCATAGACTTCTGGAAATTTTCCATCAGAGGGGCAAATACAGAACCTACAGACTTCATAATATCTTCCGCGTTGGATTTCTCCACCTTTTCGCTTTCTGCATTCTTGTCCTCGGCCGTATTCTTCTCGTCTTCCTTTACCTTTTCTTCGTCCTTCACGGCTTCCTTTTCCAGCTTGTTGATATCCTTTTCCTCTTTGGTTTCGGATTCATGGTCTCCTGCTGCTGCTCCGTTTTCAGACTTTTCGATTTTCACGTTCGCCATAATGTACTCATCAGAAAATCCCATAGACTTCATCAGAGATACGATAGGGTCGTTCAAATATTTTTCGTCCATCTTTATTAAACTTTTAATTGTGTACAAACTTATTTATTAACGGTTCTCAAATAGTCCTTTATAACGTTCAATCCTACATTGCCGTTCAGATAATATTTATAAAGCTCTTGAAATCTTTCGTCTCTTTCCACTATGATAGGGTTAATGGTAACGTTGAAAGACTTGTCTATCCTTATATTATATCCGTCCTTCTGTAGCTCTACAAGAACGTTATTGGAACCGTTACTAATTTCTTCTTTATTGCTCTCCACGAAATCTACTGTCTGCACGCCCTTTACTATATCGGCAAACGAATTTGCATTTACGGGTGTCATTGTCATTGCTACGTTTGTGATAAGCGCTTTCGTTACCTTTTTAGGGTTGTTCTTGTCTCTTTCCAGCGCTCTCCCCTCAACGGAAAAACCGGGTTTCCGGTCGGTGCCGCTTGCAAGCATTTCAAGTGCCTTGTCATAAAAGGCTCTTGCTTCCGGAGATTTTTTCCACAACTGACAACGTACATAAAACTTATTATTCTTTACATAAGCATCCAGTGGGTGCCCTATCCAGAACCTTGATTTATTGATAGGGCTTCGTGATGGCAAATGGTCTAAATTGATTAGACCGTGTTTTAAAAAGCGGTCTATTACAAATCCGTTGGGATTCATAGATTCATCCTCCGAATCTATGGAAGAATCGGATGCCAAACCTTCAAAAATCATTTTTTCGTATCTTCTATCATCACCTACCGCGTAATCCATAGGGTTGAAATCTGATTTTTCAAAGTTTGCTTCTGTGAAAAAATTAAATTTTGAATCTACTTCAAACATCTTTTAATAATCTAAAATACAACGGATTAAAATAAACATCTTTATGTAAATATCTTATAATCAGTTGTTTACACTGAATAAAAATTTATTTACGTATTTACCGATTCAAATGTATGGATTTTTATGCAAATAGCCAAAGTTTTATGCAAAAATTATTCACCCTTCGCTTTCAGATAATTATCCACGAACTTATCGGATGGCTTGGTGTAGTTCTTTTTGCCTTCCGGCACTGGGTACGCCCACTCATAGAAATATTTCTTTCTGTCTCCTTCTCCCAGTTCTCCGATTACCGTAAAGCCCTTTGCCCTTCCGTTACTTCTTTCTTGTACAATCTTCTCGAACTTTTCCGGTGGTGTGGTCGAACTTTCTTGCTTGAATATATGGTTGCTCAATTCTTCCATCACCTTATCCCTTCTCTCCTTCTTACTTTCTTTTTCTTTCGCCTCTTTCTCCTTTTGTTCTTGTATCTTCTTTTCCCTTTCTTCGGACATCTTTTTATATACACCGCTTTTGTGTAAACTTTGGTCGAACATATTGTCTACGATATCTCCCAATATCCCAAACTCCGATTCTTCTATTCCGATACTGTTAACAGCATCCTCAATAAACTTTGTATGCTTGGAAGGTATATATCTTTCATTATAGAATCTCTCCAATAGGGTTTCATCCTCCAGCATCTTCTTTAACTTCTCGTTCTTGTGGACTTCCCCGTTTATCTTTTCAGCGTCTTTGATGATATTCTGTATATCCTTGGAAGTAAAACCGTATGCCGTATCTATAGAAACACTGAAACCGTCATTTGAACCATAGGATTGAATATCTATACCGCCTTTCTCGTCTGCATTCGCCTTGGTGTGGTTGGAAACACGTATCTCATAGCTTCCTTTTCCTGTCTCAAACTTAAAATAACTGCTCGCGGTCGTTTTCGCTTTGGTGTAGTCATAATCGATACTATTCTTATCCAACCAGGATTTCAACCCTTTTGTAACTGCTGCCGGGTTCGTTCCGGTCTTCTCTATGGACTTGTCACCGCTTCTATTAATGACCTGGTTTGTCGATTCTCTTTCCTTTTCGGTATATATGTATCTGAAATCGCCTTTTCCGTCCGGTTCTTTCCGTACATACTTGTGCGATACTGCCTTTTCCAGCTTGTCACACAACATGCTTTTCAGTATATCTCTTTCCATAATTTTTCTTAATAAAAGAAGGGGTGATTACACCCCTCCCCAAAACAATTAATGCAATTGTAAACGATATTTAGTTTGCTTGAGTGTTGCCATGAAATCTTCTACCCACGACTTTTCCCCTGCATATTCGGGGTTATTGTCAAGCTTGGAATAGAATTCCCTTGTACGGTCTATAATGAGGTCCACCAATTCTATAGGGTCGTTCACCTCTATTTCTTCACCGTTTATCTCCCCATCCTTGAAACGGCCGAAACCGCTTTGTCCGGCTTCCATTATCTTATCTTCATAGTCGGAAAGCTCCTCTAACAAATCGTCAAGATACTTGTGCTTGGCATTGTCTTCCTCTTTCCAGTGCACATTTTTTGAACGTGTCTTAACGCCTTCCAGGAAATTAGCGAAATCGGCAAACACCGTATACATCCTATTCTCCTTCTTTGCCTTTTCCAGTACATCGGCTTTCACCTTCCCCTCTTGAATCATTTCGGAGATAACGCTCTTGAATATCATCGCGTCTTCTACAGAAGAAAACTTCATGGAAACCGTCAGTCCGTCTTCCGACTTCTCTATTTCCTCGCTGTTCGTTTCTTCGTCCGTAGTTTCCGTTTCCTCGTTCTTTGCTATTCCGTCACCTTCCGGTCCTTTTGGTTTGTCGTCCAAATCTTCCTTGCAAATAGCATTCGCATCGTTACAGTCCATCGTCTTTTCAACTTCCTTACTTTTCCAGTCTTCCGGCAATTCGCTTTCAAGACCCAGTTCTTTAGCACGTTTCTTAATCCACGCCTTAACCTTTTCTTTCGGCATATCAGAAGCACCGGACAACTTAATAGCGTCCTTCAAATCCTGTCTATTTCTGATAGGGTATTTCCCGTTCGGCATTGCCTCGCCTTTCTTTGCCAAGTCCTTTCTTTCACTGTGTGAAAAATCGGTCTTGTTGTTCGCTTTCCGTATCTCCTTAGGGTATTTCTCGCACACGGACTTTACCACGTCTTCCGTCACCTTCTTTTCCTGGAAAGCCTTCATCACGATTTCTATCGGGCTGGGTTGCACTTCCAGTCCCAAAATCTTCTTGATATTGTCTTTCATGTCAAAGATGAAGTCGTAATCTTCCAGTTCGGTATCCGGGTCAATCCACATACTGCCGATTTCTTCCTCACCGTCAACCACCACGAAAGCCGGGGATTCATCATCAACGTGCCCCATAAAATAATGAATTTCCGCATTCTTCGTTTTGGCTACACCGACCTCCATAAGAGTGTCTTCCGGAACGTCTATTCCGGTCTCCTCGAAAAGTTCTCTTTGTGCGGCTGTACGGAAATCTTCTCCCTCGTCCACATGTCCCCCCGGTATGCACCAATCGGGCGTATAGTTCATGTGTTCCCCTGCTCTCTGTAAGATAAGCAACTTACCGCCTCTGAACAAAAGCACGTCCGCATACTTTACTACCCCGGTCTTTGCCTTCATGATATCATCGTATGCGCTTTTGGAAAGCTTCTTACTTTTCCATGCTTTCTTTGCTACATGAACTGCATATACATCCGCAATGGCTTCCGCTATATCTTCGTCTTTCTGGAATGCGGCAATGGACTTGAAAACCTTGTCCCTGTCTTTCTGCAATTGTGCAACCCGTGAAGTATGTTCCTTCAAGAACTCGTTGTATTTCTCTTCCGAAATCTCTCTTTCGTCCTTGTCAAGCAGGGAGAAGCTTTTCAATACCTGGCTTCTTTCGGCAAATTCGTTTGCAAGCTCTTCCGTTCTTGCCTCTATCTTTTCGGAGCGTCTCAGCAACTCCCTGTATTCAGACACCTTTTGTTCTGCTGTCTGTAAATGAAATAATTTCTTTAAATTCATAGCTACAAATTTTTTGCTAAAATACGAAATTTGCACAATCTATCCAAAAATACAGACATTATCAATATAATAGGAAGTGTTTTTCTTCAATTCGGGCTTATAAAAATACCTGTTAAGTGTCTCCACCTTTTCTATCCGGTCAATCCTACCCCCCTTATTCCCATACAGAACAATTCTGTCGGAAATGTTCAATTCCTTTACTTTTACCGGAACAAGATAGTTCTTTCCATACGTCCATACCATTTGTTCGCCCGAAATCCTGTTAAGAACACCTTCCTTGCCTGCATTAAAATAGATGTTATACACTGATTCTTGCGGTTTCATTTCGCGTACATGCAAGCCTTCCACAAGCGTATAGGAATGTCTTGTCTTCACGGCTTCATTAATCCTTATATCCTTTAGGAACTTTTCGCCTTCAAGCGTCCTTATCTCCACAAACCCGGTGTTGAATCCTCCTTCTCCCATAATCAATGTTCAGTTTTCAGAAACAAGCCTTCTTTTGTTATAAGCGCATATTCCGTCCCAGCCTCTATGTTATACAGTTTCCCTTCATACAAAGACAAACCTCTTTCCATTATCTTTATTGTTCCTGCACCCATATGCATGTATTCCGGATTATCATTATAGAATTTTACGTATTCCTCTACATCCCCTTGTTCTATCTCTTTATCGGGACTTCTTCGACTACTTCCCCTGTTTATTCCGAAACAATCTTCGTCAGTCCATTCGTCAAATGTCTTTTCGTCAACAAGCGGTATCATCACTTGATGAGGCATAGTGAACGTAAGATGTTTTGCGTCTTCACATACGGAGATTACTATTCCTCTTTCCAATACAACGTTTTCCATCTCTCCTTTGAAATTGGTGCACTCCACTCCCTTCTTGAATAGGTTCGTATCATTCATCATACAATAGAGTAATACATACTCGTCTTCCTTTATCTGGTCCAGACGTACCGGGATAACCTCCCAGTTATACACGTCTACCTCTTCACCTTCTCTTTCCTTGACACGTTCCTTTGTTACCCTTGTCTTCCGTAGGGTCAGAACCTCTACATCTCCCTTATATCCGAAAATCATACCTCAAACACTTTGTCTCCAACATATATTTTTACTTTACTTTTTCTCTCTATCTGTCTCTTGTATGGTTCTTTAGGCGGTTCAAATGAATGCGTCTCGTCATTCCAAACCATACCTTTAGGCACCTCCCTAAGGTCACAGCGGCAAAAAGGGTGAACACTATTTAACACTGGTTTCCAATCTTTAACTTTCCTCCCTATATTGTCCCCATTGCTTATAAGGTCTATAAGCTTGAATATCCTCGGTTTGCTTCCTATCCCTGCTGTGGTGTAAAACTTTATACAGTGCTGGCATGCTCCACTGAACACCTCTTTATATACAAGCGCATCCGCCCCCTGCTCCTTCATTATCTGCTGGGCTACCCCGGTCTGATAGATGTTCTGCATCTCGGTTTCCACTATACGTCCCCAATCACGGTTCCAGTCTTCCAAGGAATGCCCTATATTGCTAACAATATTCTGAACGGACTTCTTTTTCAAGACACCCTCTATCATCTCCTTCTTTATCGTTCCCAGCTCCAGTTGTCTCTGCTTCTCCACAAGGGCTTTCACCTCTTCTTCCGATACGGCATTAGACATTATCGTTTTGGCCCGTTCTCCCATCGTCTTTATATAGGAATATGTGCGTGTTGCTGCCGCATAATACACTTCCTTTTCCAGGGGTGTAAGAACTGCCCATTGGTGACGGTCTATATACTTGGTAAAATCGTCAAAATTGAGTGTTGATAATTGTGCTGGCGTGAGTTGCGCACTCAATCTCCCAAACAGATAGGATTGGAAATAGGGTGGTAACTTTTCTATCTCCCTTCTCCATTTATAGCCATACCGCCTTAACAAGGACTTGTCTTCCGGTGTCAACAGTTCATCCCCCATTACATCGGCTACAATCCTTGCAAGACGGTAGTCTATTATATCATACAGTTTTTGTATCTCTTCCGGTGTGAATATCATTTTCCAACCGTTTTTATCATTTCTTTTATAAGCTCCTTTATCATCGCGTCCGATTGTGTAGCGAACATGGTCTGTGCAAGCCCTTCATAACCGCATTGTATTTTCGGGTATCTGATAGGGTCTTTCACATGTCTTTTCACTCCAATAAGACGCGATACCAAAGGTGTTCTTATACCATCAATTTTCTTTTCCGGCATTCTTCTTACCTTTAATTTTGTAACCGTCGTACAACGATTCGTCCCACATTGACATATCCGGTGCAGGGAAATAAGGGTTTGAAGGCGTGCTTCTATGCAATTCCCTTCCTTCTGGACCCATAGCCGCAATTTCCTCCATCGTCCAGTCTTCACCCATTCCTCGCTCTTCAATCTCGAACCACTCATCAGCCGTCATATCAATTCCGTACTTTTTCTTTTCCATAATTAACTCCTTTCTTTAAGTTTCTATGCAAATATACAAAACTGTTCAGAATTGAACAAATTTATAAGTCTATTTTTTTAAGAAACCTATCAAGTTCTTTTTGATTTAACACTTTGTTATCATAAATCACCCCGTTATCGGAATTCCCATCATACAATTTAACGGACTTGAATTTGTCTTTCAATGGAGTTTCGATAACTTTCTTGAAAGATGCGGACGCGCCTTTATGTCCTTTTCTCGCCACTTCTGTAGGGACATACCGTTTCGTTCTTTCAAACCGTTTCTGTATTCTGTCCAAAGCTGTACTGAAATCGGTTGCCACACCTACAAGATGAACGTCATAACCCTGTGCCTTCAAATCATCAACCAATTTTTCAAGTTTTGCTGGATTCCCGAAAACAGCGTCTTTCACAAAAGAAGATTTTTTGGAAATATATTCTTTATCAATCTGTTTTCCTATATCCGATACCTCTTCATGCACATAGGAAGATGCCTTCTTCGGGTCTATCCCCTTCACCCTTTCATAGTCCGGTATCATGTCGCGCATATCGTCCACATCAATAACGGGTAACTTGTCTATAGACGGGTCCTTCTCTTTCATCTTCTTAAGATAATACCCTTTTCCAGAACCACCACCTCCAAGCATAAGATAAGCACGCGGTTTGGTCTCATACAGCATTTTCTTAAAATACTCAGACTTTATTTTGTTATGTACCTTAATCTGTCTGTCTCGCTTCCACGCACTACCTTCTTTATAAAGGTCTTCTGTTGTCTTGGTTAAGTCGGCTTTCTCTTCCTCTGTAGCCTTTCTCTTCTTATATGGCAGTCCAACAATGCCAAGCTTCCGGTTTACTGCGTTGTTCACATATACGCCTTGTTGTGCCTTCGCAATCTCCAGAAGACCGTCATACATTTCTGGTCTTCCCAGGCTCTTTTCCAAAAGAGCCTTGTTTATGTATCTATCCAACTTTAAATCATCGAAAGTTTCCATAATTTTTTATTTGTAAAGATTTTTTAAATAATAGTCAACTGCTGGTTTCATTATAGGATTGTCGTTAAATGACTTGTACTGTGCGAACGGGTCTTCTTCATTTTCCGGTACACCTTCCGGCTGTTGTCCAGGTTGTGAAGCTCCGAACATTTTATTCTGTTCTTCTGCCTGCTTCATTCCCTGGTACACCTGGTTAAGAATGATGTCCTTTTCCGGGTCAAAGTCTCGTCCGTTGTACTTCTTAAATATATCCTGCATAGAAACCATGCCGCTACTCAGTTTTTCAGAATCCAGTTTTACCTGTGCTTCTTCGTCTTCCACCTCTATTCCGGTAAATGCAAACTCGTAGTTTTCATCCAACTCGCTCACAATATACTTTGTAATGATACCCTGTAAAAATATCAATAGAGGCTTCAAACCTTTTTCACGGCTGTGCTTCAATCTTTCTCGCTGTCCGTCCTGTCCGAATATCTGCTGACTTTCCTTGAAATTGAATCCAAGTTCGGACGGGTCTATACGATATACGGAACATGTCATTATAATAAGGAATTTTATCCATTCGTTAAATTCCATATCACGATTGCTAAGTTTCTGTAAATCAACCCATTCCAAATCGATACCGTTTATAACGGGTGTGCGGTGACTGTTATAAACGCCTGCCATCGTCTGTGTCCATGCCTGCCTAAACTCCTGCAATGTACTGTTTGATATATTGGGGTTCTTTATATTGATAAACCCTTTAGGTTGTGACCCCTGGCTAAAGAAATTCGCATTATAAGAAAAGCCCCATAATATCCAGGTAATAATGTTTACCAGCGTTTCCAATTCCGACACTCCATACCCGTTTCTTCTCACATCAGACGTCTTGTTTCTGATGCCGAAACCAAGCTCCCACGGATAATACAATATCGGTTCCTTCGTTATAGGGTTATGCAGAATCATCTCTTCCCATACCATACAGTAACGTGGTAAATGTCCCTTGAATCTGTACTGCTCGAAACCTTCCCTTTGTCTGGGGTCTACGCTGTCAAGAAAACGTATCAAAGAAGCGTCCACAGCGCGGAATTTCTGCAATTCCCACATTCTGTTGCGCACCATCTCAAATGCCAACTGGTCTAATGTGAGACTGTCCAACATTATCTTGCTTACAAACTCCTGCAAGCTGTCCACATTGTCCCATTTGTCCGTCCATCCTCCCTTTTCCAGGAAATCAACTATCTTTGAAATCTTTTTCTTGTCCTCGTTTGTCAATTTCTCATCCCCGGTAGAAAAAAGGCTCTTCTTTTTTCTGATTGTGAAGCCTTCCTTTTGCTCGTCTTCCGAAAAATCCATAAAGTTCATTATCTGTTCCACGCGTGTAGACACGATACTTTTCACTATATGAATGTCCCCCATCCGGCGCAATACGGAAAAGGACAGAACCCCTTTAGAATCCTTGAATCCTCTTCCGTTACCGGATATGTCGTTAGGGTCAAAGAAAACAGACTGAATTTTTGTAGGCTGTCTATTGATTTCTCCCAGATACAAATTAGCCTTCATTATCTCCCCTGCATCGTTTGAGTTTAACGCAGCCTGCAATTTGCTTTGGAATGCCATAGGTGCAGCCTTTTGCAGCATGTCTATCTCTTCAATGGACAAACTCGAAAGACTTGCAACCAAATCCGGCTTTTCCGCTTTTTGTATTATCTTTCCTTTTCTCTTTCCCATTGTAAACAATTTTTATTCTCCAGCCAATTGTGTAAGGTTTACCGTCGCTTTCTTTCCTCCTTCTACTGCCGTAACAACTGCCGTTCCGGTACGCTGTGCGCCAGTATTTGCATCCGCCACTACAGAATATTCAGTAGAACCCTTGGTAAATCCCGTACCACTCACTACAGTAGTGTAGTCAACCGTCATAGGTGAACCGTCATTCTTCCCATTCACTTTCTTCTGCTTCTTGCTTGAAACACCGAATATCTTTGTTTCTCCTGCTGCTGCAAATGAAAGTGTTGTCGGGTCTGTAGTCAATGTATATTCATAGGTAACTGTCGCTGCAAGCTGTGTTAACGTAACCTTTACCGTCTTGTTACTTCCAGTCTGTGTAATGGTAATAGAACCGTTATTAGCTGTTTCTGCCTTGTTCTCTGCTGCCACTATGCTATAATTCTCTCCATTGGTGGTTTCTGATGAAGTCTCGCTAAATCCGGTTCCGGTAATTTGTGCAGTCGTATCTACCTTCTCGACATCACCAGACGGTTTACCGTTAACTTTTTTCTGTCTTGTTGAAACAACTTGTAAACTCTTCGTTTCTCCAAGCGCTACAAACTGTATGGTCTGTGAGTTGGCTGTAAGCGCATAGTCATACGTCACCGTAGCCGCATTCTGTGTCAAGTTCATCTGTACGGTCTTTCCGCCTTCCTGTGAAATGGTTGCCTTTCCTGTTCTCTGTGAGGTCCCGGTATTCTCCTCGGCTTTCAGATTGTAGTTGTTTCCGCTCACTTCATAGCTGAATCCCACACCTGCAAGCTCTATGTCCGTAGGATAGCTTTCTGCCTGCTGTTTTACCCCGTTCAGAACTTTTGTTCTTGTAGAAGTCACAGTAACCAGCTTTTCACCTCCTGCACCGTCGAACGTTACCGCTGTCGGGTCTACTGTAAGCGCATATTCGTAGGTTACAGTAGATGCAGCCTGGTTGCATGTAATCTGCAATGTCTTTCCGCTTTCATTCTGTTTAACCGTCACTACCGCTTTTCTTGCCGTGTTGTTTGGGTTCTCGTCAACCGTTACTTGTCCTCCACCGTCAACCTTGAATCCTGCCCCAGATATTGAGAATGTAACCGGGACGCCTTCCGGGTGTCCTACTGGCTGTCCGTTCTTGAATGTCTGTTTTGAAGACGTCACCACGCACATATCATCACCTCCCTTTGCAGGGAAATTAAGTGTAGGTTCTTTAGTCTCCAATACGTATTCCACAACTTCCTGCACGTCCGACAATACCGCGCCCTCTTCTCCGAATCCTTCCGGATATGAGATAAGCTTAACAAGCGCCTTAAACGCCCATTCCTTGAACTGTCCGATATTATAGGTGTGTCCGGGTTCAATCACGATACCCAGCCCCTTATAATATTCCACGTCACCATAGAGGCTTTCCGTCACGAAAACCTTCATCTGACTGTCGATACCGTCAGTTACGACAGTCATTTGGTGGACATTATCTTCTGTTGTAAACAATAACCGTAGCATAACCCCTTTAGTTGTTTTCGGCTACGAGTTCTTCGCGCCATGTGTTGTTATCTGTCATTACAACCACGTTCAAGTCTTCCTTTGCATCCAAACCAAGGTCAGCCAGCGTAAACGCCATAGGCTTTCCGGACATAACTTTAGTAGCAATGGTCTTGCGGTCTCCTCTGATTACTCCAAATCTTTCTGCGCTTTCCTGCAAATCTACGCTATTGGGGAAATAGATATCGACATCCTTCTTTGCCGGAACACTTGTCTTGATTGTAATAACGCATGCATCGTTTTCGTTCCATTCTGCCGTTACCGCAACAATTTCATTCAATCCCTGGGGGTCGATAATCAATTCCAAACCCTTTTCTTCCGCAAATGCTACAAGTTCCTCATGCATCACGGCTTCGCCTACATTCCATTTGAAACCAAGCTTCAAAAGCTCGGCACCGCCTTCCGGGTCCGTCACATTTCCTTTAGGGGTAATTCCGCGCGGTGATTCGGTGATGAACACTTTCTTCTGGTCGCAACTTCCGTCCGTTACCAATGTCACATCAATATTCTTGTCTTCGTCCAAAAATCTGTATAGTCTCATAATCTTTTCTTTTTTAATGGTTTTTATTTACATTCAAATACAATTTCCTGTTCCACGGAACCGTCAGCACCCAGTACGTAAACCTGGTAAATGCCTTTCAAGTCCACTTTCTGTACACCCAAATCCTTCTGACACTCGAAACCCAGATATTCGTTCTTCTCCTTCATTGTCAGAATCTTCTTGTCAACAGATACGGTGCCGATAGTTTCTGGAATGTTGGTGAACTCGCAGAACTTGTTGTTATGCTTAATACAAATCTGAGTACCTTCCGATACCTTTGCTTTGAAGTTCATCCATAACCAAGGAAGACCGTCTGCATATTCAGTCTGCCACGGATATTCCGTCAGATAGGATTCGGGGAGAATACTGTTATAGTCCTCCTCACTGTTGATAATTCCACTATTAGGGTCCATCTTAATAGGCAAGGAATAGGAAGGAATTGCCTCTATCTCCTGTTGCAAAGCCTCGAAATTTCCCTGTAAGCCTTGTGCAACCTGTGCCCCAGTATCACCGTCCTGTATTTGATAAAACGCTACTTTTTTCATAATCTCTAAAATTTGAATTTTAAATCATTGTACCACACGAAATTGTCACGCCAAATATTGTCTGTAGAGAAAATGGTCTGTCCCATTCTCCAAACTCCGTCTTTCATCCATTTGCCTAAGTTGTCCCAAATTCCTTTGGTAAGTACCCATACTGCCGGAATACTGAACTTCCCTCCAGAAATCCAATAGTTGCGCATATTCCATTTATCGTTGTCCAGTACCCATACCTTCTTCACCTTCGGTGGCATTGTCTGTGAAGTACCACCGCCTGCGCCTCCTCCAAAGTATGTACCGGGATTTTCCTCTGTTCCGACCCTTGAATAGGTTCCTGGCAAATAATCACCTTGTGCCATAATCATTCTCCTTTCATTTCCTTTATCGCCTTCGGTTTCTTGTCTCCGAATTCGTCGAAATCAGACAGATATTTTCTAATTCTCTGAGGTACCAAAGTAGGGCTTACCTTTGCCGCGTTCTCCACGATTGAGATTGATTCTCGTATTATAAGCGCGTTACACACCACGGCACGGAACCATGTGTATATCTCCACATTGCCGCCTTCCACCGTAAAGTTCCCCATCACATGCGAAACAATCAGAATAGCGGAATAAATGAAAAGCTTTGTGATAATCATTGAAAAGCCCTTGCTTGAAAAGTCCTTGTTCTTGATATGATATACCCAGCTTACAAGTGTGTCTATCACTATAAGAATCATTAGGTATTTCAAGAACTCCCAGTCCCGAAACACATATTTCTCAATGAAGGATGTCGTGTTGGAAAAAGAGATAGGTATGCTCAACAACACGGGAAAATATAAACTCATTACGTATTCCCTTATTTTATGTAGTTTTCCCATAATCATATGCGACGGAATTTTAGGAAATTGTATATGCAATGTGTACAAGTTTACTTGATGAGGCTTCCGGATATTTCTTTTTCAGATAGTCATAGCGTTCTCTGATAACGTTCTCTGCCTCTTTAGGGTTGTGCCCCGACTTTGCGGCCGCAGCCACGAGTTTTTCAACTGTAGGGAAACCGCCTTTCTTTTCTTTCGGCTTCTCCTCCTTCGCGGTCTCCTTTGTCTTGATTCCCTGGCGTCGTACCCAGCCGTTCGCGGTCTTCACATATTCTTTCCCTCCCCAGCTTTTTACGGTTCCGATAGGTTCACCCTTCCGTGCCTTCTCTATATCATCAGATACGCACATTCCGGCTATGCCCTTGAAAATGTTTAGAGGGGTTTCCTTGTATCGCAACATATCACGGTTCCCGGACATTGATTTAAAGATACCTTCCTTTCCTGGTATCACTTCCACCTGTGAGGGTCTCACAAACATAGGTTCTTCCTCGTAGAGGTCATTCAGCACTTTAACCGTTTCCAGTGATTTCCAGTCCGCAGCCGCACATGCTTTCTCGAACTCGTCCAATTCGTTGTTTTCCGATTTGTTCAAAACATCAGTAGCAAAAGCCGCTACCTGCTTTGCGGTGAACGCTTCGTAGTCGTTGTCAATGAGAAATTGTTCAAATTGTGCACGTCCGAACACTTTCTCTTCTTTTCTATTATTATCCATGAATAATGCCTTTTTAAGTTATAACGAAATTGCAATTACAACGGTAAAAATAGGCATTATCAGTCAAATAACCAAGCTTTTAACTTGAATATTTATCCAATACTGGGTATTTGTACTTCGCGCGGATAGGGTTTGTCTTTATATACTTCCGTCTTCTGTTTTCTACCCGTTTCCTGGTCCTTTCGGCTTTCGCCAAAGCCTTTTCTATCTGTTCGCGTCGCTTCTCGTCACGCGCTATGCGTTCCCGTATCATCTGTTCCGCGTACAGTTCTACATCTTCGCTTTCATAGTCTCTGTATATGTAATCACTTACCGTTTCCATATTCTAATACGCTTCAAATTCGTTAGGGTCATAACCCTCATATTCCGGTGCCTCATAGCAACGATATTTGCTCCATCCGTATTCTTTTTCTTCATATTCTTCTAAATCGTCTGCATCATCATCAAAATCTTCTTCCTCGTATTTTTCTGTATAATTATTCTCTTCTTCGTAATCCTCGTCCTCCTCTTCTTCTTCAATGGCAGTATAGGTTTTCTTCTTAAATCCCATCAAAACACTATACTGCACTCCTACATTTGCATCAAAATCCTGCTTGCTTATACGTGTATATTCAGAACAAAAAATACCTTCCTTTTCTTTCTCTTCCCTTTCGTCCTGTCTGTCCCAAACAATATCCTTAAGCGTGTCTATAACCTTTCTCCTGCTATCTACAACACTTTCCCATAAACTCTTAAGCTCTTTAAGCAAAATATCCTTCCATTCCCTTCTATCGGGTAATTCTATCCTGTAGGAATGCGAATAATGAACGCGTCTAACTTTCTCTACTGGTGTATCTTTAAAACTTACTTCTCTACCAAACAACACTTTAAGCTTCTTAATCGTATTCTTTACGGTGCCTATACTGCATTTTAAATTAAAGGCTATTGTTGCCTTCTTTTCATAAAAAACCGGGTCGCAATCCTGCCATTTATAGCGATTTATTCTTAAAAACTTCTCATCGTCAAAAGTCATTCCATGCTCTCTAAAATCTTCCAATTCTTCATCCGTAACTTGGCTTTCTTTCTTTTCGTATTCAAAACAACCTTTTCTTTTGCTAATGTAATCTAAAACCTTCTGGTTGAATTCAGTCCAGACAATCTTCTTATTTTTAGCGGCAATCTTAAAATATTCGGGTATTCTTACAATCTCTTTAAAATCAATCTTCTTAATAATCTTACAATAACTTCTATCCTTAAATTCTATGTAATCATTCAATCTCAAAAACGTAATACTTTTACGCACTTTCTTTCTGTCAAGACCTGTATATGCAGAAACAGCCTTAACCATTTCATTAGTGCTTAAATCCGGATAAATGAATGAGTAATAGGGGTCTCTGTTGAATTTATGCTCATTCAGATTCTCTACACGTGTAAACTGTGTAAGCACTTTTGAAATTGCTTCCAAAACTAATATGTATTCGTTCTTAATTTTTGAAGCTTTGCGCTTCTGTGTATCTTTTTTCATTTTCTATAAAATTGCACCTCTTCTACAAAATTTTCAATTTTACGAATATCTTGCTTAAGGATATTTTCACTTCTTCAAACACCTGCTTACAAAACAAAAAGAAAAGGGGAAAATTTAAAAAATGGTATTTGTAGAAGTGCAATTTTACAGATAACCCCTTTTCTTTTGCGGTTCCCAGCTCTTTTCAGAACTGAGCCGCCATTTGTTTAAGCACTGCAAACATAGGGATAATTTTTTAATCCACAAAATTTTCTCGGAAAAATTTTTGCCGGGCCGCGCTTTTTCCAAAATTCCCTTCACTTTTCAGCCCTTTATAGGAGCTTCTATCACTCTTTCTTCCTCCATTTTCCCTAAACTTCGCTCTATCCTCTCCGCTTCCTCCTTTCACCTCCGTTAACACTTTGCATGTCCCCCTCCCTACGCGCGCATGCACACACATACACGCACACATGTTGCGCGCGCTCGCCTACGCTCGCACGCGCACGCGCGTATATATCACCCAATATCATTAACTCCTATTATACAACAAAAGAAAGAAAAGAAAAATATTTTTTCATAGATATATTTACGGTCAAAGTTGACAAAACGCATTGTAAATCAGACAGTTACAAATAGTAATAAATATTGACAGAAATTTCCTCGAAAAAGACTACCTTTACACATGTTTAATCTTAAAAATTGTAAAAATATGAAAGTGATTTATGAATCGAAAATTGCGAAAATTATCATTCCGACCTTTTCCGCAATTCTAATTTTTTGCTGGTTGCTTTGCAAGAAAACGAAAGAGTATTACGACGAAGAATTCCTAAAACATGAAGAAACCCACTCCTACCAGTGGAAATCATTAATGATACCGGGAACCGTGCTTTTTAGCGGTCTTGCAGGCATTTTCTCGTGTCCCTGGCTCCTTCTCCTTATCCCGTTAACGTTCTATCTATACTACGTCCTGGAATGGCTTGTACGCGTAATAGGAGCTTTAATCAAATATCACCCAGGTTTCAGTGGCGGTATAAAGAAGTGGATTAAGAGAATCCAGGCTATAAACCATGACTGTTACCATGCAATCGTATTTGAACAAGAAGCGAATGCAGTAGAAAAAGGACTGGTAGATTATGGTTTTTTGTCATTCTTCAAGTATTATTAACTCGATTGTCAAGATTTAGAAAAAGAAAAGGGACGTTTCACAACGTCCCAGTCTGTCGGGTTTCGCTAAACCCAGGTTCTCATACTACAAAACAAAATTGAATAATTATACAAATTGAATGTATATTTATGCAATAATTTTCTTTATGGAAATCGCGTTCTGCTTGATATTCCCGATTTTCCGAATAACCTCATTAGTGGAAATATCCCTATAGGAAGAAAGAATTTCCGAAAGTTCGGCAATCTTATCCACAATCACATTCATTTCCTACAATCGTTGCCAGCTTATGGAGACAGAAAAATGATTTCTAATGAATTCGTCACGGGCTGTTCTTGCTTCTTCCACGGTCCGGAAATAACCGATATTGTACTTCTTCTTTTCAACCTCTATTATAACCCGGTACGGCTTGTTCTTCGACCGTTTGTCATAATAGTAGATATATCTATCACTTCTCGGCTTCATCGTCTTCTTCCTCTTTCTTTTCGAGAACCGGAATAGGTCCCAGGCAGTGAACAAAGATGGCTGCGATAAACGGGGAAATGATAAGTGCCATAAGCATCCACACTCCGAAACTTCTGTTCATCCTTTCTGCCGTAGAACCTACCTCGGCACTCAGCATAAGATGAACGATAAAAATAATGATAGTTAAAAATACGATACCTGCATTCATAATTTAATCCTCCTATTATTTAAGTTCATTAATGATTTTCATTGCTTGTTCTCTCAGAACCTCGTTATCATTTTCTTCTCCCATCTCCTTACTGATTAGGGATAACGTGCCGTCCAGGTTCTTTTTGTAGACGGCAATCATACTCATACTTTCACCTTTTGCCGGGTCATATACGACCCGGAAATTCCCTTTTCTTATTGTTCTCATGTTCTTGTAAAATTTTTGTTTGACTTCATTTTAATAGATTATTCAATTCTTGATTCCGTTAAATACGGAATTGTATTTTGTTTCGATAAATGCCGTATGCCCTTCATATTTACCGTTTATACTCATTTCCATATAGCAATACTGCAATCCATCATGTCCGGCAAATTCCTTGTATTCCAGTTCATAAGGTTTTAAACCTTCCTTGATTCTTTTGGACTGGTTCTTATCTAACCATTTCCTTGAATTCATAGCGTTATTCCATCCTGCTAATTCCTTCTCGTATTCCCATTGTGTTTCATTTGAAAAATAGATGGTTTTATTTAACAGCTTCTTTACGCAAGTAAGACCTACGATATATTCCTTGTTGTCCATTTTCCCTTTGATTATTGCAAAATTGAATATCGTGCGTCCGCAATCTGAACAACTGTAGGCTATTCCATTCTCAACTCCCTGCATGCACATACTGATAAGCTTGTATTCTTGTTTTGGCAGATTTCCTTTTTTCATAATCTTCATCTTTTTGTTGTTTGACCTAATTAACTATCTCCCTTAAGAAGACATTGCAAATATAGGTAGTTATCACGACATACGCAAGTGCTTATGTCCTTTTAACATATAATTAACATATCACCCAAAAGAAAACACCCGGAAACATTTCTACACGAGAAGCGTAACCGGGTGTTAGTCAAACAAATATATAAAAATTGAGAAAGAAGGTTCTAAACAATGTCCGGATAGAAATAAGGCGCGTTATCCCAGTCATTAATGGTATCTTTAAGTATTTCCCAGGAAACAAAGATAGTATGGTCTGAAAGGGCCGCTTTCTTGTTCCCGGTCCAGTAGATGGAAGAAAATACCGGGTTCTTGGACTGGACGATACTTTCAACAGTACGTCCTTCCATATCCTCAATGATTTTATGATAGGCGAAAGAACTGATATTTCGACCCAGTACAAGGCAAAGTATATCGCCGGATTTGCACTTTAGAGCGCGTGCAATCGTCGTTTTGTCCTCACCCTTTATATTATCATTATTACGGAGCAAAACAAGCTTATTGGAGCTGCAAAGCCAGTCAATATACTGGCTTCCTCCGTTGTATGTAAAATCGTTTTTCTTTGCCATTATATCAAGTCTTTATAATCGTCTTCCATCCTTTTTATTTCGCTCGTCAATTCCTGGCTTAAATGGAATAGGAATTGTTTCTGATTGTCCTCCATCTCGTCCTCATTACAGCTCATCTTCCTGGAAAGTTGGTCTAAATACCGGATGAACCGCTTTCTCTGGATAAGGTCTATATAGGAGACCACATAAAGAAGAGCGTCCATTCTTTTCTGAATTCCCGTAACCGTCCCTATGCACCACAAAAGAAGGGTGATAAGGATTACTGTAAGAAGAACGAGACATATAAATATCGCTGTTATCATGTTTGCAAATATATGAAAATAAAACAAATAATTAATACTAAAGAACGTTCAAATTTTCGTCCTTGTCAATATATACGGGTCTCGAAACAAGGGAACACGGGGAAATGACAACATATTTGCCCGGACGAACCTTCCGCAATGTCATTCCCCGGTATTCGGCAATCTGTCCGACCCAGATGTAGTATTCTTTCCTAATCATTAAGAACCGATTTAATCTCGAACAACTTCTTTTTCGCTTCTTCTTTGGTCAAGAAATAGTTAAGGTTTTTGTACCGCATATTGTCCGATTCGTTTCCTACTTCCATAGTCTTGTATATTGTAAAGCGGTCCCAGTCGATATAGTAATAGGAATCACCTGTTTTGGCCCGCCAACGAAGCTTTTTAAGGTATTTCTCTTTTTCGTCATAGTACATTCCATTTTTGGAAAGAACGTTGTTCATATACCTCTTTTCTTCTGCCGTAGAGAATCTGCAAGATGGGATAAAATCATAGTAAGAAAATAATATTCCAGTTTGAAGAAACCGTAATTCATTATTTCGTAAATAAACATGATAAGATACTTTAGAAATATCTTCTTTACATTCGTGTTCTCTATATATCATTATCGTACCGTCTTCATGTGTCAGACAGTCACCGTCTTCCAGTTTTGTAAGAGTACAATCTTCATCATGAATAGACAAGAATTTCCCGTCTTTGTCGCATAAAACCTTTTTCATAATTGTAAAATATTTTTATTAGAAAACATAATTAATCAAATCAGAAAGCCAGGACAAGAATTGTATCATTCCGAAGAATAGGAAACAAAAGGCGATTGCCCCGGTTCCGTACCAGAAACGTACCCACCATTCACGATACTTTGTTTTCAATACTTTATTACCGAAACGACCGTGAAAGAAATTTATAAGCTGCTTTTTCATAATATAAAGAATTTTAGAATTCGATAAGAATAAGACGTTTACCGCTTTTCTTCTCACTGACCCACATATGGTTGGAATCGAAGCCGTAATCAAAAATAGACTTGTTTATAGACTTGTTTATAGATTTATCTATACTTTCTTTTAGGATTTCAATCCATTTAAGGTTGAATTCCTTTTCTTCCGGGGAATTGGTTTCATTCTCCTTCTTTAGCTGTGCTATCAGCAAGCATATTTCTTTTATATTCATATTATTTGTTCTATTGGTAGCCCGAAGGCTACCGGATTAAATTTAGAACATTATTACTATTTCACCGTTTTTATAGCCAAGACAAGACCCCTTCTCAATGGCTTCTTCCAGTGTCTTTACTTCAAACAGCACTTTCTTTTTCTCATAATCCAAACCGTAGTAACTTACTGTTTTGTTATTGGCGTTAATTCCGTTTTTGTGTATTTCCAAAAGTTTCATATTTCTTTAATTTTTATTTGTTCAACATTTCGATTTGTCTTTGAAGGAGTTTAGCGCGGTTCTGCTCATTCTCTGCAAACTCCATATTGCCGATAGACTTGTAAAACTCAACGTTTTCAAGTGCTTCTGCAAGTGCTTGTTGTTTCTTGGAAATCATAGAGAAGATTTCGTTGTTATTACCTCTCTTCATCATCTCTTCCATTTCCGTACCTCTCACCTTGTAAAATTCTGCTTTCATAACCTTATTTCTTTTAATTTGTTTGACCTTGATTTCTTATCACATTGCAAATATAGGTACTTAATCAGACATACGCAAGTGCGTATGTGCTTTTAACATAAGATTAACATAACCTTTCTTTCAGTGACATTATATTTTTCAGAAATAGGAGAAAACGGTATATGATTATCAGACAGTTAACACTAACTCTGAAAATTGTGTTGTTTTTCGGTGTACAATAAAATAAGGAAAATGAAAAACCGGGAACCGGACAAAACACCCGAAATTCCCGGCATCCCGAAAACAATCAAATTACCCCTTCTTCACTTTTCCAGTCACCGGAACCGTTGATTTCGTCTTCATCCATCAAAGGATAGGGATAAACGACGTCTTCCACAACTTCTTCACTTTCCGAAATCGTCATAACCGGAGGTACAAGCATGTTATACGTCTCTTCATGCAGCAGTGCTTTTGTGCCGTCATTGTTCGTTCTCCTTGTCTTCCAGTCCTTATCGAACTGTTTCAGTTCTTCTATAGGTATAGCTAACCACTTCATAATCAATCATATTTTAGTTTATAGTCATTAATTACTTTCTCAATCTGCAAAGGTGTAAGTTCGTCATAGAAGCCGATAAGCTTGTAGAGAGCCATGTTTGAGAAATATCCGGCCAATCCTATATCACCTCCAAGAACCACCTTTTGCGGCTTTAAATCTGTACCGTTCACTATCGTGATAATTTGATGTTTCAAATAGACCTCTTTTCCATTCATAGTGGTATTCAACTTTCCGTTTATATAAGTCACCCCACCCCAGTTATAAGCATTATATGCTATATGATTTAATGAAATACTTATTCCAAAACTTGTCTGACTTACTCTTTGGTCATATAGGAATCCACTTTTATCGGTAGTTAAAGATGGTATTACTTCCATAAACAACGTCTTGAATCCTTTCGTAACATTCTGCATTATCGCATAATCATCTATACTATCAAAGACAAAAGCACCGTCTGACCTGTAGCCGCTACTCTCTGTATACGCTGCATTGAATATCTCTGCATCATGTCTATTACCCGACAAATCGTCTATGATGTTACGGGTAGGAGAAGAATTGTCCTTAAGTGATAAGTCGTAATAGACGTCCGGTTCCGGTATCGTGACCTTGCCAGACCTCCTGCCAAACAAAAGACTTGTACCGATACCAATCATAACCCTATATTGAATTGTGCAGTAGTGCCGTCAACAAACACCTTATCAACAAGATAAGGCATAGGAGAACCCATATAAGCGGAAATCTCGGTCTCGGAAATGGTATAAGTATCTGGACCAGTCTCACCGATAAGGTGTACTTTGACAGTACCAGCAGTCAACGGAATAATAAGAAACGCCCTTTTATCATCGGGAATCAAGGTGTACTTTGACAGTACCACATCTTCGGCTGGTGTGCCGACCTCGAAAGCGCGTGAAATCGCTGTTATGCTCTCAAAACCCTTGTTATTTGCTATACTTACTTTGTTAGGATACATAATTATTTCAATTTAAATTTACAAATGATAAAAATACGAAATTTGAAAAATCGCGGCTACAGCATACTGTAGTATCGATTGCCCTATAAGGGGGAATACCTTTTGGATATAGTAAAATATATTTACGCTGTGAATAGCGTCACTTTCTTGCCGTTGCACAAGTCCATAGTGTCTACATGTAGCCAGCTAACACCGTCCTCCAGTCTGATAGGATAAGGAAGCTTGTCGGAATCGTCTATAATGATTTTCCGTGCTGCTTCTGCCTCCATTCCGGAAACCGTAATGTCAAAAGCGCGACCCAATGCGTGCGCACTCATATACGGCTTTTCAAGTATCGTCTTTTCCTTGCATAATATGCAGACATTACACCGCAAACCGCGCTGGGAATAGCTTCCTCCGTTCTTCCAGTTGTTGATAATGAAGGGCTTGCATATGATTTCTTCCCTCAATACAAGGAGCGTCTCCAGTGCTTCGGTTGTAAAAAAGCTCCATATCTGCGATTCTGAATACTTGTTATACACGTGGGAGCATACAAGTTCGGGAAGCGTGAAATACCTTCCCAGTCTTCCAATAATCTCTTTTCTTTCCATAATGATACAAAATTTGAATAAAAATAGGGGTTGCAGCTATCTGAACCAGGCTTTCTTTTATCATCGGGAAATAGGTTTTCGCTATATCCTCGTCAATATAGAAATAGGAATCGTAGGAGTTCGTTATCAGTATATTTCCCTCCATCTCAAACCTGGAAATATGCTCTATTTCCTCTTTCAGATTTACGATTTTATTGTATAGCTTATTTGCCTTTGTTAATTTCGACTTGTCCATAACTGCTTGATAATAAAGCCCCATTTCGGGGCTTTTGTGAAAATAATAAGTATATAGAAAGATTTATTCTACAATTTCCGCATCGCTTTCTGGCTCGTATTCTTTCTTTTCCTCTTCAATAGGGGCTTTCTTCCATTGGTCTATGAAGTGTTCGATTACACGTCTTCCGTCAGTCACAACCTTTTCCAGTTTTTCGTCCGGTTCCAACAGTTCATCTGCCATTGCTGCGGCTATGTGCTTTGCCTTCATTACCTCTTCTACAAGGTTGCTCTCAATCAATTCACCCAGGCTTTTCTTTGTCAATAGGTTGAATGTCAGTCCTTCGATAATCTGCTTTCTCTTTGACATTGCATTGAGCATGGCATTCATTCTGGGCGCAAATTGTTCAGCCTTCATGTTCTCAAAGCTCTTGTCATCAAATCCTTCAAATTTGGATGCTGCCAGGAATGCAATCTCATATTCCTTTGGTGTCATTACTACGCCTGCCTGCAAGCATTCTGTACAGAATAAGATAAACTTCACGTTGTTTCTCAAATCTTTTTCCATAATCTTTTGTCTTTTAATATGTTGGTTATTATTCTATTGTCTGGAACATTTTCCCGGTCTCCGTGTCCTTCCAGGTTATTATCATATTCTTTCCTGCCTTGACGCTTACAAGTTCCACGTGTACCATATTGCCGTTCTCGTCCTTTAGGTAGTGTTCCGGTTCATATTCCTTGTCATATTCCCGATATTTCTCTACAAATGTGTCATAGCCTATTATCTCAAAGTTATCTTCCCATGACGGTATCTGGATAACCATAGATTCTATATTCCCGTCAACCACGTTTGATGATGCTTGGTACGACGTTCTTCCAGTGCATCCAATACTTCCGTTATTCTCAGATTGTAGTCCTCGTATGCCTCTATGCAAGGTGTTAAATCTATGAACTTGTTCTTTAGGTATTCCTTGAATTCTTTTTCTCTTTTCATGATGTTGTCTTTTTATGATTGTTCCACGTTGTACAATGATACAAGAACCGTGCCAGGACACGTCTTGCGTCCATATCGGCTTCCATATATCCTTCCCATTTCGCAAATTAACAATTATAGGTTGACGATTTATAATATTGTTTATATAGGGGTCGGATATAACAACCCTTTCTTTTCCTTTATGGTGCAGTCCGTGTTCCCTTTCCGGTTCTTCTTATCATTGCTTTTTCTCCTTGACACTCTTCATTACCATTGTAACAAATGTATAACGGGTTAATAATAAAATATGGTCTGTAAGGTATCGTGGAGGGTGTTTCTCTCTTTTTATTTCTCCTTGTATATCCCGGTCACTGTCCCTTCCTCGTCCGTTATGAATAGGGTCTTGTGCTCCTTTGATTCGTACACTCTTTCCGACAATCTGCTTACTGGGTATGTGTTGCTGTTGCTGTCCTTGATGGTGTACATTATTTTGTTTCCTTTGTTGAAAGTGGGTTCCTTTGACTGCTTCTTGTTGTCTTCCATTACCCATTTGTTGCACATGTATAGGAGGTACACCGCTTTCCGAAATACATAGAAATCGTTCTCATCTATCATTACCTTTTCATTGTACCCATATCCGATTGAATATACCCTTCTTTGTGTGTTGTATATCTTATGTAGGGGTTTTGTTAGGGTGTTGGTAAGGTAGGATTCTACTTCATTAATCATTATTTCCGTATCTTTCTTTTCCTTGACTTCAACCATCATTTCCTCGTTTATGAAAGGGTCTAATACATCAATCATATTGGACATCAATTCTGTAATGAACTGCCTTGCTGAATGCCTTACACATGGTATGGTGTCCCCTTCTTCTATGAGTATCGTATCTTTTCCCTCTTTCTGGACTGTATTCATGCCAAGTTCCGATATGAGCTGTATTACCGTGTCCATATCGGTTCCCTTGATTATATATGTGCTTTCGTACTTCTGCTTTAGCTTGTATATGGCATTGTTCATCCTCTGTTCAAACATCTTTGTCTCTTTCTTTTCTTCTTCCATCTCCTTATAAAAATCATTCAAGAATTGTTCCACGTGGAACAATGGGCTTTTTGCCGTCTGTTTTCCTATCAATATAGCGGTAGCTTGTTTTGAGTTAGAGGCTGTTAAGTCCATTAAATCGCAAATATTGAATACTTTTTTGATTTTGTCTTCTGTACAGCATACCAAAATACTGTTATCGTACTTTTTCTGGAATTCTTCCTTATCCATAACCTTTTTATTTTTAAGTTTTGTAAAATATCTATATTGGAAATCAAAGAGATAGGGGTTACTCTGATTTTCACCCCTTCTTTCCGTACTCTTAATAATTCGCAACCTTTTGACGGGTATTGGCTATGAAAGTCTTGTTGTTCCCGGCAAGTTTTATCGGGCCGAGATTCTCCCAGTCACCGTTTGCCCAGGTTTTCGTTATGCAGGAATCTATGTACTTGTCTATATTTTCTTTAATCAGTTTCTTCGCAGGTGCCAGGGAATGGAAGGTAAACATCGGGCTTGTCTTTTCGCATTCCACGTTATATTCCCACTTTTTCAATTCCTTGTTGAATCTGTCACCCTTGTACTTCATCGTTACGGGTTCACTGAAATATACTGTATAGGTCTTCATTTTTGTTTTGATTTTAGTGACTAATGATTATCTGTAATACTGTTCCCTTACTGCTTTCGCTATCGCTTCCCCGTATTCTTCCGGACTTGCCAGATAGGGTATCTTAAAAAGTTCCGATACAAGTTTGAGCTTTTCCTTGTTTGTCATTATCTTTGTCATATCCTTTATGAGAGCTACTCCGTTCATATTCACATATTCGTTGTATGCCTCGTGAAGTTCTCCACGTTCGTCCAAATCGTCGATTATTCTTCTTGTAGGAATACATCTCAGTATCTCGCTGATATAGGTGTCGTCCCCGTTCTCCTCTATCTCCTTATAGATGGGGTCGAATGATTGATTGTCCATGAACTCCATCACCTTTTCTGCGATTTTCTTTCCTTCCAATTTTACTTTAGGATTTGCCATAATCTTTTGTTTTTACTTGTTTGACTTATCGTTTTCCTTATCACATTGCAAATATAGGTAGTTAATCAGACATACGCAACTGCTTATGTGTTTTTAACATATAATTAACATATCAGAGAATATAATAAAAGCCAGCTATTTATCACAAACCGCTGGCTGTCAGTTAAATATTAACTACTAATACTCAAAAAATGAACATAAGTTTTTCGTTTAATTCTAAATTTCGTAGTCCATGTCACATGTTATCGAATCCAAAGATACGAATTTGTATCCGGTTTCTTCTTCCAGGACTGACTTTATTTTCTCCACTTCCTTGTCTGTAGGAGGAACCTGCATTATTTCCACGTTTATAGGTACATGCACCTGCGTAGTCACATCCTCATTCATTTTCATTGTCGCAATTGCTATTATCATACTCTTATATATTATAGGGTTAATTAATCATTGTATTCTTCCGGTATCGGTTCATTCTGCATCCATTTCACGTACAGTCTTTCCATACAAATGTCAATTTCTTTCAATGCCTGTTGTTCGGTCAGACCATATTCTTTTGTAAGTCTTTCCATCATGCACTTTATAACTTCTTCAACATATATCTTTACCATAACTACTTTATTTTTAATTGTTTAAATAGGTGTACTATCTATCGCAGACCGTACACCACATGAATTTTGAAAATCATAAATTAACTAAAAGTCAAAACAAAATGTAATTATTTCTTTCCGATTTCCACACCCTTCATTTGTCGTAGGCGGTTAAGAAGCCGTTCCCTGGTCTTTGATTTAGGCGGTTCTTCGATTATTTCTGCCTCGACTATTTCGGGTGCCATCTCTTCGACGAACTTCTTGTTTCCCTCTTTTATTTCACCCCAGTCATATGTCTTTATAAGCGCTCCAGGCAGCATCACTTTTTCGGAACCCAATACCGGGTTACTTACAAATCCGTTGAAGTCCTTGTAATAGGAGGTGCAGAGCTGGTGCATCAGTATTTCGGGACTTATCCCCGATTTGGCAGCCACCATACCCACTATAAGACTGTTTACGGGTATATCACGCATTACACGGCTTATGTTCTCCTCTCCGTGCAGGGTTGCGTTTATATCTATCTTTCCGTCAACTGTAAGTTTAATTTCATTACCTTTTACTTCCTTCCGTGCAGCTTCCAATAAGGCGCGTATTTCCTTTAGGATATTGAGTGCACTCCCTACGTTTCCTTTGCTCCAGAACTCCTCATATTTTAGCTGCAAGTCTGTCATACAGTCATTTATGATTTCCAGTCTTCCGGCTTCCGTTGCCACCTTATAGCGGTCAGAACGCATCACGTATTTGCTTTGCCTTGCCTCTATGAGTGACTTGTGGTTGTTGAAAAATTTTACTAAATCTTCTTCTCCCAGCGAATAACCTTCCTTTTTCCGGATAATCTTAATAATATCCTTGGGGTTATGCATGGAACCAAACAAGTCCAGTAACATAGGGGTGAGTTTGGCAAGTGCCTTTGCTTTGTCGTTATGCAAGTCGAAAGCATGGAAATACTCACTCTTTACCCTGTGGAACTTGGCAAGAAGGGGCAACATCACATTTGTACGAATTTCTGTAGCGTCGTTTATTGCTTCCTGGGACGCTCCGCGTTTCGCCATGATACCTTTTATGTTGACAAGCTTAAGGTCTATGACATAGGTATACCCTTCGTTTCCTTCATACTGCATGAAACGGTCGGGGTGTTCGTCAAGCTCCCTTCTTACCATCTCATAAGCCACATACTTTTCTTGCATGTAAGGAGAAGCGATTAGTACGAAATCGGGCGCATCTTTTAATATGTCCTCTTTAGTATATTCTATCTTTTTTGCCATATATAGAAGTTTTACCCACAAAGTTAGGTTTTAATAGAGAAATAAACAATAGTTATTTCACTAATTTAATACCATGTACACGAAAC